CACGTCGTAGCCGCCGACCTTGCTGGCGGCCTGGTGGCTGACGATGCCCAGGCGGGCCTCGTTCGAACCGATGCCGGTGGGCAGGTAGGTGGCGCCGGGGAAGGCCTCGGCTACAGCGCTCAGCAGGCCCAGCTGGATCTGCTCGGGCATGTAGGAGATCTGGTTGTGATGGCCGGTGGAGCCCACGCCGTCCAGCTTGACCATACCCTTGCTATCGCCGGCCATGTTGGCGGCCTGATCCAGCGCGGCCTCCATGACGTCAGCGGTCGGCATGGCGCCGTGCTTGTCGTAGTAGAGCTTCATGCCCTTGATGACGCTGTCGAGCACCTGCTCGCCGGACATCTCGCGACCGTCCAGGCGGTCGATGGCATGCTGGATGGAGGGCGGCAGGTGCTCTGCGCTATCCAGGAAAGACTTGATTGCGCCTTCGCCGGAGGCGCTGTCCAAGAGCACGCCGCCCTTGGTTTCTGCATAGAGGCCGTCGAAGATTTCTTCGGTGCGTGCGGCGCCTTCGGTTGCGTAAGTCGCGCGGGTCATATAGCCGTTCTCTCGTCTGTGAGGGATACCCAAAATCGGGATGTGGCCAATGTAAAAGGGGGCCTAAGACCCCTCTTTCGCGACTTTCCGATTTATCTCTGTACGACGATCAGGCGAGCGTTCGCGCTGGTTTGGGCTAGTAGTTCCTTGGCCTTGAAGGTGCCCACACCCAGGGCCTCGACCACGGTGCTGTGCTCGTCCAGCCAGGCCCGGAATTGCACCGCCTTGGCATCGCTGCCGATGAACACGACTTCACCGGCGATCGCTACGAAGCATCCAGGTGAGTGGCCTTACCCTGCTCGATGGCGTCCGCCAGGTTGTTCAGTGATACCGCAAGCGCGTGGTCGCACTCTGCTCGTGCCAGGCTCTAAATCATTGATCAAGGCCAGATTCGACTACATTTTATGAATATTTTTCGACGTCCTGTATTCGCGATAAATGATCTACACAGAGTTCGTTGGAGGCAACAATAAAGATGTACGTGCCTAGTCTTTGCATTACGGGCAGGCATTGCCCATAGATCTCACCCAAGGCCGCCAAATGGCTAGCCACTATAGAGATTTCGGCTAAGCTGACACCACCATGAATCGTGGGGGATGAGAACATGAATGACCAGGATCAGAAGAGAAACCAACCCGTGATGGACGTGGCGACCGTTGATGACTTTGAACGCATCAATCTTTCGTCAATCCTTGCTATGACGAACACTCTCCACTTTCATACGCTGCAGGACGCATTCAACCGGGCAGCTCAAACTTCCAAAGAATCGGGAGATAGCGCTGCCGAACGTGGCTACAACGTGTTAGCTGTGATTTGCAGTTACCACTTTAATCCCAATAGAACTGATGCATTTAGCCCTCAAATTATGATGGATGGTCGGAGGTCGCTAATACCGAATGACTACATTGGTGAGCAGCAGGACGTATTGATTCAAATCACAGAGCGGATTGATCATCCATTGCTAAGAGCTCGGATCGCTGATAGCTGCTGGTACACGAATAGAAAGCTTCACAGGATGGCCGAGGTAGCGTCCAGATCTTACCTTGACGCGGTGAATATGTTCTTTGCTAGAGTTCTTTTCTATCAGTACGAGTCAGATTTCGAGGTGCCGTCAAAGGTAGTTGATCTGGTTGATCGAGCATTTTCAATATACGCTTCAACCGGAAAAAGAAAATCGATTCCAGATTACGCTAAACAAACATTTTCGAAAGCTTATGAAATTGCGAAGGATAAGCTGAATATAATAGCATTCCATAGGCTTTCCTCTCTTGGGAATAATTTCGGATTGCTTGAATGGAAAGACATAGCCAAAGACGCTGAGTCAATTGCAATTGCTACTAAAGACAAACAATATGCTGAGGCAGTAAAAAAAGTTTGGCTACATGCGGCTTATGCGTATTCTAAGATAGGCGACAAAGATGCTTCCAATCAATGCAAGGTAAACGCAGTTGAGCAGACACTTAGGCTAAGGGATGCCGTCAGCTCATCTATGGCGAAAGCGTCATGGACAAGGGATGCCATTGGTGAACTTAGGTCTATAGGTGGCATGAATGATCGAATCGCCGAATTAAAATCTGAACTACAGCAATACGAGGAAGACTCGCTATCCGAATTAAGCGAGTTCAGTATACCAATAGATTTAACTGAAGAGCGACGGGCAACGATCGAGAACTTCGAGGGCTTGGGGATTCACGAAATGCTCTACCGGTTAGCATTCGCTTCGAGACCACCAGAAAAGATTGCCCTGCATAAAAACTGTCTCCAGAAGAAAAATAAATATTTCCTATCCTCAATCGCGGGAAAAAGCTATTCCGACGAGCAGGGGAAGATGATTGCTCAATCACCATCAGCTGGTTTTAGAGACAAACCTTCTGAAGAGTGGTTCGATCATGAGAGTCTGACAGAGGTTGGATTCCGCTATCATGTTGAAGCCGAGGCTTTCATTAAGCCCGCGTGTATCACTATGGTTCAGAATGAGTCTATTGACGAACGACATATAGAGCCGATTGTCTACCACAGCGCGTTCATACCACCAGGACACGAGGCAATTTTCGCACTGGGTTTCGCTCGAATGATTCAAGGGGACATGGTGTCGGCTGTGCACATGCTCATTCCTCAGTTGGAAAACTCGCTCCGATACGTGCTTACTAATCGGGGACTTAGAACTGCAAAACTCAATGTTGATTTGACTCAAGAAGACCAGTCACTCAGCCAAATGTACTCAAACCGTAAAGAGGAACTTGAAAAGGCTTTTGGCCAAGACATTACCTACATTTTCCATCTGCTTTTCAACTTAAAGGGCGGGCCTATGCTGAGACACGAAATGGCTCACGGAAAGCTGACTATTGGTGACTGCTACAGCGCCCCATGTATCTATGCATGCTGGCTAATTTTTCACATCACCTGTCTTCCCCTCGTGAGCTTCTGGAAAACTCACATTGAGCCGGCGATCCAAGAAGTAGTTCATTGAAATCACTGAAATCGCTTGTGGATTTGTTGGCTAGCCGGTCGGTCTCTTACTGTGCTGGCACTCCATTTAGGGATCTGCTACAGGCACGGGCTCGACCACCGGTAGCACGCCCATCGTTGCCAGGTGCCGCTTGCGGATGAAATAGCCGCCTTCCTTGGGGAACGTGTATTCGTCGATGGCCTTAGCTTCGGCATAGGTCACGCTGCGCAAGATAATGCCGCGAATGATCTTTCCCTTGCCGTCTTTGCCGCCCTTGGTGTGGTGCTCGACGATCTCGTGTGCGCGTGCGGGGATTGCGGCAGGCTCGTCGCGGGATTCTTCTTGTGTGGGTTCAGGCGCGGGAGCCGCCGCTCGCTGCGCTTTGATGCGATCAGACAGGTGCTGATCAGCCCAAGCGTGGCAGTGGGCGGTAAACCCTTCATGCCAAGCTATAGCCTCGGCTGACTGAGACACGAAAGGCATCCGGCCGGCCTCGCGTTCGTATTCGGCCATGCGCTGCGGGATCCAGGCCATGTAGCCGATCTGGATCATGGTGCGGTTTTCCGGCGCCAGGTCCTCCAGGGTGTCCAGATAGGCCTGGAGCCGCTGATTGCCCGACGTCCCGCTGCCGATGGTCGCCTGCCACTGGGCCAGGTCGCGCTCGGCATTGGCTGCCAGGATGGCATCGCGCTCCGCGCGAAGGTCGTCGCGCTCGGCATCGCTCAGCTTGGTCCAGTCGCCGGTGCGCTTGGCGTAGTCGATGCGCGCCGCCGTGTCTCTGGCCTCATTCTCCGCCTTGCGCTGCCCGATCTCGGCTTGGTCTTCCTCGTAGGCCGCGACGTCCTCGGCCGCCGCCGGCCGGCCGAACACCTGAGCGAATACCTCGGGGCCATGGCGCAGCACGAAAGCCGCTTCTAGCCTGCCCAGGCTGGAGGCGATGCCCAGGGTCGTACCCTCGAAGTTGCCGCGCACGCCGATACCGCCGGAGGCGTAGTGCTCCAGCTGGGCGCCGCTGGCCAGGCGCTCGATCGCTACCGGCACGAAGGCGGCGAACCGCGCATCGCCCTTGGTCAGCCGAACACCGCCCTCGACGATCTGCGGCTTGCCGCCCAGCTCGCGCACCCGCGCGGCAATGGCTTCGGCGTCGCCCCTGAGCAATATCGCTCCACCCTTGGCATCCTCGGCGGCCGCGAAGGGCTCGCGCTGGGCGACGGGACGCACGGCGAGGATGGTGATATTCAAATCATCCTCTGCTACGCTGTTCTCAGCGGCATCCAAGGCGAAGCTCTGAATAATTGACAGGGTGGAGTCTAGGGTGCCGTTCTCGTTTCTGCGCTGCCAAGCCGGCTGGCCCGAATGGGTCAGGTTGTAGAACAGATTGCCCTGGCCATCCTCGGCCACGGTCACCCCCGCCGTGATGATCTGCCCCTCCAGCTCGATGTCCTTCTGGGCGAAGTAGAACGCCACCACGCCGTCCTCGCGCGGCTTGTAGAGCGGCTCGCGCGGGCCGTAGCTGCCCTGGACCAGGATCTCGACCAGATGCGGCACCAGTTGCGCCTTGATGGCGTCCCGGTTGAGGTTCATCCGGTACTTGCGCAGCCCCTTGCTGGACAGACGAACCGGGCCCACCGGCGTCTGCACGACCTCGCCTTGCAGCTCGCCCTTGTAGTAGGCCATAGCCGCCTTGTAGCCATCGCCCTCGGACTCGGTCAGGTACTCAGCTAGCGACTTGCCGGCGTGGGGCGGCGCATTGATGCCCAGACGCTCCAGCAGCGCGGCGACGCGCCCGGCGATCTGGACCTTATCCAGCGGGCTGGCGCCCTCCAGCGCCTTGATCTCGGTTGCCAGCTCACCGGTAAGGCGGATCCGCTCCACCGGGCTCAAGGTGACCTTACTCATTGCCCACCTCCGCCAGGATCTCGGAGGCCAAAGCCACAGCGGCCTCCTCCTCGGCCTCGGTATCGAACGCCACCAGCGGCACCAACTGGATGACGCGCTGCGCCATCTGCACCAGGGCGCCCTCGGGGGCGTATTCGCGCATCTGCCTGAGCAGGCGGGTCAATTCCTGCTCCGGGCTTTCCACGCCGTCCAGCACCAGGGCCTGGCCATCCTCATCGTCGAGATCGTCCAGCAGCATGGCGGCGAGCGCGTCGGGATCCATGGTCACGGTGACGCCGTACTCGCGCGACTGGCAGAAGCCGTAAAGCTCGCCCGGTTCGAGGGTATCGGCCGACAGCCGTTCGCCGGCGGCGCCGACGACCATCTGGAGATCCATGTAGGCGCGGAAGTAGGCGAGGGCGCTGGCGTCGCCCTGGTAGGACACAGGCTTGGCTTCGTCCTCGTCCCAGAGTGCCAGGAACTGGCCGTGTGGGGTGGCAACGGTGTATTGGGTAGAGATCATTGCTGCTGCGCTCCCAGCACGGACTGCGCCCTTTCCAGCAGGGCCTTGACGGGGTCTTTGTTGAAGCGGGTAGAGATCACGTTCTGCCAGGTCTTGCGCATGGAGCTGCCCTGGGTGTGGGCGATCACCATGAAGGCCTTCACCAGTTCGAGGTCGCCGTGGATGGCCGAAAAGTCGGGTATGTAGAGGCGGGCGCCGTCTTCGGTCGTGACCAGGTAGCCCTTGGCGTTGCGCTGCGTGTTTTGGTTGCGGAACACGCCCTGGAAGACGTGCATGTCTTGCCAGCCACCCAGGTAGGTCGGCACCTTGCCGCGCACGAAGGCGTAGCGGCCAAAGTGGCTGGCATCCTCGGCCCGCTCCGCCTGCAAGCGGTCCCACCAGCCGTCCACCGTCAGAGTCACCTGCTTGGCCAGGATGGCGACGGTCTCGACATAGAGCTTGCCGTCCTCTTCGCGCCGCTCCTGGAGCATGTCCACGGCGACCGTGTGCAGACCCAGCTTGGCCCGCATCGCTGGCGTCAGCTCGCTGGCCAGGTAGCCGGAGATCAGCGCGAACATTTCGGGATCCTTTGCGGCGAACAGCGCCGCATCCCTGGGGTTGGCCAGGTACTGGACGCCCATGGAGAACACTTCGGTGATGCCGTCGGGGTAGATCTTGCCGATGTAGGGGTTCAGCCAGCTGTCCTTGTAGGCGACCTCGTCCTTGCGGTACTTCTTGTTGTCGGTGAGCCCGCGCAGGGAGTAGGCCATCCCGTCCTCACGTCGGCGCACGAGGAAGCCGTTGGCGGCCGCCTTTGCGATAGGGTCGTTTTCGAGGTGGTGCGCCAGCTCGTGGAACAGGACGGTGCGATCAAAGCGCGAACCGACGTTCACGACCTTCTCCCCCAGGCGCGTGGAGACGCCCACGGCGTTGGCGCGGCTACCGCCGTCCACGGAGATCCGCACCGCCGAAGACTTGCCACCGGTGAGGCGGTAGAAGTCGGCCATGTCCCGCAGCAGCGACTCACGGGTGTAGCCGCCACGTTCGAGCTTGGCCACCGCCTTGGCGTCCAGGATCTGCGTCGCGGCCCAGGCCTCGGCCTGCTCCTGGGTCACGGGCGATGCTTCGCGCAGCGCCGTCAGGATGGCTTGCCCTTCGTCTTCGAAAACGGCTTGGCTGCGCTTGAACTTGGCCTCATCGAAGGCGCGAGCAACGGCCAGGGCCTGATCCTTCAAGGGCTTGCGATCTTTCTGGTATCGCTCCCAGAGAACCGCCTCCTCCTCTTGGAGCTGGCGCAGCTCGGCATCGTCGCCGCCGTCCTTCACCAGCCGGCCAGCAGCCCGCAACTTCGGGTTGAGGACGTCCACAGCGGCCTGCATGGCATCGTCCAAGGCCTTGAGGGCGACCAGCGCCGCTTGCATCGCGGGATCGTCGTGCGCCGACTGCTTGAGCAGCTCCTTGGCTTCGGCCTCCTTGCGCAGCACGGTGGCGGCATCGATGCCGGTATCCACGCCCCTTGCCGAGATCTCCTCGTAGGCGGCCAGGTTGGCGATGTCGCGCTTGGGGCCCCAGACCCCTTCCAGGGCGATGTCGTTGGCGCGAGCGTCCAGGGTCTTGGAGCCGACCGTGCTGGCCAGCTCCGACACCGTCATGGCCTCGAACGGGACCAGGGCCTCGGGCAGCTGCTCCAGACCATCGTCCAGGTACTGCTCCAGCGCCTGGGTGGAGCCGGCCACATCGGTCAGGGAAAACGCGATGGCGCGCATGGCGGTCTTGATGCCGGCGCCCAACTGCTCCAGCAGCTTGGCCACGACACCGGCGATACGCACGCGCTCTAGGGCAGGGAGTTCGCCCTCCAGGGAGCGAACATTTTCAGCGAGTTCGCCTGATAGGCGCACTCGATCAAGCGGAGAAATGGCGTCCAGAATTTCCATACACGCGCGGCGCTCATAGTTACGATGCGCGATGATGGAGCCGGCGCGGGACGCGGCCTGGCTGGACTTTCCGAAGGCAAAAAAAGACCCGCCGAAGCGGGTGCTACAAAGGGTTGCGCATCCGTGCGCCAGTCACCACACAGGAAGCCATGGCCTCTGTGCGATAGGTGAAGCCCTCGCGGAGCGAGGAGATCGAGTCGAGCATATCAGATGGCCAGCCGGAGCGGCGAACCGCGTATCAGGCAGCGGTTGCCTTGGCTACGACGGCCGCCGAGTAGGCTTCAGCGGCCTGCTCGAACAGGTTCAGCAGGTCGGCATTGCCGTGGATCTGCTCATAGACCTGGGTCAGCGTCTGGGCCAGGGCCGGATCGGTCATGTCCTCGTTCCCGTCGATCACCGATTGCAGCAGCGCGCGGGCGGCCTCCAGTTCGTCTGACACCACCGCTGCTGGGTCAGGCTGCACGGCCACAGTCTCTGGCACCGCAGGCATGGCAGCTACGGCCTTCGCTACCAGGGGCGGCACGATCTCGGCGAACTGCTCCGGCTGCCACGGCGCGACGTCGAGCTTATCCAACCCCTGGGCATCTACGCGGTAAAGCATCAGGAACCGTCCATTGGCGGAGACCCGCAATTCGAAGCCTTGGCCGTCCGCGCGCACCGCCCGGAACTGGTCGGGAGCCGATTCGACAACGGTAAAGTCCTCGGGAAGTGCGGCGCGCGCCACGTCGTTCAGGAGCAAGGGGGTTGCCTGGCCCTCGGCGGTTGGCTCGGGCACGGCTACCGTTTCCACGCTCGCGTTCAGCTGGGTAGCCAACTGCTCGGGTGTGAGGGTGAGATCGTCCAGCACCTTGGTGGTGCCGTCGTCCACGAGCCAGGTCACCGCTACGACATTGGCACCCGCGCCCACGTTGCGGGTCTGGTGGCGCACGCTGTGATAGGAACCATCGACCACCTTCGTCAGCTCGATAGTGCGCAGCGGGCCGCCCCAGCCCAGGTCGCGCAGGGCATTGCGCACGGCGACGATGCGGCCAGCGAAAAAGCTGTCCAGCGCGTCCTGGTGCGCACGCTGGAGGCGGTCGTCGGCCAGCACCTGGGCATAGCCTTCCGGGCTCAGCGGATCGAACTGGCCAGGCGTGCGGCCGCTGGTATCGACCGCGCCTTGTTCGTCGCCAGGCTGGACGGCCTGGGTGTTGCGCTTGGCCTGCACCTGGGTGGTCAGGTCCTCGATCTCCGCTTCCAGGGCCTGGAGCTCCTGCTCTTTGCTGGCCACCTGCTGACGGCTGTCCTCGATCGCCTGCATGCGCTGCGCCCGGCCCTCGTTGGCCTTCTGGAATCGCGCGCTGTTCTTCTCGGCCAGACGCATGATTCGCCGCGCCACTTCGCGCGGGTTGAGGTCCAGGCCCTTCTCGGGCGCCACCAGGATGGTGATGTCCATCTTGTTGAGCATCCACTTCCAGCTAACCAGCTCATCGGTCGGCAGGATCCTGTCGGGGGTGGCGTCAGGGTTGTGAAACCAGATGGCCACGCTCTGTCCATCGCTCAGCTCATAGACCGCGCAGATGTTGGTGGTGCCGCGCTGCTTGAACGGCTCGGTGACCTGCAAGGCAACCGGCTTCACCTTGTCGCCGGCGCTGTCCATGATCCGCTGGAGCTGCTCCATCTTGATCTGGAGCTTGGAGCTGATCACCACCATGGCATCGAGCGCCTCGAAGCCATCGGCGTCCTCCATGATGTCGGCGATGGTGCAGGCGTCCAGCAGCAGGTCGGCATCATCGGCCCGGCGAAGGCCGTAGATCAGGCCTGCCAGATTGGCCTCGACCGGCATCGCGGCGCTGTCCCAAGAAATGGTGCTCATGTCGTTCTCGCTATCGAAGGGCAGCGCCGCAGCGCTGAAGGGGATGGAGTGGTCGCCGTATTTCAGCCACCAGCGAAACTGGCCCAGGGTGGCGCCGATGATCGCGCCCAGGCCCTGCCAGCCACGCTCGTAGCTGCCCAGATAGGCCTGGCGCGCGGAGTCCTCGTCGGTGAACCCCAGCATCACCTTGTGCTCGTCGAAGCCACCGCTACGGCTGTTCTGGTTCACCACGAACACGCGCGTCGATTCCGGCACCGGCCCGACGAATACGTCCACCGGATCGCCGTCGGCCCCGCGCGTACCGGTGATGTCGCCATAGTGGGCCTGCATCACCACCGACCAGGGCTTGCCATCCTGCTTGCCGATGCGGTGCTGGCCCTTGGGCGTCTCGATGGCGATTGGCAGCCCATGGAGCTGGAGGCGCCCCTTGCGGTAGTTGCCGGCCTGGAGCTGGGCGGGTGTGGGATGCGCGCTGGAGCCATGGCCCAGTGCCCCGGCATGGGCGCCGCGCTGGATTGCCGAGTAGAGGTCTGTCATGCCCTCATCATGAGGGCGCGACTTACCTCGAATGAGGGGTCATTTCCGAATTGCGGATACAGAAAGGCCGCCCGAAGGCGGCCCGGTGTGGCTATGCCACAAAATCAGGCAGAGGCGGCTTGGCCTCCGCGACGAGTCTGCTTTTTCTTCGCAGATACAGGCCCGGCGAGCGGGCCAGCGGGCTCTAGTTCAACACCCCGCGCAGCGGCTACAGCAAGCATCTGCCGCTGCGACATGCTGACAGTGCCAATTCGAGCCTCGGCGTAAGCTCGCAGCTCCGCCATTTTCTTCTCTTTGGTGGCCTTCGCGGCCTTCTGTCTATCGAGTCGGGACATACGCACCTCCAGTAGATAGATTGCCTATCATCCTACGGCCAGGTCGATGGGCTTGACAAGCTCGTTGTCTTGGTTGTAGTCGAATCCCAAATCTTTATAGAGGCGAACGACGCCAGGCAACGGCTGGGGAATGAGGATGCTCGGTAGATCGATTAGCTTCGCGTAGTCCTCTACGGCCGTGATCATCATTGCGGCCACAAACCCCTTGAGGGGGTGCGATGCGTCAGGATGCCCCTCCACAAGCATCAGCTTGATTCGGAACTTGCTTCTTTTGGGCGTAGCAAAGCAGAGCCCACACAGGGTCTGGCCGTGCCATAGCGAGAGACTGATGGCCTTCGGGTGCCCTCTACCGCGCCTCGGCACGTCCAGCCACTGGTCTTTGAAGTAGCTATGAGACCAGTCGTTCATCCGCTTGAGTGCGTTATGGTCGATGCTGTCATAGCGGATCAATTCGGGCGAAATGACCTTCTTCACCACAGCTGGATCCTGCTGGATCTTTCGCTGCGTGATTTCACGAGAAATTATCGCTATCTCTCGATAATGCTTACGCACGTTGCGCGGTCGTTCTGCCATCCCTGTACCCCTTTCTGCATAGCGACACAGTCTGGCTTAGCAGCGGACCACTTCCAATAGCACCCATGGCTGATAGCCAGCCTTGCGAGCGGCCTTCTCGGCGTTCATGCGCGCCTCAAATTCGCTGATGGTGTCGTCCTCGTGCTCGAAGCGGTAGCAGATGCCGCCGCCAGGCTTGCGCACTGAGAGCACGACCTTGATGCGCGGGCGCCGCTGTCCGTTGGTGCGCACGACGGGTTTCGCGGACGGGAGGGGAATCGGAAGGCCCAGGGCCTCGCGCATCATGGTTTCGGTGAGCATCACTTGCATGGGAGCGTCCTGCTTGAAGAGTGATAAATTTATAGCACCTGCTAAAATAATCCCGCAAGCTATTTGCTCTTCATCCCAGATCAAGCCCGTGCAAGGTGCCGTCGCATGTCCGATCAGAAAGACCCCAATCTACAGCTGTTCCACGTGAGCATTGCGGGCCACTACGGGCCGCCGGTGACCTTGGCCTGCTCCATCGTCGAGGACACAAACGTCTTGGTCATCGCCCGAGAGGAACCGTTCAAAGAGCGGCGTGATGCGGGATATGCGCTGATCACCAATCAGGACTTGCCGGAGCGTGACTGGCTGTTCGCCGACGATCATGTTCGAGACTCCATCAATAGCTTCTTCGCCCGGACATCCCGAAGCACCATCGCCATCGTCAATAGCCTTCAGCGGCATTCACCAGCGCAGGGGATCCAGAAGGACAGCTTTGACGAGCACGGACCTCGGTATCGCCTGATACGAGAAATCACCAATGGCCAGATAGCCGTGCTAGCTGCTTGCGGATTTGCCGACATCCAGTCCAGCGTCATCCTGGCCCAGTCGCTGGCCGACGACTTTATGGACCTCTACGACATCTACACGATCTCCTGACAGCAGAAGGCCCGCACACGGCAGGCCTCATTCATCATCTGTCATACGGATGACGTCATGGGTCATTCCTCATCCGTGTGAGGTCAGAACCCTCGTAGTCGTCACGCGGCATGCTCGATCTCCTCCCCGAGCTTAGCCAGGGCGGCCCGGAACGACTCTGCGTTGCGCTCACACAGCTCGGCCTGCTCTTCTTCACCCTCGGCGCGCCAGATGGGCGCGTTAGTCTCGACGCTGTGCAGTGCGATTCCCAGCACCGTCCGGGCGGACTCCAGTTCGGCGCTATCGAGCATTTCCCCTGCATCCAGGCGGACCAGCAGCGCATCAGCCTGCTGATCGTTCACGGCATCGAGGACCAGCATCGGTGCCTCACCGGCGCCGGCATCGTCCAGGGCAATGCCGAGTTCAGTTCGCAGGTTGTCACGGGTAGTCCTGGCTTCCAGGATGCGCTGGTCCAAATAGGTCACGCGCTCGGCCAGCGCTTGCTGGAGACGTGGAGCGGCCGTGCGAACGGACTTCGGTAGCTCAGCCCTTTGCCTGGCCAGCATGGCCTGGAACCGTTTTTCGTTGGCGCGCGCGGCGGCAGCGATCTCGGCCACGGCTTCCAGACCGCTCTGGTTCTTGATCGGCAGGTCGCGCTTGTTGAGCAGGACGCGGAAGATGTCGCCGGTCTGCTTCACTTGGAGCGCGATGGTCTGGCCGCTTGCCAGGGTCAGCAGCGCCTGGCGGAAGCTGATACCGGCACGACGCTGGACGCGCGGATCGAACGAGGTTTGCGCCACTGGCTGGCCAGCCCGCAGCATGGCCTGGCTGACGCGCTTGAGCGAGCGCTGGGCGTCGCTGGGATTGTCGAAGTCGAACAGAAGATCCATGGGCAGGGTCTCGAAGGATTTGCCCTATGGTGCCGCGCCTGCCGCCCGCCGGCGGACGCACCTTTCCGGCCCCTACATCGGCGGACCGACTGGCGCCCCGTCGCCCTGCTCTAGGTGACTATGCTCCTGGGCGCTGATGCCGTCGGAGGTCATGTCGCCACCCGTTTGGGTCACCGGCCCCTTGATGGTGTGTTGGCTCGCGATCTGGGCGATCGCCTCGGCGGTGAGCTCCAGCACCGAGCCGCCGACTTGCAGCTTGATCGACTTCCCGGCCTTGATCAGGACGGTGTCGTCCGCAATGAGGGTGAAATTGTCGTGCTCCCAGTGGCGGGTGCCGACCATGTTCACATCCTGCTGGGCGCGAAAGCCGGTGATGATCGGATAGCGCGGGTCCCCGCTGATGAACGCCACCCAGACCTTGTCGCCGGGCCTGATGCGGATCTCCGTGTCCTCGCCTCGATCACCGATCGGCAGCTCGATCTCGGCGATCAGGTTGGCGCCCGCGCCATCAGTGAGGCCCGGCAGCTGGACCTCGCAAGTCTTGGCGCCGCGCGTGTAGGCGGCCACGACAGCAGGATAGCGGCTCACGTCGAGAGATCTCCGACCCAGAAGCGGGACAGGGTTTCGGTAATGCCCTCGCGCGCCCGGAAGCGGTGGGCGCCGGTGATAACCAGCTGCTTGATGCCATTGACGTCCACCACGTCGCCAGCGCGGATGTGCTGGGCCATCTGGGAGTTGATGATCCGACGGGTCACCGCCACCCGGCTCAAGTTGTAGAGCATCCGCTCATCATGGTGCGGCATGAAGGCGACCCGACGGGGGATGTCGTAGTTGCCGCGCACGATGGCGCCGCCACTGTTGACCGAGTAGCCCATGGGGATCTCGTGCCGTTCGAGCAGCTCACTGCCCTGGGCGGCGCTGGAATCGAACTGACCAATGCTGTCCACCGGCTCCTGCTGGAGCAGGTTCTGGAGGCGCTCGATGGACATCCGCCCTTCGCGCAGCACCATGGCTGCGCCTTCCTCCTGTAGGGCGATGGCCAGCGGATAGGTCGGCACGTCGCCGACCAGGGCAGCGAAGCGCGCCACGGTGAAGTCGTTGCCAATGTTCACCCGCGCGCCGCAGGCCAAGTAGAGGGCGCCGAGCGAGGCCTTGTGCTGGATCACCGCGCGACTACGCGGGCCGGCCAGCGCCTCGAAGCCTTCCAGGAATGCGGTGTAGGTGCCGACTTGCAGCGCGTCCTCGCCCTGCACCAGGCCGGCGGGGTGGCCACGCTCGCGTTTCACGATCACGTACTTGAGGTGCTCACGGCCGCACCAGACGGGGGTGCGGTCGGCCAGCTTGGCCTCCAAGCCGCTCTTGAGCCGCACCGAAAACTCAAGAGTGCGCGGCACCGGGGCGAGGTCCGTCCGCAGGACGGTCTCCAGCAGCAGGTCGCCGGGCAGCTGGTCCTTGCCGTCGTTGAGGTAGACGTTCACGCCGGCGCTCGCGTGGTGCCACTGGAGGTCGTGCGGATCACGGTGCCCAGGTTGACGTTGACCGCCTCGATCTCCTGCACCAGCGGATAGCCTGGAGGATTGTTGGTGCTGCCGTCGTTAAGCTCGCCGACCTTGGGCGCGTCGAAGAGCGGCGTGGTGACCTTGAGGGTGAAGTCGCCGGCCAGCACGGTCATGTTCTTGGCTTCGCCAGCCACCATGAACGCCATGTCGGGGTTCTCGATCACCGCAGGCGCCTGGACGGTGTACTGCCCGAACCGATGCTCTGCGGTGATGTGGCGGTTCTCGCCGAAGTCGCCCAGGAACATGGCGAACTGGGCGGCCAGGCTCCGGGCGCTCTGCTTGTCGGCCGCGAAGATCGCCACCTGCACGCGCACGTCGTGCATGGCGGTGCGCAGGCCGTAGTAGGAGCGGGGCTGTCCTGCTGGGGCGCCCTGGGCCTCGCTGAAGGTGACCAGCTGGCGTGGCATGGGGCGGGCGCCCCAGTCGCCACCGGTGCCCACGTAGTCGCGGGCCAGGGCGAAGATCACTACCGGCAGCTTGGCGTTGGCGCCATGCTCGCCCTGCTGATCGCGTCGGTAGGCTTTGAGCATTTCCTCCGCATCCTCGCTCATGCGGCCCGGCGCGAGCTTGACGGCGAACTTGCAGCCTCGCGTGGCGAACTCCTGCACGGCGGCCGTATCGCCGTAGATACCCGCGTACCAGCGGGCCATCAGCTTGGCCACCGCCAGGTCGAGGGGGAACATTTCGCCATTCTGGCTCATGGGTTCAACTCGGAAGTCAGGACATCGCTCGATAGTAGGGCGCGCATCGCCGGCGTCAGGACCTCGCTTTCCCGGCCCCAGGGAAACTCCAGCATCCAGAGGTGCTGCGGCGTAATCCGCCAGACCAGGTCCTTGCGAAACAGCGGCCAGCCGGCGGCATCGAAGCACCAGGACACCAGCTCCGAACAGAACCAGCGCTCACGGTCCTGCCAGTTGCGCGCACGGGTCATCAGACCGACGATGCCGGCGAAGTCGTAGGGCTTGCCGTACTGCGTGTAGCAGGCCGTCAGCACCCGCCGGGGCTCCGGGCAAGGGACCCGCACGATCTGGAAGGCGCTCACCTCGGCCAGGCGCTCCGTCAGGGGCGTGCGCCGCACGCCGCCGGGGAGGGCGCCAATGACACCCTCGCCGTCGATGAACTCGACGTGAGACCAGGGCGAGCCGGTGAACAGGCGGACGGCCAGCGAGTGGAGCGTGCGTGTGCGGCTGAACAGCAGCTTGATCTCGCCCATGGGTCAGTCCGCCTTGGAGGAGAACTGCACGCGCAGCGTGAAGGCCTTATCGAGGTCGTCGCTGTCCTGGACCTGGCTGGCGTGCTCGGGCTTGATCTTGTAGCCTAGGGTCATCTGGTAGACGGTGCCATCCTCGTTCAGGCGCACGCGCCGGTAGCCGTAGTAGACGCGGCCGGTCGTGCGGTGCGTGGCGCGGCAGAAGTACCAGCCTTCCACCACCGGCGCCTTGTCGGTGATGCCCATGTGAGGGCCCCACCAGTCCAAGTCGCAATCGTTGATGTAGCAGGCCAGCAGCGAACTGGTGCGCTTGGCCCAGTTGAAGGGGTTGCGGCAGAGCCAGAGGTAGACGTTCCAGCGGGCGCGCTCGCGTCCCTTGCAGCGCGCGCTGGTCTTGCCACTCGGCTCGCCATACAGGCCGTCCTCGTAATTGCACCAGGGGCGCAGCCAGGCCCAGGCGCTGTTGGCGTACTCCCACCAGCCGGAGGCCCCTTGGGCGATGTATCGGGCGTCGTGGCGGGCTGCTAGCGGCTTGCCCTGGGGGTGCTTGGTCTGCACCTTGGCCGTCAACGCCACCAGGATGCCCATGGGGAAGTAGGTCAGCAGGACGCCGAGGAACAGGAGGGCGCCGACCCAGCACCACTGCCAGAAGGCAGCCAGCCGGTAGCGCAACGGGACGTCAGAAAAAGACATGGGCGAACCTCGGAGATTGAGTGTTCGCCCATGGTGAGGGGACGCCAGGGCTCCCCTGGCGCGGGGTTTCCGATCAGGCCCAGACGACCGCGCGGACCTTGTCGATGTCCTCGTAGGCCGCGACCTGCGCCAGCAGCTTCTTACGCTTGATGCGCAGCTCAAGGATGGTGTTGTAGCTCACGCCGGCCACCTTCTGGATCTGCTCGGCCGTGTGCATCTGGTCGCCCCAGACGCCGGTGTCGGGATCCAGACAGGTGAAGGGGCCGCGCCAGTCTGGATCGCTGGCGTTCATGGGCAGCTGCGAAGCCGCCACGGTGCCGGTCAGGTTGAGCTGGTCCTCGGTGTTCGAGGGATACAGGTATGCCTTGCCCAGTACGTCGCAGACGAAGCCGGCAACGATCGCCTGCGCGCAGGCCTCGGTGATCTCGGCGGCCTTCTGCTCTTTGAGCCTGGCAAGGGAGATCTCGGTCACCGGCTCGATGTCAGCCAGTGCCCCAGCAGTCGTCACCCACCAGGTGGACGCCTGGTCGTGGGCTTCGAAAGTTTCCGCATCGATCTCCAGCAGTTCGGCCTCCGGGGGCAGTGCGCTGTAGGTGAAAGCGTCGGTGTCGATCCAGCCCAGGACGCGGCGCGTCCTGGGGTCGAAGTGAACGTATTGCATGTGGGTGTCCTTAGTATTGGATCATCAGGAAGCCGGGCATGCCTGCCGTGCCGTTACCGCCATCGCCGCTGCTTTGCCAGCTCGCGCCGCCACCACCGCCGCCACAGCCGTAACCCAGGCCAGGCTTGGAGGCCACCCCGTAGTTATTACCGGCACGACCGCCACCACCGGCGGTGCCGAAGGGGCCGCTGCCGCCAGAGCCGCCGTCGCCACCGAGGCCCGCGCCACGTGCATCGCCGCCGTCTTCGCCACCGTAGTAGCCGCCAATCCCGCCGGCTCCCGAGGTAAGCGAGCCGCCCGTGGCCCCGGCGCCACCCACCAGCGGACTGAACATATCGTTGCCATTGCTGTTCTTCATGGTGGTGGAGCCACCGGAGACACCGCTGTTGCCACCGTTGCCCGAAGTGCCGCCGGTCCCGGCATTACCGCCCGCGCCGATACCGATGGTGTAGGTCATGCCCGGCGTGACGGTGAGCGGGTGCATGATGAGGAAGGTGCCAGCGCCACCGCCGCCGCCGCCGCCAGCGCCATAGGTCTGGCCGTAGCCACCACCCCCAGCACCGCCACCGCCGCCGGCGCAGGCCGAGACGTAGATCTGCGTCACGCCCGCCGGGCAGGTCCAGGTGCCGTTCGCAACGAAGCGGACAGAAACACCCTTGACGCTGATGGCGTCGCGCACGAATGCCGTCGTGGCGCCCTTGGTGCTGCTGTCGGTGCGCGCCTGGGTCGGCATGGTGATAGTGGTCGCAATCGCCATCTGCCCGACGTTGACGAGGCCTGTCGAGCGGATGATGGCGAACGGGGTGTCCAGGTAGCTGCCGTCGTCGGCGAACCGGTTGACGTAGAAGTTCGAGCCGACGTTACCGCTGCTCTCGGCATCGTTGGTCGCGCCGACGTCCCAGCGCACAGTGCCGGCGGTGCTCAGGCGCAGGTGCCGGTAGTTGCCCGACACACCATTGATGTTCAGGTAGGCCGAACCGCTGCCGTAGCTGATCGTCGTGGGCCGGTTCAGCGTGGTCCAGGCGTTGACGTAGAAGGCATTGCCCGTAAAGGTCATGGTGCCGTTGCCGACCGTGCCGTCGCCGCCCGAGGCGAGCATGCGGAAGTCGTAGTCCACCGCCGTGGCGCCCGAATGCCAGTCCAGGAACGGCGTGGTCGCGCTACCGCCACGGGTGTCGCCCAGCTCGATGCCGGCGTTCATCCCGCTGGGGGTGATGGCCAGGCTGTTGGTGGTGAAGACGAAACCGCCGTCGGATAGGGTCGTCTGCCCCTTAACGGCAAAGGTGCCGGTCACGTTGGCGTTGCCGTTGAAGGTGGCGCCCGAGGCGGTCGTGAGGAACCCCGCATCGGTCAGCGTCAGCAGCACGCTGTTGAAGGCGCTGTTGACCACCTCGAAGTTGCCGCCCTTGGAGCGCAGGTATTTGCCAGGGGTCGATCCGTTGCCGTACAGCTGGATCGCGGCGCCCTGGGCGCCCTCGTCGCGGATCAGCAGCGACTTGACGTTGCCGCTGGTGTTGATCGACATCATGTTGCCGTTCAGCTGCAACATGCTGCCGCTGCCGTCGTCGGTCGCGGTGCCGATCAGGACCTTGCCGGCCAGGTAATTCGGCGCCGAGCCACCCATGTACAGGTTCCAGCGGTTTTTGCCGGACACGGTGTTCATCGAGCCGTAGAAGCCGTAGGCGTTGGCCAGGGCCACCAGCGGCTGGTCGTTGGCCAGGTACGAGGTGTGGTTGGTCACCAGCTGGTTGCTGCCGATGGCCAGGGGCTCCTGGACATACCCAATGTGCTGACCCAGGGTGGCCGAGGTGGAGCCGTCACCGATCGAGCTGTAGGCCCGGAAGTCGTTCGCGGTGCTGGTGCAGTCGGGGCCGTAGTTCAGCTGGACGTTGACGCCGCGCTGGCTGGTGCCCGTCATGGCGGCCGTGGCATAGCCGCGCGGGCCGACGTTCAGGGAGACAGAACTTGCGATCGGGGCGCCGGCGAAAGCCGCCACGTTGCCGGCCTGGAAGGTGCCCGAAACGCTCGCGTTGGCCGCCACCGTGACAGCATGGCCAAAGGTCACGGTGCCGTCGGCCAGATTGACCCGGAACGGCCGCAGCGCGTTATAGCCGCCGTACTGGTCATTGGCGCTGGTCAGCATCAGCCAGAGGTTGCTGCCGTCATTGCGCCAGAACGTGCCGTAGTTGCCGTAGACCTGGCGGTAGGAGTTGATCGCGGTGGTCTGCACCTCGCCGGCGAACTGGCCGCTGCCGTTGTCGTTCAGCGAAAAGATCGTCGCGCCATAGGCGCTGTTGATGATCTGGAAAGAGCCATCCTTGACGCGCAGGTACTTGCCCGGCGTGGCGGAGCCATTGCCGACCATCTTGAGGGTCGCGCCGTTGGCGCCGGTGTCCTGTATCGTCATGGTCCAGGCGTTGCCGCTGCCCTGGACGTTGGCCTGACCGACCACCTGGAGATTGCCGCCGATGTCGGCAGTGGTGCCGATCAGCAGATTGCCCATCATGTGGTTCGGCGCGGTGCCATCCGCGAACAGGTTCCAGCGGTCCTTACCGTCTACCCGGTTGAGCTGGCCACGGAAGCCGAAGGCCTTGCCGATGGCGGTACTGCCCACGGCAGTCGCCTGGAAGTGCATATGCTCGCCAATGGCTGCGTTGGCGCCGTTGAACGTGGGGGCCGTGGATTGGAAGCCGTAGGTGAACCCGATGGTGCCGGCCGTATCGGCAATCGCTGGCCGCGAGGCAAAGGCGATGCCCTGCGTGGTGGCTACGGTCGGGTCCCAGACGCTTGCGAAATAGACACCGTAGTTGCTGCTGGTGAGCTGGTTATCGGTGCGGATGTAGAGCGCCACGGAGCTGGACGTAGTGGTGCCCAGGGCAAAGCACCGGGCGCGAACGCTCAGGAAGCCGCCGCCCGAGGTGCCATCGCCGCCGCCCGCCATCAGGCGGGAGTCAAAATCCGCAACGGTCGCGCCGGAGTGGAAGTCGATATAGGGCGAGGTGGCCGCGCCGCCCACATAGCCGATCTCGAAGCGGGCATTGGTCGCCGTCGCCGGCTGCCACAGCACGGTGTCGCTGTTGATGTAGGCCCAGCCGTTGAGCGTGGTTGTGCCGTTGACGGTGAGGTTGTTGCTCAGCGTCGCAGCACCCGCCAGCGCCAGCGAGCCCGCCATGTTGACCGTGCCGGTGAAACTGGGCGAAGCCAGGGGCGCCTTGAGCGCCAGCGCATTGGTCATCGTGGCGGCGAAGTTGGGATCGTCGCCGATGGCGTCGGCCAACTCGTTCAGGGTGTCGAGCGCCCCCGGCGCCGAGTTGATCAGGTTGGCGATGGCCGTGGACACGAAGGCCGTCGAGGCGGCCAGGGTCGTATTGTTGCCGACGGCCTGGGTGGGCACGTTGAGTGCGCCGGTGACCGTGGCACTGGCGAGGGTGGCCAGGCCTGCGACGCTCAGGGTGCCGGACAGGACCGCAGCGCCGGCGACCGACAGCGAGCTTTTCAGGGCGGCGGCGCCGTTGACCGTGATCGCCGCGAGGGTGGCCATGCCGGCCACCGCCAGGGTGCCTGCCATGCTGACGGGGCCGGTGAACGACGGCGCCTCCACCGGCGCGCGGGTGGTATCGGTCGGGTGGACGTGATCCTCGCGCGCGAATCGCTTGCTGGCGCCGACCTTGCTGGTGCCATCCATCAGCGGCTGCGCGGTGCCGCCGTAGTTGCTATCGACCGTCGAGATCAGCACGTAATTGGGGTGCGGATTGGTCGCGGCCTCGTGTGCCGCGAGCATGGCGAGCACCAGGGCCGAATCAGGATCCACAGAGACGGTCAGGCTGCTGGAAGGCAGCTGGTCGAAACTGATGTCGTTGACCAGGACGAACGCCACGCCACTGGTCTTGCTACCCAGGGGCCCGGTGGTGCGGCTCCAGACGGCGAAGAGCACGTTGCCCGCCCAGAACGCCACCTCATTGATGGTCCCGGTGCTGGTGTCCGCCGGCCAGACGCTGGTCATGCGGATCTGGTTATTGGTCACGCGGGCGCTGGAGCCTACCTTGACCCGCTTGATCTCCTTGACCAGAGCGGTTTCTTTGCCGGTGGGTGTGTAGGCGCCAGTGCCGAACGATACGGCATCCAGCGTCAGCGCCAGTCCGTTATTGCTGGCAGCCAGCGCGGCGGCCTTGCCTGCGTCGGTGATGGTCGGGATGAACACGACCGATTGCGGGGTGGATGTAGCCATGCGGTCCTCGTGGGCGCCAAAAAGGGCAGGCGCGGCCGAGGAGGCCACGCCTATGCTGCGCCTATTCTGCGAGGGCCGTTACACCCCTTCGGCCGAGGCTTTCCGAAGGGGTGCCGGGGTCAGTAGGTGACCTTGAGGGCGCCGGTCTTGCCGAACCAGATGGTGCAGTCCACGTCCCGCGAAGGGCTCACGGTGATGGTGAGTCGCAGGCGGACCAGGGTCAGACCGGTCGCGGTGAGGAAGACCAGCAGCGGGGTCTCGAAGGGCAGGGGCCCCAGGTTTTCGCTTGGGTAGGGCAGGCTGGAATCGGACTCATCGCCGTCGAGCTTCTGGGTGTAGCCGGGCACCAACATGAGGTTGAGGCCGATGGCCGAGAGGCCTACGCCCTGACTGATCACGAGGCCGGACGCTTTGAGCTTGTCATTGTTCGCCAGGCTAGCCAGCGGCACGTCCAGGTAGGCGCTGACCTCGGCGGGACTGCTGGTAGCGATCCCCTTGATGCGCAGCTTCTGGTAGCTGACGCCGTTCAGGGTTTCCTTGGACCAGGTGGTGGTCAGGCCGCTGATACTGCCGCTGGTGAGCTCGGCGATCCAGCCGTCAGCCAGCACTGAGCCTGCCACTGGCGCGCAGCTGGCATAGATCGAGCCGCCGGTGCCCGCCACCAGGGGATTAGGGGTGAGCGAGCCCTTGGGGTTGGAGGTGGCGTTGAACACCACGTTGGACTCGGCGAGATCCGGCAGGCCCCGGCACCAGGCCGCGACGATCTTGCCCACCACGCGCCCAGCGACCATCGCGCCGATCTTGCTGGGATGGATCCAGTCACGCACGACGCTGGCCAGGGGGTAGTAGTTGGTCCCGCTGGCGGGATCGACCCAGTAGTCCCAGACGTTGGCCACCGCGCACATCTGACTCATGACCCTCTCGATCCAGACGTGCATCGCGTAGTGGTCGGCCTTCTGCGCGGCGGTGAGCTCGTAGCTGCTGGAGCCATTCCCGCGCGGCGTCTCGCTTATCAGGATCACGTCGATGCCAGCGATCTGGAAATTGCGCACGATCTCGCGCAAGTTGCGCTGGCTGGTGCCCAGGTCGATACCGGCGGGGCGGTCGTTGGTCGAGCCCCAGACCACCACCAGGTTGACGCCCGCCGCCTTGAGCGTGGCGATATAGGCGGCCTGGCGGACGAGCATCTGGGCGGTGGTGTCGCCGGCGACGCCGCCGTTGTAGGCCACCGGTGCGGAGCAGGCGCCGTTGCTGAACTTCTGCACCCAGCCCATGAGGCCCCAGGTCTTGAGATAGTCGTTGGCGCCGGAGCCCGACCAGGAGAGGAAAATCCGGCTATCGCCAAAGCCGCCGATGGTGCGGTTACGCGGTGTGGCGCGGACGAAGCCCAGTCGGTTGAGGGCTGCGGTGAGTTCGAGGGTGTCGGCCATGGGGTCGCTCTAAGCAGGGGGTCAAGACGAGGCGACGACGCGCTGACCACCCGATACGATCACTGCCCCACCCAGCGCCAGGGCACCGTCAGGGAGGTCGTCGTCGATCAGCTCGCCGGCGACATAGCACAGCGTGATGGGGAAGAACGTCGGCGCGGCGACGTAGGTACTGCGAAAGGCGCGGGTTACGCGGACTTCAAGGACGATCCGGGCGGCCACGGTGGAGAGCAGGGCGCGCAGCACGCGCTCGGGGACTTCGGAGGTGGCCACATCCACCCGCACGCGCGAGGTCATGTAGAAGGCCTCGATGGCATCGCCATCCAGGGCGATCTCGGCCAGGCTCTTGCAGCCCTCGGGATAGGCGGCGGACTTCTTCTGCCAGAGCTGGCTGACGTCCCAGACCGACCCGAACAGGATCTGGAGGTACTTCTTGAGGAAGTGCATGCCCCGCTTGGGGTTGCGATGCCGCCACGCCTTGTAGAGGTAGCGCATCCCGTCGTCGTCGGTGAGGTTGAGCACCGACAGACCGTCGCCCGTGAGCGCGCGCTGGATGAGCGACAGCGGCCCCAGGTGCGGGGCGCCGTAGACGTTGATCTCGTCGTCCAGCTCGGCCAAATTCTCGAGATACAGCTGGTTGAACAGCTGCACCAGCTGCTCCTCGGTGTCGCCGACTTGCAGCGTCTGGAGCAGCGGATTCATGGGGTTCATTCGCTGGGCGGCTCCACGTTGACGGTGAGGCTCGCCTCACTGACGTAGCGGTAGCTCTCCGGCACGATGGTCCCGGCGTCGGAGACCACCACCTGGATGTCAGCGTTCTCTGCCTGGCAGGCGGGGATGTTGTCGTAGAGCAGCTTGGTGATCGTCTTGTAGAGGATCCGCCCACGGCCGCGCTTGGCCCAGGCTGATTCGCGGCCGTACTTGGCCAGGATCAGGTCGCGCGCGGCGGCGCGGACGGTGTCCTCGTCGTAGACGGTGGGCACCTGAAGCATCACCGTGACCGGAATGGCTGTCTCGGCCACCGGCACGAACGCCACGTTGTAGGAATCGTCCGCGCGGGCGATCACTCGCTTGATGTCGGCCTGGAGGGTGGCCACGTCCTCGCCGTCCATGAGCGCGGCGACAAACAGCTTGTTGATGTTCTCGACGTTGGAGCCGCGCACCGCTTCTTCCACCCGCTCGTTCCAGACCGACAGGAAGCGGAACGCCGGCAGGTTGCGGCGCAGCAGAAAATCGAACTCGCCCAGGTAGACCGCCGATTCGTCGTACAGCGACGGATAGCTGATCACCTCTCGCATGGTGGCGATGTCCATCGGCGCCGAGCCGGCGGAGACCACCGCCGTGAGCACGATGGTCGCGCCCGATTCAGCCTTGGTCGGGGTGTACTCGAAAACGAAGGGGGCGTTCGCCGCCAGGGAGATCTCGCCCTCAGTCTGGGTCACCGCCACCAGGATCTGCTCACCGGCAACCGGCTGATAGCCGGCGATGGCGCTGGCGCCGAAGCGCACGGACAGCTGTCGGCTCTCGTCGCTCTCGATGGTATAGGCGCGCTCGTCCACCTCGGTATTCGCGAAGGCGGGACTGTAGGCGAAGGTGTTGGCCAGGCTATCCACCACCTTGATCGCGGCGATGTAGCCGGTATCAGGAGTGGCCACGTCGATGGAGTAGAACGGCTTGGACTCCGTCACCTCGTGGGTAATGGTCGTCGTGACCTCTTGGGCCACGGTGATGCTGGCCGAACCCAGGGCCGGCACCGTGGCGCCCACGGTGACGACATGGACGCGGCCCTGCGGATCAAGCAGGCGCTTGCCGGGACTGACCATGAACGCGGTGTCGGTGGCGTTGGTGACCAGCAGGGTGGAGCGCTGGCCCGTGCCGAAGGGCAGCACGCCCTTGACGGCGGCGCTGGCCAGCACCGTGACGTCCCGCGCCATGGTGAACGGTTCACTCGCAGCCGTATCCTGCATCTGGGAGTACATGCTCAGCATGGCGGCCATCGCGGCCAGGTTGGCCTTGATCCGTGGATCGCCCTGCTGGTACAGCGCTGCCACAGCGGGATAGTTGGCTATCCGCTTCTCGGCGGCACTGAGAAATTCGTCGGTCGTCTTCACGTGATGGCGCCTGCGCTGTCGATGGTCACCTGGGTGCCCATCAGGTCGATGATCAGCCGCTGGTGCTGCTTGCTGACCTGCTCCAGGTAGAGGTTGATGGAGCCGCTGGGCAGTCGCTTGAGGATCGGCACGTCGGTGAGGAGCTTCTTGAGCAGGCTATCGGCGAGCACCGAGCTACCCGGCTGCTGGAGCAGGCTCGGGATGTCGTGCCCGTAGCTCTGCCCCAGATAGCCGTTGGTGGGCATCTGGAGCCAGTGCCGTACCATCTGCGCGATCTCCAGCATCGTTACGTTCAAGCTGGACATCAGCGATTCCCCATCCCTATCCCACCCGTCGCGGCCTGCGCCAGGCCTCTGTCACGCACATTCTGACCGAGCGGTAGCTCGATACTGGGCGGGGTTTCCTTGGCGGCGTCGTTGCTCGTGATCTTGACGGGCGCCGGCGGCGGCGCGGGTGCCACCTGCACGCTGGAGGTCGGTGGCACGCTGGCGATGGCGGGCAACTTGCCCGCACCGGTGGTGGCCACCGCCGCAGGTAGCGGCTTGAGGCTCGCCGGCACGTTGCTGGCCGCTGGCGACTTACCCAGGCGGGCGTCCAGGGCCTGCTGGTTGGCAGCCAGGTACTCGCCGGCCGTCTTGCTGCCCTTGCCTACGTTGAAGCCGGCCGCCGATTGGGTGGATACCGACAGCTGGTCCATGGTCTTGCCTTCGCCCGCGCCCTTGATGATCTCCACGCCGGCCTTGGGGCCCAGCTGGTGCAGCATGTAGAGGTTGTCGCGGTTCACGGCCAGGCCCGCTCGTGTCAGGGTGGCGGCATTCTCCTTGGCCAGCTTCATGGCCCCGGCGATGTTCTGGTCCGCATCGAACCGGTCGGTGATGCCCAAGCCCGACGCCGTGCCCCCAGTCATCTGGTAGACGCCGATGGCGCCGGTGGAGCTGATGGCGTTGGCGTTGCCACCGGACTCGATGTTGGCCATGTCGAGCATGGCGTCCGGGTCCAGGCCTTCGGCCTTGGCGGCGGCAATGATCTTGCTGCGGACCTCCAGCGGCATGCCGTCCTTGAGGCGGCCGCTGGTGTTGGCGCCGGAGGTCTTGAGTTCGCGGATACGGTCGGCCTCGGCGTTGGTGTACCGGCCCCACTTGGCCAGGTCGCCACCGCCCTTGACGTCCTCGAACGACTCCTTGTGCCGGTAGCTCGCATCGAGCTTGCCCGCCAGCCGGCCGCCGGCGACGATCGCCGCCTCCTTGACCTCACCGGCCTTGGTGGTCACCGCCTCGACCACCGGGGCTGCCTTCTCCTTGACGGCATCCACCACCTTGCCGCCAGCCTCCACCGCCTGCTTGACCGTGGGGTGCTCCAAGACCGCCTGGGCCTTCTCCTGGACGTAGGCTTTGCCTTGCTCGACCAGCTTGCTGGCCTGCTCGCCCTTTTCCTTCATCCAGTCGCTGGCGCGGTCCGCCCAGCCGGAGAGCGTGTCCAGGGCACCGGAGAACTTGTTCTGCACCCAGTCCCAGCCGCTTTTGACGGTCTCGACCGCGCCGTCCCAGGCACCGGTGATCTGGTTGCCGATGTCCTTCCAGTCCACGGTGGCCAGCCAGTCCCCGACCATGCCGCCGATCTTGTCGCCCAGCATGCCGCCGATGACCGCCCCAACGGGACCGCCCAGCAGGGTGCCGATACCACCGCCGACCAAGGCGCCCACGCCCGAACCGGCGCCGTGGAAGCGCTCTTCGCGACTCTGGTCGCCCATGCCGAAGATGCTGGACAGGGCCATGCTGCCGCTGAGTAGGGCGCCCAGCAGCGGGATGCGCCGCAGCAAGCCGCCTGCAAGGCGTCCAGCGCCACCCAGCATCCGCCCCGCACGGCCGAAGCGACCCGCGCGAGCAGGACGGGTTGCGGATGGTGAGTCCGGGCCTTTCGCCGCTCCAGCGCCCTTACTGGCAGGGGAGCCGTCAGCGTTCTGCTGGGCGCTCTGCTGGCGGCCGAGCCGGCGCCGGCGGCGTTCCTGGAGAATGCTCTTGCGCCGCTGGGCCCGCTCGCGACGGGTTTCTCGGCCCTGGGCCCTGCCGGCACGACGTTCCGCGCGACCCTTGCGGCCCAGCAGACGACGAGCAAGGCCGCCAGCGGCCGCCGCCGCGCCAGTACCGACCGCGCCCAGGCCGCGCAGCAGCCCCGCCAGGAGCCCCAGGAGTGGGCCCAGGAGCGGCAATCGACCGAGGAGGCTGCCCAGGCCACCGAGCAGCTTGGATAGCGTCCCCTTGCGCTCGGTCTTCTTGTTGATCTCGCGCAGCTCGCCGAACATGCGGCGATACCAGGGCACGTTGACCTTGGTGTCGGCGGCCTCTTGGGCAGCACCAGGGCGTAGCCGACCGAACACAGACATCAGGGGGCGCGTCAGCGGCGCCAGGAGGCCACCGGCCTCTTTGGCTGCGGCAATGGAAGGGTCTACCTGTTCCAGGCCGCCAGCGGCCTCGCTGACCCCTCCGCGCATGCGGTCAAGCACGCCGGCCAGGCGCGACAGGACGCCATCGCGACGATTGTCGCGCACGCGATCGTCCTGATTGCCCTTGGCGGGATCCTCCTCGACGCGTCGGGCCCGTCCTGCCGCGTCACCGGCCGAGGCCTTGACCAGTTCTGGGCGGCCCTTGCCGATGAATCGGCCGTTGGCGTCACGCTCGCGCACTGCCTGGGCGACGGGCGCGGCCGGCGGAGGCAGCCTGACCACCTTAGATGCCAGGCTGGGTGCCACCGTGTCGGCCACCGCCGTGTTGGTAGAGGAGGCGCCCGCCACGCGCGTGCCGTCCACTGCAATCCCTTCGAGCGCTGCGGCTGCACCTTCCAGGCTGCCGGCGGCCCGCTCCAGCATCCGCAGTGCAGGATCTGCCCTCTCATCGGTGGTGCGTCGTGCAGAAGCGAGCTGCCGAATGGGTGTCTCGGCAGGCGCAGGCTCCGGCGCTTCGCCCAGGGCCTGCTGCTGGCTCAGGACATCCAGCAGCGCGCCAGTGTCGCCCTTGATGGCGCGCAGTAGCTCCAGATGCGCGCGCTCGGCGCCCAGGTCGGTGGAACGGCCTCGCAGGAAGCCCTCTGGGTCGTAGTGCAGGTGGATCTCGTCGGCGGCGTCCATGGCTTACTTCAGTCCACGGATCATGCGTTGCATCCAGGGCGACTCCTTGATCTCGGCCTTGCGCTGCTCGACCGCGAACAGAGGAACATCCAGAAAGGCCTCGGCGCTATCCAGATGGGTGCCGACCTTGCGGGCGGACACGTCCATGACGCCGTCCAGGATGGCCGTGGGCTTGCCCTCGCGCGCCAGCCGATCCAGGTAATACTCGTTCTCGCCCTGGAGCCGGTTGAAAGCGGCTAGCAAGCGGTCGTATTCGCTTTGCATCGAGTCGAGCAGGACATTGCACTGCTCCAGCACCAGGTGCTGCTCGCGCACCGAGTCGTAGGCCGTGAGCTCGGCGTCCATCACCCCGTCCAGGCACAGTGCATAGCCGCGATTGCCGCTGTAGTTGGGCTCCAGCACGTAGTCAAACCCGTAGAAGCCGGTCGGCACCGACTTGCTGCCGATGGTGCGGCCCGAGTAGATGGCCGAGGAGAACCCGCCGGCCTTGCTCGCGAACATGCGCGCAGCGATCTTGCCGGGCACCGTGTCCAGGAATTCCGCCTCGTGCTCGACCCAGCCGTCCGGCGAGGCCTTGATGGAGACGGTGCGCAGCGCCGGCGCCACGGCGACGGCCTGGCCATCCACGACGCCGCCCTCAGCGGGATTCAGGCCGAATTTCTGGCGTGGCCAGTGCCCGAAGTAGCCGAGCAGGTCGCCATGGCGCACACGCTCCTGCACGTCGGGGCTGTTGATCAGCCGGGCAGCGGAGGTCAGGTCGAAATTACGGTCCACGCCCCGTACCGCGCGGCCACGATCGGCCAGGTTGTAGCGGATAATCCCGGTTCTCATTACTCGTCCCCTTCCGCGCTGTTGGCGGAGAAATCGGTGTTGTCGTCGTTGTAGCCGGGCATGCCGAAGCCGCCGCCCTGGGCGTCAGCCGGCGGCTTGGCATCCTTCAAGCCCTTGGCCAGCTGTTTGGCGTAGTCCTCGTCGAGCCGCATGCTCCTGACCATGAAGGCCACCACGGCCGCCTCGGGCATGCCGGTCTCGCGCAGCTGCTGCATGACCTGCACCTCCACGGCGGCGGCGTTGGTGGAGCGCTCGCGGGTCTCCTGCTGTTCGCGGTCCAGCGCCGAGGTCGCGCCGAAGAAATTGAAGTCGTAGGGGCGGTCGCCCGGATCGAAGCACCAGCCGTATTTGGTCAGCGTGTGCACGTCCACGACGTGGTTGAAGCACTCCGTCAGGGCGGTGCGGATGATGTCGGCCTTCTCCGCCGCCTGAACCGAGGTACGGAAGAACCCCCCCTCACCCAGGCCGCCGGCCAGCTGGTCGGCGAAACCCAGCAGCGCAAGGTCGGTGCCGAGGGCGCCGGCGGTCAGCCGGGCCTGGATCATCACGTCCTCGATGCTGATGGTTCCGGTAGCCGCCGAGCCCTGGAACTGGGAGACGGTGGTGATCCCCTTGTCGCCCTTGATGGGCATCAGGTGGGTGATGCGGCCGGAGGGGAACTCACCCCGCTCGACCAGGCGACGCATGTGGTCCCGCGAGCGCTGGAGCATCTTGGCCACGGCGCCCTTGGCCATTTCCGCCTGCTCCTTGGTCATGCCCTCGGTGTTGATGGTCATCAGGCTCTCGTCCATGGAGCCCAGGATGCGGTTGGAGACCAGGCCGGCCAGGGAGGCATGCAGGCGCCGCCAGGGTACTTCGGCGGGATCCAGGAAGCTGCCACCGACCAGCGAGGGCAGGTGCGGCCACTTCTCCGGGTCGTCTTCGAGCAGCTGGAGCCGCTCGGCCTGCTCCTGGGCGCGGACCTGCGGCACATAGTTCATCCGCTTCATCTTGCAGCGCGCCATCTGCAAGACAGTCAGCTTCTGCACGCCCTTCTTGCCGCCGGTGAGCACATAGCCGGTCGTGGTGTCGGCCTGCTCGTAAGGCTGCACCAGAGGCGACCAGATGCCTTCGCCGCCATAGACGCCGATCACGCCCTCACCGGGGCGGCGGAAGATGCGTAGGTAGCCATCGCCGAAGCCCGACGCGCGGAACGCCAGGGCGTGGGCCTCACGATTGAGCAGCGGGAGCAAGGCCTTGCCGATCTCCTCCACCACCTTGCGATCGGCGGCCTTGGCGCTGGCCTTGACCTCCATGAACACCGTGTCGCCACTGGTCTCGTGGCCGCCCAGGGCGTGGGTGACATGGGAGCGCAGCGCGGTGCTGATGATCGGGTCGCCCATCATCAGGTGCCACAGCTCGTAGATCTGGATGCGGTTGCGCGCTGGCACGCTGCTGGAGCCCAGCAGCATGGAGGTGGTGATGCCGTCGTAGCCCCACCCCTCGTTCTCGTTGATCTTTTCGGCGGCTTCGGCCACGCCCAGCATGCGCTTGGCGAAGCCCTTCAAGGTTGTATCTGCTGCCATGGAATGCTCGGCATAGGCCCAAAGTAGGATGGGCCGATGGTAGGGGGCGCCAGGGGGCGTCCTCGGCCGAGCTTTCCGATGTCAGATGCCGGTGAGTTCGTCCTGGCGCGGCTGCACCAGGTACTTGGTGACATAGGGGGGAATGGCGGACGGCGAGGTCCGGCCGACCACCTCGTAGGGGATGATCATTCCGTTGCCAGGGAAGACGTCGAAGCGGTCGTGCTTCTTGATCTCGAACGCGCCCTCGGTGAGCGGCTCGATCTGACATTCCATGACGCCCTCGCTGTAGGTGACGCCGTCGTCGCTGTCGATCAGGTTGTTATCGCCTTGGTAGACGCCCATGAACAGCACCTTGGCATCGCCCAGCTCGGGATAGGTGTAGGCCGCCTCGTCCTCGCTATCGAGCACGCCGACGCCGCCCATGTCGGGCAGGCCGCCTACCACCTCCTCGGAGGTGCGCAGTACCTGCTTACGGTAGACCGTGCAGGCCATGCTGTTGGGATGGCGCAGGGTCACCTGGCGCTGGCCACGCTGGGCCTGGATGGAGACGTTCGACAGCATGGGGACTCCTTAGCCTGCGGTCTTGGTGGCGGCCAGTGCGGCCTGCGCCTGGGCCTCGGAAAAGCCCATGCTCATCAGCTGCTGGATGAACTTGGCATCGGGCACGGGCGCCTTGGCGGCGGCTTTCTTGGCCGAGTTGGCGCGTTGCTGGCGCTGGGCCTCCAACTGACGCTGGTAACCGGGCTGAGCCTGGCGTTGCTTGCGCTTCTCGTCGCTGGTCTTGAGCTGCCGGGTACGCGATCGCTCGCCCTTCATCTGCTCGGCCAGGGCGTGCATCTGCTGCAAGCTGATGCGCTTCTGTTTCGTGCTGACCTGATTGCGCTCGGACTCGATCATCCGGGCCACGTAGTTGCGCATGGCCGCCGACTGCGACAGGGCGGTCACGGTGCGCAGGATGTGCTTGCAGGCCAGGCCGTGCAGGTTCGGGTTGCGGACCTTTGGGAACGCCGATTCCCGGTGCCTGGCGTCGGCGTTGTAGTTGCCGGCGGTGGCCATGTAGGCGTACCAGAAGCGCCAGCGCTCGCAGTCGCAGGAGATCGATACCGCCCCCTTGAGGAGCGGGCCGACGATCTCGCTTGCCGGCTTGGGCGAGACAACGTAGGCCTCAAAGTCGCGCAGCTTGACCGTCACGTAGTGGCGGCTCTTCTTCGACTCAGGCCCGGCGTTGGTCATGAACCGCAGTTCGCCGCCGCGCAAGGTGTGGGGCATCGCTTGATGGATCTGGGAGCGCGCTCGCTCGCGATCCTCGGCCAGGGACATGTCGATCACGTCCTTGATCTTGACCCCGCCCTTGTACTTGTTCTGGAGCCGGTCGCGCTGGCGCGTGAACTCCAGCAGGTCGTCCATGGTGAGCGGTCGGGCCTTGCCGCCGCGCGTGGTGATGTAGCGCCACAGCGTGCCGGCGTCGGCCTTGCCGTTGAGGATGTCGTCGGGGTTGAGCAGCGTGCCGGATTGGCTGCGTACCGCATTGTCCTGCTTGAACTGGCGGCTCTGCTCGGCCAGGCCCTGCTGGGCACTGACGGCGTTCGGGTCCCGGCGCTTCACCGGTGCCTTGGCCACGTCAGCGCACCGACCGCGCGGAGGTGCTGGCGAAGCTGGTCATCTGCTTGAAGGCGAGCAACTGGGCGGGCGTAGGCAGCACCAGGCGGCGCTGGGTCAGTTCCTGGAACGGATGGTCGATGCCGGCAGCCGCGATAACGGCCAGGTACTCATCGCGCGTGCCATAGACGCGCTGGCTGACGAGGGTGGCGTCCCAGCGCTCGTCGGGCTGGGTGTCGTAGCGAATCGCTTCCTGCCAATCCTTGCGGGTGGCAGCGAACTCGCGGACCTTGCGGTAGAACTGGCTGGATTCAATCATGCCGCCACTATGTCGCGGCGGCAGAGGCCTATCTGGCGGCGGTTTCCGAAGGTGGCGCGTCGTCGCGGATCCGCTTCACCGCAGCGCTTATCCGGCGCAGATGCCGCCTGGGTACGAACCAACGGCCTTCGAGATCTCCCAGGTAAGCCAGCAGCAAGCGGATGCCGATCTGCTCGCCGCGCCGGTAGAGCACGTCCTGCATGCGCTCGGCATGTCCTACACGCTCGGCTAGCCTGCGGGCACCCAGTAGGGGATGGGGGCCGCCGACGACGTCGTGGATGCGCGTGAGCTCCAGCTGGAGGCTGGCCACCCGCGTGCGCAATTCCAGATTCAAGGTATCCGCCGTGGCCAGCTTGGCGCGCTCTGCGCGCAGCTTGCTGCGAAGCTCGGCGGCGCAGTCATGGCCCATGGGCTGGAGCGGGTGACGCGGGAACTCGCAAATCGGGCAGACGGTGACGCCTGGATCCAGCGGGGCCGGTTTCGTCATGATGGTGTCCTTGACTGCGCTACAGGCTAGCAAGCGGCTAGCAGGTGATTTATTGCAGCAGATGCTGCGGCACGAACTCGACGCGGACCTCTCGTCCCTGCACCGTCCATATCGCCGGGGTGCCGTTGTCTTGGGTGGTCGCCGGCCGGCCCGTCTGGGTCAGCTTGATAGCCTCGCCAGGGGCGAAAGGATCAGTGCCAGTAAGGGCGCAGATGGCCAGATAGGGGGAGGCTTCGTGGACGTGGCTGACGGCTTGGCCATCCGTGATGCGGTACTGCTGCATGGTGGTGTCCCTGGAATCTAGTTGGTCTGTGTACTAGATCACATTGTAGCAGTTGATAAAATTTAAAATCTATCGCCTGCTACAAATCTACCGGATGCCCATGGCCGCCAGGGTCCTCGCCACCGCGTCGTCCTTGCGCTCGGAGACGGCCAGCACCTGCACGTCCTCGCTCTGGATGTAATGGGCGTTCTCCAGGAAGGCAAAGGCGATGGTGTCCCAGATGTCAGGGGAGGGCAGGCCTTCCTTCTGCTGCATGTCGATCTTGCTCATCAGCTGCCACCGGCCTTTCTCGTCGAAACCGAAGGGGATGCGTGAGCCTTGGTCGAGCATGTCGTTCTGCTGGGCATCGCAGAAGCTGATTCGGTTGTTGTCCACGGCCAGTTTCAGGTGCACGTTGCACTGGGCCCGCTGGTTGATGAAGCGCTCGCGGTATTCTTTGCGGAAGTTCGGCACGCCCCAGCTCACGTTGGTGATCAGGGGTACGCCCAGGCGCTCCAGCATCTTGGCGAACTGGATGCCCTGGCCACCGACGTCCACCAGCACGGTGCAGTTCGAGTATTTGGCAGCCTCCAGCGCCACCATGGCCGCCGCGTCCGTCCAGTCCCGGCTGTTGGTGTAGATCGGGATGTCCAGGACGTCCACCCGCCTGGGCTCGGGCGCCTCCGACCCGCCCTGGCCGATGACCCGCACGAGGGTGCCCACCGTCTTGTCGCGGTAGACGCCGCCGCCCACGTCCACCAGCAGGAAGTAGCCGTAGGGCTCGTCCTCGCCGATCACGCGATGCTCCTCGCCGATCAGGCGCTCGATGGAGCGCCGGCCGAGCAGGTACTTGTCGGAATGCTCGGGGAACCGACCCTGGACCTTGACCTGGTACTCCACGGAGTCGCGGCTGCCGTACTCCAGCGCCTTGTCGCGGATGAACTCGTCCGAAACGATGGGCGAGTCCTCGGAGTTGAACACGAGGCTCGTCCAGAGCCCTCCGTTGCGTACCGCCCACTTGTGATGGGTCTCGTAGAAGAAGCCCGACCCCCGGGTAGGCTGGCTGGCCAGCGCAAAGCGGTTGCGCTTGTCGGTCAGGGCGCCGGCGATGACCTTGAGGTTCGCGTCGGGGATACCCGAAGCCTCGTCACCCAGCCACAGCAGGTAGTTGCCGTGCGTACCGGCCATGTTCTCCGGCGAGCCGCGCGGTGCCGTCCGGCAGGTGATGAACCAGCGCATGCTGGCGCCTTTGACGTAGACCTTCTTCGCCTTGATCTCGAAGTATTCGGCCACCCAGCCCTGCGGGCCCTGCTCGATCACCTCCTTGAGGGTCGAGAACTCTTTCCAGATGCCTTCCGACAGGGTGTTGAGCTTGGGCGCGGTCAGGTAGGTGTTGCTGTCCGCGTAGCAGAGCAGGTGCCACAGGGCGATGACGGCAAAGGAGCGGGTCTTGCCCGTACCGTGACCGGACGACACTGAGGTGCGCGAGCCGAAGGGGGAGACACTGTTGAACAGGTCCACCTGCTGCCAGGTGATCGAGGTCATGCCGCAGACCTCTACGGCGAAGCGCGCCGCATCCATCGCATAGCGCTCGGCGAAGGCCTTCCAGCGGACATCGGCCGAGAGGGCCCGGATCTTCTTAGCCACGCGCGCGCTCCGCCTTGAGGCGCGCCAGGGCCTGCTCGATGAGTTCCAGCGAGGTGGCGGCTACCAGCATCGTCAGGCAGTCCTGGGCGACGGTCAGCTGGTGGTCGTCGATAGCGGCGGCCTGAGCGCGGCGCCGGCGCTTGGCTTTAGGCATGATGTGGGTATCCAGAAAAAGTCAGGAAACCCTACTGGCGCCCAGATAAGGGCTAGCTGTTCACTTTCCCATCCAAGCGCTTCGGCAAGATGATTACTGCTGGTATGCTCGCAGTATTAACTCATGCAGGCCAGGATCGCAAAGTAATGATGTATATAGAAGAGCTGGCATTTAACAGCGTGGAAGAACTACTTAATCATGTGGTTCCATGGGGTTCTAACCCAGAACTCGACGGTTATATTTTTCGAGGGCATAGCCAGGAGTCGTATCTACTGGTGCCGCTTGCACTTCGGTCTGACAAATTGGATTTGCTATGCAACGCGGCTGGTTTCACTATAAATGATAAGCGTGAAATGAACCTTTTCGACCAGGTGCAAGCCGAATATCAAATATTGAGGAGATTCTATCGCTTGGCAGACCAGAGGGGATTGCCTGTTCCGATCAGTACTCGCATTCGCGAAGATCTGGCATCAAAATCCTCGTCAATCATGAATTTCAAAGCCAAGCACACTGATACTTGGATTCCACCGGACCTGCATGAAGCAGCGGCACTAGCCCAGCATTATGGTATGCCCACCAGACTTCTCGATTGGACATACGACATTTTTGTAGCGATGCATTTTGCATTCAAAGGTGCGATTAAAAAGGAGGATAACCTTTGTATCTGGGCGCTAAATATGGCCCACCTTTCGTGGCTAACTCCAACTGTAGAGGCTGTAGGTGTTGACTTCGTGACTCCTCATTATGCCGGCAATCCGCATTTAAACGCCCAAAAAGGCCTGTTTACTCACATGCCTAGTTTTTTCCCCCATACTGTACAGATCCATCATGATGTAAATAACGTCGAAAAAATAACTGGGCCAATCGATAGAGCGCCATTTGACGAAACGCTACGGGGGCGATTTGCCAATATAGAAGAAAATATATTTAAGAAATTCATATTGCCTTGCTCTGAGGCCAAGAAGGGGCTCCAGATACTGGACAACCTAGGCTATGACGAGTCTAGGATATATCCAGGGTATAAAGGTGTAGCTAATCAGCTGCTACACCCTAATTAAGCTACTCAGCCAGCCGGCTATTGCTGCACTAATAGTCTGTGCACGCTCATATGTCTCGGCAGGAAATGCAAGGTATAGCGATCCCCAGATAGCTAATACAGCAGACATTACACTGTAGCCCGCCCCTTGCGCCAGAACCCTTGGCAATGTGACTTCGTCATGATATTGAATTTGGGCTAGGCAGCTATCGACCCTGGCTCTATTTATTTTATAAAGCATTTCGAAACGCGCCTTGTCCTCATCAACTACCTTTCTTAGCTCTTCAATGTCTTTAGTAATCTGTGCAAGCGGATTTTTTGTATTAATGCCCATCAGGCTTGCGGTATATCTGAACGTATAGGACGGCGCGTCATTCCACTCCGGTAGGTATTCTTCAAACTTCGCATCTTTTGCAGATCTCGCCTTGATAGCATTGCGGGCTGCCAGATAAATAGTAATCGCCGAAGAGATTCCTACCAGCAACATTCCATACGCGAGAAAGTAATTATTGGGGAATAGGCCAAGCACGACCGTTCCAACTAGCACAGATATGAATGCGAGAACGGCCATGAATGGTTATCCATTGAGGAGGCAGGACGGGCCCGCACTGTATCTCACAGGGCGGGTTGGGCGACACGGTAACGACCGCGCTTTTTACCACCAGGTGGTTGGTAGGCTGCGCAGCATGCCTTGCAGTGGGCCCGCACACGCGTGACCACACCTTTGACCCTCACCAGACCGAAGAACTCGCCGTCGTTCGGCCACCACTCCTGGCACTGGGTGCAGAGCTTTTCCTCACCGTACTCGGCCTGGCGCATCTGGGGCACGGTCGCCCGTTTGCGCCGGCGGCCGTTGGCCTTGGTCGGCTCCCGCACGGGCTCATCCGGCGGGGTTTCTGGCCACTCCATTTCCAGCACCAGCCGGTCGCGCTGCTCGCGCTCGAACCGGTAGAGGATGGCGAAGATGGGATCGCCCTGGAATGGCGTGGAGGCGAGCATCTGCATGGCTCACCCCTTGGCGCCGAGGTAGGCCCGGCAGGCCTGGCCAGCTCGCACGCACAGCTCCAGATCGAACAGCCCGAAGTGGCACCGGTCGGGCGTCAGCCCCAGCTGCTCGGCAAGCCAGCGATAGGCCGCGCTTCTGGAGAGGTGCCCATCCCGCCAGATCAGCTCAAAGGGCGCCTTGTGCAGCTCGCGAGCCTTGCGTAGGGACTCATCGGCCAGGGTGCCCAGCGGCAGATTGGTGGAGGGGTGAAGCCCTACCCGTGCATCGCACCCGGTGCAGCCGTAGACCCAGGGCCAGTCGCCGTAGCTGCGGCCGTTGTAGATGTCGTGGTGATGCTTGATCACCACCGCTCCACCGCAGCAGGGACACACAGTCGGGATGGCCAACGGGTCTTTCACCCGCGCGATCGCCCGCCGACTCGGATTGCTGGGCGTCTTGACCGCCGACGCGACCTCACTGCTCATCGCCGTCCTCCCGCGCCTTCTCGGCTGCCTTGAGCTCGGCCTTGCGCCGGTTCTCCTCGTGGGTTTCGCGCACGTGCCGGGCCGTGGCCACCACCGCATTGAGCGAGCGGATGGTCAGGGGCACCGTCATGCTGCCCAGGACCGTCTCACCGGTGCGGTAGCGCTCCACCTGCTCCAGGATCGACTCGGGCAGCTCGGCCACGAGCTGGAGCGAGGCGGCCAGCAGGTCCTCGGACAGAGCGCGCGGGATGGCTGGGGGCAGGGCGGGCAGTGCCTTGCGGGTCTTGCGCTCCTCCAGCATCTTGGGAGTGACCTTGGCGCCGCCGGCTTCCTCGCTGATCGTGCGGATCTCGGCGGCCGCCTCCTCCCCAAATGCTCGAAGGGCCTTCACGGCGGTGCCGGGGGCGATGACGTCCTGGTCGATGAGGTCGCGCACGTCCTCGCCGCCATGGGCAATCTTGAGCAGCTGCTCCACGTACTGGCGAGAGAACCCCACGAGCTTGGCAATCTGGGCGGCTGGTAGGCCGTCGGTTTCGGCGAAGTCACGCACCACATCGGCCAGTTCGACCGGATCCAGCGGCTCCTGGCTCTGGGAGGTGACAATGCGCGCCTTGCACTCCAGCTCGTTGCCGATGAAGGGTTTCAACCCGATCAGCGGGATGGTGTAGCCCCAGGACTCCAGCAGGCGCAGCGCACGAATGCGGCGGTGCCCCTCGATCACCTTGAGTCCGCCCTCGGCCCGCGCCTGGACCTCGATTTGCGGCAGGACGTTGTTGATGTCCACCAGCGTTTTGGTCGCCTTGTCCTTGATCAGGCTGCGAGCGCTGCGCTCGATGCTGGCGTCCAGCTTGGGACCCTCGCGGCGCTTGTTGAAGCCGGGCGTGAAATGGAACTGGTCCAGGGCGGCAAACATGCCTTTGTCGGTGCGCTTGATGATCTTCTCGTTGATCATCTTTTGGATCGAATTACTCATACCTGCTCGCTCCTGAGCGTGCATGCGCGCCAAGGGCGCTGGCCGGCTGCCACGTGATGGATATTGAAAAGCACTAGGGGGCTCAGGGCGGGGTCCAGACTGTCTGGAGTCATAGTATCCGGGCCTCCCGCCGACGAGTCGGGCGATCGCCCAGGACGGCCGTCATGGCGTCCTCTGCGGCCCGGTACTCGCACCCCATGATCTCCACGCAGTAGGGAGCGGCAGCTGCGCTGACATGGAAGTAGAACCAGCCATCCACCCCGTCGAAGCAGTGGTAGCCGCGCCGTCGCTCATGACTCGCCAGGCTAACGCCCAGCTGACCCATCAGCCGCGACATGTCGGCGAGGAAATAGGGGCGCTCGGCCGCCCAGCAAGCCCGTAGGGCGGCGATCTCGTCCAGGCGGATGTCGCGTAGCTCTTCGGGCGTGTTCACCGCAGGCACGCAGCGGGGAATGTAGCCGCCCTGGCCGCGCAGCTCCCACAGATGCAGGTTCGGCTGGGCTTCGAAGTTCAGGCCCGAGAACGAGCGGCCGCCCAGGTCGTTAAAGAACACCGGCCGGCTGCCGGGGAAGTGATGGGCAAAGGCCTCGCCTTCGAGCTGCACGCGGCGGCAGTCGAGCAGGTACTGCTGGCGTGCATGTAGCACGTCAGGATTCTTGGTCTTGTAGTAGCTCATGGCAACGCGGTTCCTGCTCAGGCGCTGAGGGTGGCGGCGGGGATGTCGAGGAAGTAGCTGTTCTCGCCCTGGCCGGCGCGCATCACCCCGATGACGGTGCTGTCCCGGTGCAGCAGGACGTTTCCAAGCCGATCAAAGCGGGGCGTGACGTTCTCGCGCAGCAGGGCGCGATCCCAGTCCTGGGCAGTGCAGGGACGGATACGGGCCGCGCATTCCAGGGCCTCCTGGCGGGCAGCGGCGGCAGATACGCCGGCCATGCGCAGCAGGAAGTAGCGGGCGCCAACGCGGCGGTTGTAACGGCGCGTCAGGTAGACGAGCGATCCAATGAGCGCTGAGGTGTGGGACATGGTGCATTTCCGTGTGGTGAGCCGGCGATCCTGCCGGCGGGTGTGGCGCGCAATCTGTCGTCGCGCTGCCTGGGTATCTCGATAGGGGCCGTCCTCGGCGCCTATCGACAGACCCAGTGCTCGCCTGGGCCTGCCCTGCTACATGCGTCGCCGCTGGCGACCCGCTGCGGGACGCATCCGCACCGTCCCCTGGGTGCCATGCCGGCCACTGAGCGTCCGCCACGCCATCGTGTAGCCCATGCCGGCCAGGCGCATGGACATGCGGCGAACCCTACGCAGATCGGCCTGCGGATCGAGATCACCGTAGGTCTTGAGCGTGAGGGTGCGCACGACGTCGCCCGAGTCGTAGCCGACGAACTCGAACACGACCGCATTGGCGGTTGGGAAGGGGGTGGATACCTCAGCAAGCGGGCGGGACTGCATGGCCTGAACTCCTGTATCGGCCCGGCAGGAGGCCGAGCAACGGACAGGGAAAGCCTACTGCAAGCCGCTAGCGAAATTCAAGCATATGCTACAATTATTTATATCGCATGATATGAATAATCAGATGGACATTTGGCGCCTGATCCACTGGAATAGCAGTATCCAAAGCATGACAGGCCAGATGACGACACACAGCAGGCTTGTAGCAAATGCTGATTTTATTGCGGACGCTCTCCCGCGTTCCTCCACCAGCTGGAGAAAGTCGGGATCGGCAAGGAGGTCGTGGCGATCGAGCCACAGGTACAGCGCCCAGAGCAGGGCGCCGACCAGGTAGAGCATGAACCAATTCAAAGGCGCTATTCCGGTGGTCAGACCGTAGCAGCTTCGCTGGCCGTCGATGGCGAAGCAAGCGAACTGCGTGCAGTTGCTATCAGCACGGGAAGAGCATTGACCGCAGCGATGGCCAGCGCGGCGTCGCGCTTGTAGCTAAAGCTGGCCCAGGCCTTCTCGTGGATGCTGAAAGCGGCTAGCAGATCGCCCACGGTGGGACTCGAACAGATGGCCCCCATGGAGAGCCGGGTAGGCGCCCAGTCGCCTGGCCGATGTTCAGCCTCGGCGATGGCCACGTCCAGTTGATCCAGCAGAGAGGGCAGCTGGCCAGCCTCCAGAGCTTGTCGCACGCGCTCGCGTGAGCAGTCCAGAAACGAGCGCCAGCGGCGGCCCTCTTGCGCCAGCTCGGTCAGCTCAGCCAGATCCTGCTGGCCAGCCTCAATCGCCGCGCGGCATGGCTCGACGCTGGGCGCCGGCATAGCCTGGGGCTCAGGGGTCGCCAAGCCGTCCTCGATCAGCATTTCCAGGCGGCGCATCAGGGTGTCGCGCGCCTCGCGCAGGTCCTTGGCTCTGTCCTTGCCGCCGCCCCGCTGACCTGGCAAGAGCAGCTTCTTGATGGCGTGCTGAGTGGCGCCGCTGTAGTCCTCCACCTGGAAGAGCTCGCACACCCGATAGACATCCAGCTCGGTCAGCTGGCTGACGTCCTTGAAGTAGTGAAAATGCCGGCGTGCGCGGGCAACGATGCCCGCCCTCATGCCTGGGCCTCACGCCAGCCGGCGAGCACCGTCCCAACGATACGCACCACCTCGTCCTGGGTAGCGGGGGCCGGCAGCGGAGAGCCGTATGCTTCACCGCGCGGATGGTAGGCGAACCCCTGGCCAGTCATAGGCAAGCCGAGCTGGAGGATCTCCACGGCGAAGCCCTGGGCCTCGATGCGGTGTGGCAGGTGGGCGTCCAGGGTGTAGCGCTCGCCCATGCGGTGAATACTCGCGCGCTGCTTGCGCAACTGCACCTGGCGCGCAAAACCACTGGCCAGGCGCAGGCTATTGACCGGCTGGCGCAGCAGGACGCCGTCGCTGTTCTGCCCGACCTCCTGGAACGAGGTGCACAGCAGGCCGCCGGCCAGGACGAGGGACTCATAGCCGCGCGCCTGGCTGCCGAGGTCACTGACGTCGGCGCAGCGATCGATAGCGCTCCAGATCCGCAGCTCGACCAGGCTGGACAGCCGGCAGGACAGCAGACCGGCCCGATCAATCACCCAGGGCAAGGCCAAGGTGCCGGCCAGGGACTTCTCCAGCAGCTGGCGCACCTCCAGCCGAGTGGCGGCGATGGTGAGGGTATCGCCGATCCGTGCGTCCACACGGCCGCGCTTGGCGGCCTTCTTTTCGGCCTTGGTTGGCCGGGCACCCTGGCGCAGGCGAACCGGCTGCGGGCGGCGGGGCGCGGTGTCAGGATTGGCGGCGACGACAAGGCTTTCGCCGGCAGTGATTTCGTTCATGGCTGTGCTCGTGCAGAGGGAAGGGGTCAGCTCGCCAGGCGCGAGCCTTTGGGGGCCGGAGTGCCTAGAACGGCCTCCATGCGTCCGAGGGCGCCGCGCACCAGGCGTCGGCCACGCTCCTCGGCTTCCAGGCGCTGCTGGGCGCAGACCTGGGCGAAGGTGTCCGGGCGAATCGGCAGGGGCTCAGGCTGTACGACCCTGGCCTCCAGCTCATCCGCATAGCGCTCATAGCTGCGAGCACGGTCCCGCTCCCACTGGGCGGCCTGGCCGTCGGCATACAAGGCATCCCTGCGGATCTCGGCGGCAAGCTTGCGGTAGTGCTCAGGCGTCTGGGGCACGTGGAGTCTCCTCGATAACGCCAGCAGCTTGCGCCATGGCCAGGCCCGCCTCGGCGATGACATTCCGGCGCGCGACGCTATCGAGCTGGTCGGCCAGATCGAGCAAGGCCAGCAGCTCGGCACGCGGCCACACCACGGTGGCATAGGCGCCGCCGGCGGAGAGCAGCTGCTGGCGCAGCAGATCCCGCTGATCCTTATCCATGAGCTGGCACCTCACGCCCGCTGATCGCTGTCTCCAGCCTGGCCACGAGGCCGGCCTCGGAATGCTGGGCAGGGTTGGCGCTGACCGACACCTGCCAGCTGAGGACGCCGTAGCACTCCACTAGAAGATTGAGCAGCAGGGTGTCACGGGCGGCCGCCTGCTGGATGGCCTGGGCGGTCGTGGCCATGACCATCTGATTGACGATGCGGATGGCCTCGAACTGTGAGGGCGCAGGCTCGCCCAGGAACTGGTCGGCGGCCTGCTTGAGGTTGCGCATGGTGGGGCTGGAGAGCGGGTAGGCGGTGGGCATGTCGGCTCCGTTCAGAAACAGCGAGGGCGCCGAACCGAAGTGCGGCGCCCTCATTCTTGGGCGGAGCCACTATGCCTCTTTTTTCTATCACATGCTACATTTTTTGGGAGGGTATCGGCGCTATCGCACCGTATCGCCGGAGCAGTTGCTCAGCTCGCTGGCGTCGCTCTCGCTCCGCAGCAAGATCCGCTACGGCCTTGCGGTACAGGCCGCCAAAGCAGGCCAGGAACAGCGCAGAGCCGGCAAGCATGCCGAGCGCCAGGACGAGGATTGGTGACATCGTGCAACCCTTGGAGGTAGTTTCGGGTATGTATCATCTGATACAAGTGTTCGGCATTGCAGGCGCAGCTCTGGCCAGCGACTACAGATCCGGCTTGATCAGGTCGAATCGCGTGCAGAAGCTCAGGAAGAGGCGTCCGTTCATTTCGTGCTTGCCCTCCTCGTAGTAGCCCCACATGCGTGCCGTCACGCCGATGCAGGCGGCGGCCGCAGTTGGCGAGACGTCGGCCAGCTTGCGGGCCAGCGCCACCTGTTCCTTGGTGGGGCTGGGGAAGGTCTTAACGTTCAATCGGCGAGCGGCCATGGGTCACTCCAGGAAACGAATGTGTCGAGCGCATGGCGTCTCGATCCGGCCATCCGGGAACTCGACGACACCGCAGGTCACGTGCAGGGCGCCGACTTCCAGTTCCTCGCTTTCGACGGTGAACTGATGGAATCGAGCCTCCCCGATCTCGACCGGCTTGCGCTCATCCTTGTCCCAGGCGCTGACCATTACGCGGCGAAGGTGCGCGGTGCGCTGCTGCCGCACCTTGGCCATGGCCTCGTCAGCATCCATCACAAGAGCGCCGATCGGGACGACGGTGGCTGTAGCGCCTCCCAGCACGGGCTTGCCGCGCATCTTGGCGCCGCAGGCCTTGGAGCAGCACTTGCCGCCGCCGCGCGCGACCTCAGCGGGGCGGGCATAGAAGGTCTGACCGCAGTCAGGATTTTCACAGGTTCTGTTGTGGGTCGTCATACACCCTCCGGGTGATGGTTTCTCAGGGCGTGCAGCGGATTGCATTGGCTCACTGGTGCGACCCCCCAATAGCCAGAGGCTGCTCGCCACGATTGGCCACTCCATGATGGAGCTGCACCTGGCTACCTATCACTGCGCCATTGTGCAGGTCCTCGCTGTAGTGCTTGCCAGTACGAGGCTGAATCTGGGTGATCTCCATGTGCTTGGCGATGTACTCACGGATCAGCGCCTGCTCCTGGGTCTCGGTGGCCACCAGGGCGGTGGAATCGCTCGTCTCGATCTCCGGCGCAATCGCTTTCAGCTTGCTGGCCACCTGCGCAATCCAGCCCAACAGGAAGTGGTCGCCGCGCGTCTCCGGCGTCAACCCGCGCTGCCGGCCCCGAGACTTGCGCAGCCACGACACGTATTCGCGACGGGCGTGCACCGCTTTGGTATGCAGCGCCTCATAGGCGTAGGCAGCAACCTCCTGCGCGGGCGCTACGCCGATGAACAGCGAAACCTCGTACCACAGCCGGGTCTCCTCGTTCTTTACCGCATCGACCACACAGCGGCAGTTCATAGCCTCGGCAACGATGATGGCCAGCGACCACTCCCAACGCTTTAGGCGGACCTTCATCACGTGGCCGCGCTGGGTCTTCACCTCCGCCAGCGCCACATCTTTCTCGGTCAACCGGTGCTTCTGCATGAGCGCCTGGGCTTGGCGCATGGCGGCCGCCGCCTCGTGCTCGTTGCTGCTCGCTGATAGGGCCAGGCAATGCTTGATCTTGCGGATGATCCGATCCTGGTCCTTTTCCCGCTCTGTGCTCATGGTGACGTCCTAGATCTCGCTGTCGTATAGGCCGGTCTCGAAAAAGCCGAGCCTGCCTTTGATGGGGGTGAACGGTAGTGGGCGTGCGTCTCTCAGCACCAGCCCGATGTCGCCCATGTACCAGGGCGATTCGCTGTCGTCGATGCAGTCAACCAGCTCGACGGAACCGATGATGCCGCCACGCAGCAGCGCCTCACGGGAAGGCAGCACAATGGCACCGATGCGCTGATGGACCCAGGCCGACCACAGGTCGTACTCCATGCGGGTCATGCCGGCGGCGGCGTGCACCAGGAAGCGCCCCCGAAAGCGTGTCTTCCACGTGCGGTTCTCGATGTCCTTGATCAGGCCGGCTGCGGCTGCCTCGGCGCGCTGCTCTGCCGTGGCCAGGTCTGGGCGAACGATCAACCAGGCCCAGGGCTGGCGGATGGATAGAGCTTTCATGCGTATCTCCGGTAGAGCTGGCGCAGCTGGCCGAACAAGAGGGCAGGCCAGAAAACCAGGGAAAACAGGATCGTGGCGATCAGCAGCAGCGCCATCAGCCCTCGCACCGCCCACAGCGGATGCTCCCGCCGCAGGCGAGCGTTCGCCTCGGCGATGGAGCGATCACGCGGCGCCGGCGCCAGGACCTCCCAGTAGACGTAGCGGGCGAACAGCAGGCCCCATGCCAGGCCCAGGGCGAGGTAGAGGCCCCAGGTCATGCCGGCGCTTCCGGCGAGAAGTCTCGAGAACGGTTGAGCTCCTCCACGGGCACCCAGCCGATCACGTGGCCGGTACTGAGCAGGTCGCAGACGAAACCGGGGCTCATGTAGTGAGAGATCTCAAGCCAACGACCTGAGCGGTGGCCTGGGTGCAGACCATTACCCACGCGCCCTGCATCGCGCAGCACGACCACCATCTGGTCACGCTCGGGGAGATCCTGCGGCGAGCGCCAGTAGCTGGCCAGCCGCTCCTTGGCCTGGAGCGCGTCCAGCTCGGCCTGTAGCTCCTGCGCCTTGCTCTTCCAGGCCTGAGCCTGCTGGTGCTCGTTCTCGGCCACTGTCCGCCAATGCTCATCAGGATCCCGTGGAGAGCGAATGACCTCAATTGCGATCTCAGGCCATTCCTTGCCCTGTTCCTGGCCGATGCGGGCCAGGACGTCCAATGTCTCGCGACGATCGCGCTCGGCACCCTCCTTGCTGATTGAGGGATGAAATTCATTGGGACCGACGCTCCAGGTCCCCCACAGCTCCGGCTGCTCCTGATCGATCGCGGCGCGCAGCTCGTTCACCCAGAGGCGATCATCCAGCACCTCGGGGCGCCCATCGTCCAGCAGCTTGAGCAGCTCCTTGGCGCCGGCCAAGGTGATGGTGACGACAGGGTCGGCCGGATCGGGGGCCCGGCCCATGGCTTCGAGCATTTGCAGCACCTGGCTATTTGGCTGCATGGCTCAACCCTTCACGCAGACGACTTGGCGCAGCGTGTGGACGATGTCCACCAGATCGCTCTGCGCCGCCATCACCGCGTCGATGTCTTTATAGGCGGCGGGCGTCTCGTCGATCACCTCGGCGTCCTTGCGACACTCGACGCCGGCAGTGGCCTTGATGTGGTCCTCGACGGTGAAGCGGCGCTTCGCCTCGGCGCGGCTCATGGCACGGCCAGCACCATGCGAGCAGGAGCAGAAGGACTGGCTGTTGCCCTTGCCGCGCACGATGAACGAACGGGCACCCATGCTGCCGGGGATGATGCCCAGGTCGCCCTCACGGGCCCGCACGGCGCCCTTGCGGGTCAGCAGCACGTTCTCGCCGAAATGGTTCTCCCAGCTGACGTAGTTGTGGTGGCAGTTCACCGCCGCGCAGTCGCAGGTAAAGGGCTTGGGCACCGCCTGGCCCAGCGCCTGGAGCGCCGCCGCCATCATCAGCTCGCGATTCTCGCGGGCGAACTCCTGGGCCCAGCCCACGGCGAAACAGTAGTCGTCAAACAGCTCGGAGCCCTGCGGCAGGTAGGCCAGGTCCTGATCGGGGAGGTTGATGTGCCAGCGGCGCATTTCCTCCTTGGCCCGCTCGATGAAGTAGGAGCCGATGGCATTGCCGATCCCGCGCGAGCCGCTGTGCAGCATCACCCAGACGCGATCCTCTTCATCCAGGCAGACCTCGACGAAGTGGTTACCGGTGCCGAGAGTGCCGGCGTGGATGATGGCCCGCTTGGCCGCTCGTTCGAGCTTGGGGTGCTTCTTGACGATCTCGCCCAGCTGCGTCTGGAGCTGAGCCAGGTTGCTGCTCTGGGCGTGGTAGGTGTTGGCCTCACCCCAGGCGCCGCGATCGCCGGGCCCGCCGTTGTTCGTGCGGCCGTGCGGAATGCGCCGCTCGATGCCACTGCGCAGCTCGGCCAGGCTGTCCGGCAAGTCGCTTGCGGTCAGGGTGGTGCGCTGGGCAGCCATGCCGCAGCCGATGTCCACGCCGACGGCGGCCGGGATCACTGCCCCCTTGGTAGCGATGACGCTACCAACGGTGGCGCCCATACCCCAGTGCACGTCGGGCATGGCGGCAATGTGGGAGTGGATGAAGGGCAGGGCGGCCAGGTTGCGCAGCTGCGCCTTGGCCGCCTCCTCGACCTGCACGCCGCGCGTCCATGCCTTGATCGGGCGCCCCTCGCTGGGAATGATCTCGAACTGCTGGTTTTCCATGGTGGTGACTCCGTGCTTTCTGGTTATGGGTGCCGCGCCTTACAGCGCGCGGCCCATGGGAATGGCGGCCGGCGCCGGCTTGGGCGGCGTCTCGCGCAGGTAGACGTGGCGGTAGCGCTCGCTCACCGGCTTGAGCCCCTGGATGTCAGCAGGCGCGGCCTCGTGGCAATAGCGGAAGTAGGAGAGCAGGGGGCAATAGGTCTCCTGCACCTCATTCAACTGGTTGCAGTCCTCCTGCCAGGCCTTCGCTTTGGCCACCTCCTCAGTGGAGCAGATGGTCAGCAAGGGCGTAGCCACCTGCACTGGAGAGGCGCTGCTGGCGTCGCTGGCGCTGGAGTGAGTGGCGGCCAGCCCCAGGGCGCCAGCGGCGACATACAGCGGCACCAAGCTGGCGGCGCTGGAGCTGCTCGACGTGGTAGGGCTGCGACGCATGACGGGGGCAGCAGTAGAGACACGCGGCGCACTCGCCGAGGGGCGCGCTACGGGTGCGGCCGGACGGACCGATATGACCGGCGCGCGGGCTACGACTGCCGCCTGGGCGGAGCCGGCCAGCAGCAGGGCCAGGGCGGCCAAGGTGGGGGCGTACTTCATGAGGGGAGACCTCTCGCTATGGCTTCTCGGGGGAAGGCGCACAGCAGGACGCCCTCTCGCGAAGAGCCCGGCAGACCGGGCCCAGCGCATTACTCGTCGTCGTCCTGGAGGCTTTCGAGCAGGGTGTCCACGTCGTCACGCAGCTCTTCGAGGCCCTCACGGGTTTCGGAGCGGCTGCGGGAGGTGTCGCCGAAAAAGTCTTGGATGCTTTGCTTGACGGAGTCGAGGGTCATGGTCCACCTGGTGGGAAGTTGCTTCGCGGTTGCGAACTAGCATGTTCGCCGGAAGTATTTTCGCATCAGGTGATACCAATCTCAATAGCAGATGCTACAAAATATAGCGGATGAAGCGGAGCGCGCGAGGTCGCTTGGGCTATTTGTTAAGCCGCGCGATCATGGTGTCTGCCCAATACAGTGGCCACTGTAGAGCGCGCTCCACAGCCTCGTTCTTAGCGTTCTGCTCTTTCTGGTCCGCAGCCACGTGATACTGCTCTAGATAGCTGAATAGCACCTCAATATCATCGATATCCCAGGTCTGGGTGTGTGCTTTCGCTTCATCGGGGGACCAGTCTTGGTCCAAAGCCAGGTTGGCCATCTCTGCGATGGAGGAGCCGCGTGGCAGCTTCTCGGGCCACTTCACTTCAGGCATCACAGGCTCGAACGAGTTCGGCGCTGCGGGTGCATGTGCTACAAAATATTCACGCAGTGACAGCTGGCCAGGGATCACCTCGGGGACAGCTGTTTGGGATGGGTTACTGCTCATGTGTACTACTCCAACGGTTGCGGGGCATGCCCCAGTGATCACTCGGACAGTATCCCCAAATCACGCGCAGCCTGCTGCACCTCGGCGGAGGCATCAGCCATGGGCCACCTCCTGGCCTTTGCCAGGCTGGGTGAGGATGCGCCGGCCAGTCTGGAGGTGCTGCACCTCACCGCCGAACATGCGCGAGTAGTCACGCGCGGTCGGCCAGTACATGCGGCCGGAGGCGTGGCCTTCGGGGTAGACGACGCGATAGCGGCCCAGGTCGGCCTCGCGCAGGCGGGTATCGCAGTGGAAGCGATCCAGGTAGACGATCAGCGCCAGCAGCGCGGCTTGGATACGGTCGATCATGGTGATGTCCTTGCGTTCTCGTTATGGGGTGACAGCGCGGCCGGCCGGCGCCGGCGGGTTGCAGCGGAAGCAGGCGCATCCTGCTGCCTTCAAGCCAGTGGTGCGGCAGTAGATCGGGGCGCTCATGCCTGCCTCCGGCGCTTGGCGCCTCGGTATTCGGGACAGGGGGTTGTCGCAGGCGCAGCGATCGCCGCTGCAATCAGCGCCTGCCAGGTCGGACGATCATTCGCGAGGCACACGCCCTGCTCCCTGGTGTCGTACCCGACGACGCGCGCAAGGGCTCTCGCCGTGGCCAGGGGCACCGCCAGGTTGGAACAGCCATCGTTGTAGTAGCCCAGGTGCTGCATGACCTGCTCGCGCTGGTAGATGCCAGCCCCGGACAGGCGCCAGCAGTAGCCTTTATCGTCGGCCTGCCAGAGGGTGACGGCTCGATGCCGGCGCTGGGTGTGATTGAGGCTCAGCACAACGAAGTCGTCCGGGCCCGCCTGCTCCTTCAGGGCGACCTTCTCCCGATCGATACGCGCGCCGGACGCCTGGTTTTCTACCACCCGGTGGCAGCCCAGCAGGTGTACCTGTTCGGTGGTGAGGGTGAGGGACTCGCCTCGGGCAGCGGCCGTCACCAGCAGCTCCCAGGGCGAAGGAGTGTTCATGGACTGGGTAGTCATCAGCAGCTCTCATCACAGGGACGCGACCCGCAGGTTTTGCAGGCAACAGGCGAGTGGTTGCAGCCCGACTGCGCCGTACCATCCACCGTGCGCTCGCCGCACGAAGGGCATTCGCCTACGAAGCCCTCGCTGTCGTCCAGGCGCCATCCATCGCAGCAGCCCATCATTGCGCCCCTTCCGGCTGGCGGAACATCGCCAGCGCGCCCGCCTGGGCCCGGACGGTGGCCAGCGCCTCGGGCTCATAGCCCCAGATGTTCGATCCGTTCTCGCGCTCGTGGCCCAGGTAGCCGGGATGCAGCGGCTGGCCGGTGCGGATGTAGTCGCGGAACAGCTCCACCAGGTTGCGCAGCGTGCCGCCGTGGGAGAATCCGTTCCAGTCGTTACCGAACGAGGCCTCGTGGGTGTAGACGCGGCGCCGGGTGTAGTCGTCCACGAACCAGACCCGTCCGCGCGCGTCCACCTCCATGCCGGCGTAGGTGTCCTGGGACTTGCAGTAGAAGAACCGGCGCCCGTGGGCGGCGATGATGCGGATCGCCTGATTGACCAGCTCGCAGCGTTGCTGCTTGGCGGCCAGCTTAGACATCGCAGCTTTCCTGGCCCTGCTCGCGCATCACCCGGAAGGCGTCGCGGATGTCCTGGCAATGCAGCTCGCCCGACACTTCAACGTGCCGCAGCGCGGTAGCCACAAAGGTGCGCACCTGCTCGTCGCTCCAATGCTCGGGTGCGTCCTGACGTTCGGCCGCTTTCTTCCAGTCGGTATAGCGGACCCACGCGCCCATTTCGTTCGGCACCATGAGGGCGCTCTCGAAATGCTCGGAGCTGATCGACAGCAGGAAGCACTCAGGCTGGGCCAGAGGGATAGCCGCTCCAGCAGCGGGCGTGACAGCAGTTTCGGTCTGGGCGCTCATGCCGTGGCCTCTTCGTCTACCGGGGTGCAATGGCTCAGCATGACGCAGCCGGACTTGTTCTCCAGCCAGACCACCGCAGAGTGTCCGCTCAGCACCTGGGCCTCGCTGCGGGTCTTGGTGCGCAGGGTGGTTTCGCTACGGCCGCGCACTTCCTGGTAGTCCACCACAGTGCCGATCGCATGCTCAGCGTTCCAGGCGGCGCATTCCGCCTCCAGCTGCTTGAGTGTTTTGGGTCGTGCCATTTCGCCTACTCCGAAAGGAAGCAACTTCACAGCTACCAACTAGCTGGAATGTGCGAAGCATCTTCCCATCGGGTGAGGCTCATTTCAATAGCAGATGCTACAATTTGTGGGCAAGAAAAAGCCCAGCGGACTGGGCAAGGTGGGGGCTAAAGCAGCGACTTAATAGGTGTAGACCCGTTCTGTCGCTTTTTCCACGCTACATCAGGTGCTATAGCAAATCGAACTGAGCGACAGTGGGCTGCACGGGTGCCGGCACGGCCTTTTCCGGGCGGGGCAGTACCGGGCGGGCAGGTTCAGACGCCGCCACCTCGGGCAACGCCTCGCCCTGGGCCACCAGATAGCGCCGCGCCAGGTGCTTGAGCTGGTTCTCACCAAGGTCGGCTCGCTCGACCAGATGCTGGCCAGGGTTGCGCACGCCCTCGATCTGCTCACGCTTCACGCCCAGGACCTCGCACATGATCGGGTCGGTGCCGTCACTGGAGAGCGGGAAGAACGCTTGCACGGGCCGCTGCTGGCCATCGCGGTGGACTCGGCCAATGTTCTGCTCGATCACACCTGGCGACCAGTCCAGCTCGGCATGCACTGTGGTCGCGCACACGTGCTGTAGCCCATCGACGCCGGCGCCGGCGCGAACCGAGATCAGCATTACCCGTGCCTGGCCAGCCACGAAGGCGTCCTTGGCGGCCTGCTTCTGATTGGGCGACTCGCTGCCCGTGTAGAGCACAGGGCTGTAGGTGGCCAGCGCCTCCTGGAGGATCGAATAGACCTCCCGGTGCCAGGCGAAGACCAGCACCTGCTCGCCCTGCTCCAGCAGCATGCGGGTGAACTCCGCCACGAAGGGCGCCTTCGCCACACCGGTGGCCTGGCGCATCAGCCGGTCGAACTCGCCGGCGGCCTGCATATGCTCGCCCCGGTAGCGCTCGTTCGCATCCAGGATCGTCTTGGCCAACTCCACCGCGTCGGTCTTCACCCGGCGCAGCACGCCCTCGTCGTGCTCGATCTCGTGGGTGATCTTGGTCAGCTCGGGCAGCTCGCGACCGACCTCCTCGCGGGTGCGGCGTAGCATGATCCCCTCGCGGCGCAGGTACTCGCCGAACATTTCGGCATCAGCCAGGCGGGGCTTGTCGTCGCCATAGTCGCGCACGCACCACTCGCGCAGGAACTCGTCCCGGTCGCCCAGGCAGTCCGGCAGGATCACGTCGATGACGTTCCAGAACTCGCCGCCGTAGTTGTAGATGGGGGTCGCGGACAGGCCCATGCAGTACCGGGCGTGGGCGCGCAGGTGCTTGGCCGCCGTGTAGATCTCGGTGCCGGAGCTGCGCAGCTGCTGGCACTCTTCAAAGACCACGTACTGCACCAGCTCGGCCAGCACCTCGGCCCAGCCGCGTAGCTTGTGATAGCTGATCAGGATCACGTCAGGCAGCGTGTCCCAGAGGTCCGTGCGGCGCTGACGCGGCTGCTTGATCAGCGGGTAGGGCGAACCCTTGTTCACGTGGTGCACGCGCAACCCAGGGCAGAACTCCGCCAGCTTCTCTGGCCAGTGGTTCGGCAGCGAGGCAGGGTAGACCACCACCGTGGGCAGATTGCCCGCCAGCGCCATCGCGCACATGGCGGTCACGGTCTTGCCCAGGCCGAGATCGTCGGCGACCAGCAGGCCGCCCTTGATCATCATCTGGGCGGCCGCATAGGCCTGGTACTGGCGTTCGGGCTTGGCCAGGCTGAATGCGGGCACTTCGCGCCGGCCAGCCAGGAGATCGGCCAGGTCCTGCTCGGTGCGCACGTGCTCGGCAGCCAGGCGCTCCATGCGATCGCGGGTGGCCAGGTCCATGGTCATTGGATAGCGCTGGGTGAACCAGAGCAGCTCGCGGCTGTTCTCGGCGCTGGCCAGCAAGGGCAGGGTATTGGCGGCATGCTGCGGCGCGCGGGGGAAGACCCGCTTGAGCCTGGCGCGAACCTGGGGGTCGGCGGAGACGATCCAGCTGCGGCCGTCGAAGGCGATCGAGCCGAACGCGCGGACAGTGAGGGCCTGGGGTAGGGCTGCGGTCACAATTGCTCTCCTATGGTTGCCCAGCGTCGCCTAGCGGCCTCTCTATCGCGCTCACGCTCCTGGTGCTGACGCTCGATGTCGGCCAGGACCTCTGGCAGGGCCGCCAGCACGTGGCGCGCCGTGGGCAACCGGCGCAGATAGACTATCTGCTGCTCGACGTAGCCGGTTTCCGGGCATTCCGCGCCCTCGATGAAGGCCATGAAATGGCTCTCCACACGATCATGCAGCGAGCACCATGCGGTCTGCTCCGACCATTCGGACTCGTAGCCGCCGCTCATGCAGCCCACCATCACGGTTCCTGGCCAGGGGCTCAGGTAGTCGCGATTCTGGACGATCATGCCTTCACCCTTGCGGGGCCGGGTATGGATGGCGCCATAGCGAGGCTTTTCGTCCCATCGGTGGCAGCGCCGGCGGCACCAGTGCTTTCGCTCGTTGATGTAGGTCTGCATTTCGTTATCGCCCTCAGCGAGGAACTGCCCCCGCGTGTCGTCCAGCGCCTCCAGGAACGGGGCGGCGCGCTTCGACAGCTTCTTGAGGATGCGTAGGTTCATGGCTCGCAGTGCTCCCGGTACTGGGTCGTGATCCGGCGGGCGATAGCGTCCAGGCGCTCGGCCATCCCGTAGGTGTCATTGTTGTCGTGGCGCGAGATCACGCCGGAGCGGCTCACGTTGCGGCTGCGCAAGATGCAAGCGGCTAGCTGGAGTAGCAGCGCCTCTAGTTGGCGGCGGCGCCAGCCGGCATGAGGGATCAAGCGAAGTAGGGTCATCCCTGTCCCTCCTGGTTGCAGATGCAGACGGCATAGCTGTCTTCGGCATCTTCATCATCGACAGCAGCATTGACGGGGCCGATGCTGGCGAGCGCCTTTTTAGTTGCTTCGGGATTGGCCTCGCGCGCAATACGCACGCCAGCAGCCCACAGATCCACGCCGGTGCCCGAGCCCCACAGCGTTGCCCAGGAGCTCGTGCTCTCGGCATTCTCCTTGGCACTCATCAGGTACTGCTCTGTGTTGCAGCCAGGGCAAGGATCGCTATGGTCGCGCGGGTCGTATCCGTCTTTGTCGGCATCCCACAGGTAGCCATCGCCTCGGCACTCAACGGTGCCGCGCTGATAGTCACAGCGGCTCATGACTTGAGCCCCCCGTGAGCAGCGGTAGGCTGGGGCTTATATCCGCTGTGAATGTCCCCATCGTAGTCAAGGACGAAAGGCTCTTCCGGCAGCTCACCGATGATGTACCGAACTTTGTCAGCCTCGTAGCGAACACGGTCCGGGTACTCGGATCGAGCAATGGTGATGCACGCACCGTCGCCGAGAGGCTCGTTTTTACGGTGCAGGATTGCAGTCCAGTTGGTCCTACCGTTCGATTCAGGCATCGCGCCATACCAAACCGCCAGCGCTACCGGCTCCGTAGTGGAAGGCTGGGCAATCGCATCCTCGCCGGCCTGGGTCATCATCCACCGTGCCGGGCTGCGCTGGACTCGCGCCAGCAGGCCCAGCTGGGTCAGCAGGTCGAAGCGGGCGCGCTCCAGGTTCACGTCGTTGTTGTCCTCGACGCACTCCGCAAAGCGGCGCAGGTCCGCAAGGATCTCTTCCATGAAGGGCTGACTACGCATGGTCGGCACCTCGCACAGCACCCTGGGTTGTGTAGAGCGGGTATTCGCCAGCCGGCAGCGTTGTGTGCAGTCCATTCGGCCACTCGATACCCACCTGGGTGCTACGACCCCGAACCTCCACAGTCAGGTGCGCGACAGGCTCTGGGTGGACGAACACGGCGGGCTCGCTATGACTGGCGAGGAGTGCGTCAATCTCTTCACGCAGCTCGCTGGTGATCGTCCTGCCGACCTGGGTGACGACGCGATCCAGCAGACCCTCAGCCTCAGCTAACCGGCCTTGCAAGGCCGTCAGCCGCGCATAAGGGTTGGCGCCCAGGAGATCGCAGATGCGCCCTTCGAGATCCTCGACACGGGCCTTCTTTCGATCGCGATCAGCCATCAGCTCAGCCAGGCGGTCTCGCTCTGCCTTACCAATCTCATAGAAGCGCCAGGCCCAGTGTCCCTCGGGCGGCTCCTGGCCGTCCTGGAAGCCTCGCATCATGGCCCCTATGGCCACGTCGATCAGGTCGTCCTTGTAGAGGTTGTCCCCATCGACTCCCAGCCCCTGCTTACGCAGCGCGGTCAGCTGCTCGTTCATAGCTGCTTGGTCGTTCACGCTCATGATCATTCCTTCGTTCAGGTGGATTAGCGGGTAACGCCGTGGGCGCGGTACTGCGCTATGACGCCGTCCAGTACGTCACTAGGGCCGAACTCTGCGATGTTGTTCCGGCAATCCTTGGGAGTCATCCAAAGCCAGTTGACCTGCTCACCGCCCAGGAAGATGGCCACCTTGGCTGCTGCGGCCCCGCGCATCATGCGCTGGGTGTTGAACTCGATCAGCGTGAAAGTCACGGTGTCGCCGGAATGGCCAGGCGCGGGTGCAACTTGGTCTGCGGTACTCATCGTCATGTCCTACTGGATGGGGAAGGGAATCAGCGGTGTGGAGTAGCCCAACATCAGGGGGTGAGCAGGATCGCCTCCCTTGGTGAGCCCAAAGGTGAGAACCGGTTTGCCGGTGGCCAGTAGCATGGCCAGCACGGTCGCGAGGCGCGCATGCAGCTCAAGGGGAAGCTTTCCCCTGGCGCCCCAGCAGGGCACCAGCACGTCCGCCGCTGCGGCGATGGCAGCCAGGTGCTGATCGTTTTCAGGCCCCACCGGATCGACAGCTAGTGCCAGGGCGCCAACGTCGGTCGCGCGGTAGGCGAAGGCATTACCTACCAGGAAGCGGCTGGAGCCATAGATCCGCGAAAAGCCCCGCCACTTGCGCACGGTGGCATCGTCCATTTCGGCGTCGGCCGTGGAGGGGTTCACCCCGAAATAGGCGATGACCTCGCCACCGAGCGGCAGGTCGTGCACATCACGCTCAAGGCGATAGCGGTAGGTGGCGCAGGGACTGAGGACCGCGCTCATCGACGGCCTCGCTTGCCAGGGCCACGACCGTGAGCCATCCAGCCGGCGTCGGCGACTTCATTGCCCAGCTCGGCGATCAGCTCGTCTATGCGGTCGCCGATTGCCGGGACGAGGTCACTAACCGTTGCGCTCGGGATCACGAGGCTGTGGGTCGTCTTTTCACCGGAAGGCAGCTGAACCCAGACGGTGACGTCCCAGCGACTGGGGCGCGGCGAGGGGGTGCCTTTGACCGTCGCGACTGAACGCCCGACGTGATGGGAGACGGTGCAGGTCATGCGGCACCTCGCGCCCAGCGGCGGGCGTTGTATGGGTCGGGCTTGAACTCCAGGGCGACGCCCCGAACGGCCAGCGCCTTGACCAGCGCGCAACCGTCGCCGTAGCCAATCACCTTGGCCACCTGGATGAGGGTGTGAGTGGGCGCCAGTCGGCGGGCGGTGGTCACGACAGTCTCGCCACTGGTGCGAACCCAGTTCTGCGCCACCCAGCGGCTGGAGAAAGGGGATTGATCGCCCAGGCGATGGATATAGGCGCGCAGCGCCTCACGGCCGACGCCCATGATCTCGGCGCACTGGCGGATGCTGTGGCCCCGCTTGGCGAGCAGCACCAGCTGCGGGTAGCTGACAGGGGGCGTGGCGCCAGGGCGGCGCGGAATGCTGGTGCTCATAGCGCCTGGCGCTCCAGCCGGCACATGCGCAGGGCTCCGGCCAGGTAGGCGGGCAGCTCGTGGATGCCCTCCAGCGCCCAGGTGGGCGTGCCGGCCAGCAGAACACCGGACACCTGCGGCAGCTTGAGATACCGATGTACCTGGCGCAGCGCCTGGGCCAGCGAGCCGTCTACCTTGACCTCGATCACCAGGCCGGACTCTTCCAGGAAGAAGTCGGCGCGGTTCTGCGCGTCCAGGATGTGCTCGTGCCGATAGGCGACCTGGTAGGTACTCAGCACGTCGGCGAGCCGCTCGTGGAGCTGCTGCTCACTGCCGTAGCGGTAGCGGTACTGAGTGAGAATCCGCGCGATCAGCAGCAGGGCGCCCGAAACATCCGGCTTCTGCTGCTCGACATCGCAGGCGGTAGGCAAAGGGAGAGGCATTGTAGGCACCCGAAAGACGAAGAAACTTCGGTAAAACGCCAGGGTTTGGCCGAAGTATTTTCGCATCAGGTGATACAGTTAACAATAGCAGATGCTACAATTTTAGGGCTTCCTTTCCCATCCTGCTGGCCCGTGCGTCGGGATCCTGAACGGTCAGACGCCAGCAACGGCGGCCTATTGCGCGATCTACCCCCTACCCGCTACCCATGCACAGGGTGATAGCCGTTTGCTGCGCCTACGGGCCGCTCCGTTCGCTACAGGTTGCGCCGAGGGGCAGCGGCACCGGTGAATTTAGCCCGGTTGGCCTCCGCCTGCTTCATCGAACGCTCATACAGGGCATCCAGCTCGGCCGCGCTCACCAGATTGACCACGGTCTCCTGGCGCTCGTCGTACAGGCGCAGAATCTTCATCAGGGTCTCACGGGCCCGTTCCTGGTTGTGCACCATCAGCTCCAGACCTTCCTTGGTGCGCTTCACGCCGGCATACAGTGCCTGAGCGGACGGAGACAGGTTGCGCGTGTCCTTGAACACCTCGCGCTCGATGCCTTCGCCGTAGCACTCCGGGCAGCTCTCGACCGGCTCCTTGCGTGGATCGTAGCCCGTCCCGCCCTCGGGATCGGGTTCGGGCGGTAGGTCAGCGTCGCTGGCGTCAGGGTTGCGCTCCAGGGCCTTGCGCAGGTCCTCCTCCCACTTGCGCTGCCGGTTGCGCCACTCGCCTGGCTTGTACTGATACAGGTGATCCTCCCCGTAGCAGAAGCGGCAGCACTCCCGGCGCATCTCCATGAGTTCGTTCGGGTCAGCGAACGCAACGGCCACCAGCTGCTCTAGCACGCGCGTCTGGAGGTCTTCGCTCTTCTCGAACAGGACCTTGATGCGTAGCGCCATCAGCGCCCGGACCTTAGCGGAATTTAGCAGGCGATGCGCACTCGCACATGCCCCGCCGGTGCTCTGGACGTTGTAGACCGCCATGTAGGCCTTGGTCTGGTTGTAGGTCCGCAGGTACTCATCCACGAACTGGACGTGTTGCGGATCCATGCCAGAGACCAGCTCATCCTCAGCGGACAGCTTGGGATCGAGCACCACGGGAGCAGGCGCCTCCTCCTTGGCCGTAGCCTTGGATCGAGGAGGACGCTTGGGCTTGGCCTTGGGAGCTGGCTTATCCGCCTTGGGCTTGGGAGCCATAGGGAGAACCTTGCAGGAATGAGAGGAACACGACCACGGAGCGCCCTGCTGATCGAGCAATGGGAACCGTAGGCGATGCGGGGTATCGAGCCTTGCCGACTAGGGCAGGTATGTGAGCACCAGGGTATGAGGTGCTACGGGACGAAGCGGAGGGGGCTTTCCGAAAGGGATCGCCCTATAGGGGTGGTATTACCGGTGACGCTTGGACAGGTAGGGATTGGGGAGGCGGTAGACGGCGCGCTCGACCAGGCCGGCCCAGAACAGGGTGGCGGCACTCAGGGACACGGAGAGGCTGTAGGCACCGGCCAGGGCGGCAGTGCAGGCCTCATGACCGGTTACCGCTGTCAGGCCGAAGTAGACCAGGGCGGCGCAAGCATACAGGGCGCGACGGGCCCAGCGCTTCCAGCGTACCGACATGCCGAGGCGGTTGCGCAGCTCGATGACGTCGCCCTCCCGCATGGTCATGCGCATATTGCCGCCGGCGGTGACCTTCACGCCCTTGTAGAGGAAGGCAGTACCCTCCCGTAGCTGGATGTCCACAAGGGTGTGCGGCTGTACGGCCATATCGGCCCGGCGGGTGGTCAGCCAGGCGCGCAGGCGGTTGGGGCGAGGTGGCAGCTTGCGGCTCTCTTCGGCCTCACGGCAACCCAGGCACCAGATCAGGTGGCCACCGATCTCGTCGTAGCGGCACTCGCAGGTCTGGGGGATACGAGGCTCACACGTCATACGTCACCTGGGTGATGGGTGAAACCATGGAAGAAAAACGCATGCTGGACCTCGGTAACGGTTGAATGGGTCCCGGTTACTCCATCCGGGGCGCTCTGGTAGCGGCTTCGAGGGCACGCTGTGCGCAGCAAGCGACTTGCGGTCGCGGCGCCCGATACCCTGGGCGCGTGGTGCAGGTGGCCGGTGCCGTCTCTCCGGCTTGTTGCTCGTCCCGCTATGGGAGCAACCCCAGGCGGCGGGTTTCAGTGCGCATCGGCCTGCGCATTCACCTGCATCGGTAGAACGTCCTGCCAGGGCTCACCAGGAAAAGGTGCGGGCCCTGGCAGGGCGCTCTCCCATGCAGCCCACACTGCCGTGGGTGCAATCGGGGGTCAGGCGGCGGCCCGCGCCTCTTGTGCAAGCGGCTGGCAGAAGTTGCGAGCGACCTGATCCAGGTACTTGGCGCCCACCAGGCCGAGGGTCTCAAAGCCGGCCAGCTCCTCAACGCTGAACTGCACCAAGGAGACGAGATCCACGACGCCGGCCGGATACAGCACCTGGCGATATTCGTAGGGCACCCGCATATCCAGCAGGGAGGGATTACCGAAATCCACCTCCGGGCCATCCGCCAGGCACAGGCCATGAGCACGAAGCAGGTTGTGGATGTGTGCAGCGCCCCGGTAGCGGATACCCGGAATGTCGATGAGCTCTTCCAGGCTGGTGCACTGGAGATCGACGACGGTGAGGATGTTGGCGCGAGCCAGGTCGCTCAGCTGCTTGGTGCAAAGACCCAGGGTGGCCAGGTCGAGCGCGGCGATCAGCGCCCGATCAAGATCGGCGACGACGATGGCGGCGGCCAGGGAGGTGGTGCTAACACTGTCTTGGGTCATGGGTTCACGTCTTTGCGTGGCTGTATGGGGGAGGCACCTGAGCCAGGGGACTCTCCGATACAGCCCGACCGCCGCAGCGGCCAGGCATAGCGCATCAGCGGCGAGCGGCGCGCGGCTTCTTGGGCTTGGTGTCGGGCACCTGGGCCGGATCGGTCTTGGCCACCGCCGGGCCGGCATCGGCCAGCAGGGTGTGGCGCGGCAGGCCCTCGGGGGTGACAGCCATGTGACGGCACTTCACGACGGTCGCCGGGGATCTCTGGCCAGGAAGGTCTGCAACGTCGTAAACCACCAGCACCAGGTGATCACCCACCTCGGGCAGTACGCCGCCCACGAAGGTGTCCGCGATCTTGTCGTTCTCGACAGCGACGCCGTGAGGGATGTACTCGGGCTCGGGCTGGCGACTGAGCCAGGATTGCGCCAGCGCGTGGATGGCAGGCGCCGAGTTCGGGTCTTGCAGCGCGCCATTGAGGGCGTATTGCAGTTGCTGGGGCGTCATGTCTTGCGGCTGATTCATGTCGGTCTCACTGGTCTCGGGTTGCTGCTGCATGGCTGCATGGGTCAGGACGCCGGCGCCGGTCGCGCTGCGTACTCACCGATGCACCCTTGCGGGGTTCGGGCCGGTTGCCACTCCCGGCGATCACCCTCACCAGCGTCGCTGGCCAGGGCATCGGCTTCACCCTGTGCGGCCACTGCCAGCCAGGGAGGTCTTGGGCGAGGCGGTGGAGTTGAACCACCGAGTCGGGATGATGAGTCCCGTCTTGCACCGGCATGCCTCGCAGTGCTCATGCCCTCTTGACGCCCGTTGCCGGGGAGGACTTACGACTGGGTCCCGCCATTGGGCCAGCCCACTCCGTTGGGCGACCCTGCCGAGGAGGTTGCCGGCAGGCGTATCAGCTGTGTGGGATGGTGGCCCTACGCTCTCCACACCCACGTATCCAGGCTATCCCTCCGCGAGGGCCGCCCTGGCACGGTGTTTCCAATCCCTCAGCTCAAGCGAACAAGTCGCCGCTCGGGCTGCGTTCGGCCTGGGCCCGGTCGCGCAGGTCGGCGCGATCGGCGATCAGGTCGATGCTGATTTGCTTAACGTTCTGCGCGGTGGACTGGCGCATCCGGCGATCAAACTCACCGTTGGCCACCTGGAACTCGCGCTCGATGATTTCGCAGTGCTTCAACTCGCCCGCGATACGGGCATCCGCACCGGTGATGACGTCTTCAAGGCCGCGCAGAGCCGCCTCCAGCGTTGCCGAGCCGCGCCACTCCTCCTCGTACTCGGGATTGAGCTGGGCCATGCGGCGATGGGCGTGCTTCACGTCCTTGAGCTTGATGGCGATACGCTGGAGGTCGGAGCGGTCCTGGTTCTGGCCCTGGAGGGCGACACCCACCTGCTGGGCCAGATACTCGTGGTAGCGGCTGGTGGACTCGGCGATGGTGTTGGCCACCAGCCTGACGCGAAAGCTCTGGTTGTTCTCGGCAGCGTCGGCCAGGGGGTCGTCGCTGGTGCCGGACAGGTAGTCCAGAGGTACTGCGAACAGCTCGGCCATGCCGATCATGTCCAGCAGCTTGGGCATGCGCTCACCGCTCTCCCAAAGACTGATCTGGGTAGCGTTTTCGTGTCCCAAGTGATGCGCAACTGCGTCCTGGCTCATGTCCGCCAATTTGCGGGCAGCGTAGATGCGGCAACCTATGATCTGGCGCAGCTTTGCGGCTCTTTCGGCAGCGGTCGGAATGGCCATGGACGACGTCTCTCATGGGGTGAATTTCTGTAGCAAATGATAGAAATATCACACCCTAACCGCAACGCAGTTCACGCTTTCCCTGTGAACTTATTCCCATTGACAGGATCGTTTCTGTCGATCTAGGAAAACCGGATGATTTCGTCCACCTGCTGCTGTAGCCGCTGCTCGTCCAGCTGGTTGCGGTACACGTGCTTGAGGATGGCGTTGATGACGTCGGAGTAGATCGCCTGGGCCTGCTCTTCCTTGCAGTTGGCGTAGCTCAGGCTCGCGGCCTTGAGCCGCACCTTGCCGGTGATGTCATAGGTCGGCTCGTAGTGGCCGGCCATGATGATCAGGTCCTTGCGGAAGCGATCGATGCACGGCACCACCTGGCGGCCTCGGTACTCCATCGCGGCCAGGTTGTTCTCGCACCAGTGGTCATAGGCCACGCGGAACAGCACCATGGTTTTCTGGAGGAACTTGTAGTTGCGGACCTGCTTGACCTCGCAACGCACGCCAGCGCCGACCTTGAGCCTTTGCAGCTGCTCGATGCCCTCCTCGGTGGCCGGCCGTAGCGACCCGTCCATGGTCTTGACGAGGATGATCTCCAAGGCGCGCACTCCAGAGGGTGCGCTACTCCTCGGTGGCGTTGAGCCCCAGGATCTCGTGCACCCGTTGTTTCAGGGCTGGGAAGAGGTGCGGGGCGTCCCGGCGCTCGGCCTGCATGATGCGGCGGCGCTCCAGACGATCCGGCTGGGACATGATGAAAGCGGTCAGGTAGTCCACCCGGAGCGCCTTTCCGATTTCGCAGTAGCGCGCCGACGGCGCATGGCAGCAGCGTGCTGCGCTCATGATGTGAGCGAGGTAAGGCGCGTGGGCCGCTTCCACCGGATCAGTCTCGAGATCGGTCACGCGCGAACTTCCTCGATGTCGTAGCCACCGCCGTCCGCCGCCTTGCGCGGATAGACCAGGTAGAACGCAAATGGGTAGCGCTGCGCGGCCCATTGCATTTTGACCTTGGAGTCCTCCTGGGTGATGGCGCGGGCGCCCTTGGTGTCGTGCATTTCCAGCTGGCCATCGGCGAGCATGACGGCGAAGTCCACCGTGAGGTGGCGATTGTTGGCGAGCTTGAACTTGATCGCCTCGAACGCCCACCAGAGGATCTCCCCCGCCTGCTTTCGCTGATCCAGGTACTGCGCGTAGGCCTCCTCGGTCTTGTTCATCACGCCAGCCGGCAGGCGCCCCTTGGCGAACAGCTTCGCCTTGGGGTCCTTGGCCTTGGCCGACGACGGTTGGCCGGCCGAGGGCGGCGACTGACGGCCCTGGGCCAGGCGCCGCTCGCGGTCGATGACATCCTGGGCCGTCATGCGCATGGTCAGTCGTAGCTCGAGCTGGAGGAGCTGCTGGAGTCGCTGGAGCTGCTCGACCACGAGTCCGAGCCGCTGTAATGGCTATGACTGGAACTGGAGTGGTCGCTATGGCTCGGCGACTCACTACGCACCGGCTCGCAGCGCACCGGCTCGGGATCGGCAAGCCGCTTGCGCGGTTCGTCGTCCAGGGCCGCCAGCTGATTCGCCTGATTGTAGGGCGACAGCGGATTGAGCGGATGCAGTGGGCTGGCCAGCCCCATCGAGTCCGCCGGCGCGCTTTGGCTTTCGAAGCGGACAGTGCCGGCCGGCGCAGACTGCTGGCGTACCTCGGCACGCTTGGCAGCCACCCCCGGCGGCACCTGGCGCGGCTCGGTCAGCGGAGGGGCGCCGGTGGCGCGCGCTACGGTCCGAGCCTTGCGGTTGCTCCACCAGGTGCGCAGGCCCATCAGTGCAGCCCCATGGCGCCAGTGGAGCCAAAGCCGCCCGCGCCACGCTCGGTCGCCGGCAGTTCGACGGGATCGACCTCGCCCAGAGTGGTCGGCAGGTAGCCCTGGAGCACGATCTGCGCGACCCGCTCGCCATGCTGGAGGGTAATCGGCTGATCCCCCAGGTTGATCAGCGCCACCTTGATCTCGCCGGTGTAGTCCTGATCGATCAAGCCGGCGAGCACGTCCAACCCATGGCGGGTAGCCAGACCAGAACGCGGCCAGATGAAACCGGCGACGCCCAGAGGGAAGTGGATGGCGAAGCCAGTCGGCACCAGGGTGCGCTGGCCAGGCATGAGGGTGTGCTCACCGACCGCCGATAGGTCCAGACCGGCCGCGCCAGGGGTAGCATGCGACGGGCGCGGCAGGTTGTGCTCGCCGATGCGGACACAGGAGACGAGGTGACGGGTAGGCATGTCGATCATGCTGGCTTGACCTTGCGTGTGGCCCGGCTGGGCTGGAGGGTATAGGTCTGCCCTTGGTCGAGATCCCATGGGGTCTCGCTCTGGCAGTCCACACAGATTTTCAGGCGCAAGCTGGGCAGCTGAACCATGCACTTTCCGAAACAGCGCGGACAGACCTTGGTGGTCGGCAGGTCCGCGCCGGCAGGCGCGGCGGTCCGGTGACGCGCCTGGCGCCACCGATTGGATTTGGGCTTGCTCCAGACCCAGGCCAGCGCGACGCTCACGGCGAGCAGGATGATCTGTTTCATTCGCACAGTCCGTAGGCAGAGCTGCATGCCTTCCCATCGTCGGCGGCGGCCAGCAGGTCGAACTGGCGGCCCCCGCGCGCAGTCATCGACCACTCCACCATGCGCTCGATGCCATGCGTCTCATGAGCGATCAGGTCACTGGACAGTACCGTCGGGTCACCCACAGCCGGGAAGAACGTCGAGTTACCGCGCTTGCAGGCGATCGATACTGACCGCTCCCAGCGAGCCACCCGCTCGATCACTTCGGGGAAACGCCGGCTGATGTTGCTCAGCTCTTCCTTGCGAGTGTTAACGCACGGCATACAGCCCACGCGACCCATCCCCTCCTCGTACAGCGGGTTCCATTTGATGCCGTGCCGGCGGTGCATGTCGAACACGTCCGCAGCCGACCAGTGCAGCAGCGGCCGATAGTTGAACAGGCCGTTGCCGACTTCATCCTGGATTGGAAGCAGGCTTCGAGCGCGGGACTCATCGGCACGAACGCCTTGCCAGCTGTAGACGTCGGCGGTGGTGTGCAGCGCCAGCAGAGGCTCGAATACCTGCCGCTGCATGGGGAAGACCTTGAGCTCCTGAGTGCAGAACCTGGTCTTGGTCCCAGGGAATCGGCCGCGCCACAGGCAGAGGTCCAGGAACGGGATACCCGTGGGTTGCAGCATGGCAATCGCGGCGGCACATACCTCATCGGCCTCGCCGGCCGTCAGCGGCCGCACGGCGCGTCGCGCCGGCATCCAGCTCCAGCACATGAAATCGTGGGGACCATAGACATGCACTGGTGAGCGGGTAGGCATCGGCACCGCTGGAGGGAAGTCGCTTTCGCTGTCGCAGCCCTCCAAGTCATTGCGATACCAATGGCCAGGCACCTCGGGTACGCCCGCCATCAACTCGGCCGGCCAGCGCTTGGCGATGTACTCGCGCTTGTGCGCCATCTGGCTGGTGAAGTCCGCGCGGATCCGCCGGATTTCGAGCCCCAGCGTGGTCTGGAGGTAGTCCACGTAGGCGTAGGTTACCGGGTGCTCATGCCCGGTATCGCAGAACACCGCCATGAGGTTGGGCACGTCCAGCTCTCGCGCCAGCAGGAACAGCGCGGTGCTGTCCTTGCCACCGCTGATGCTGAGCACGTTGGTGTCGGCGGCATCGAGGCCGGTGATGCGGCAGGTAGCGGCCACCAGGTCGTGGATACGGCCGGCCAGCGGGGTCATCATCATCGTCATGCCGCAATCTCCAATCCAGTAAGCTCCAATACCCGCGCCGGCACGTCGTGCCCCAGGCGCAGCAGTTCCTCGGCGATGCCCTTGAGCACCTGCTCCTGGGCGCCGTAGTGCGCCTCCCACCGCCGCTTGTGCGGGTGCACCGCCAGCGCGGCGCCGTTGTCCTGGTGATGGGGCTCGCACAGCGGCAGCACCAGCCAGTGGGCGTCGGGCTTGGTGCGGCCGTCGATGTGATGGATCGAGACGTAGCTGTTGAAACCATGGCCATCGGCTGCGCAGCACACGCAACCGATCACCTGGGCAAGCAAATCGTGCCAGCGCTTCTGCACCGGACTCGGGGTGGTTCCAAACATGACCGGACTCCAGCGCCCCAGGCGGGGCGCTCTCGGTAAGGGGTTAGCCGCTGAGCTGCTGCCGCTTGGCCGCGAGGAGCCGCAGCTCCGCCTCGGCGACCTGGCGCTGGCGCGCCTCCTCGAACTCGCGCTCACGCTGCTGGAGCGATCGCGCGTCCTCGACCTTCGGTGCAATTCGCTTGCGCCCGCCCAGGGTGCTGAGCATGTCGCTGATCATGGCCTTCTGGGCCTCCGGTGCGATGGTGCGCTTTCCCGCGCCCTTGGCTTCCGGCGCCGGCAGGTAGGCGGCCGGCTTCTCGGGATCGTAGGGCGGCGGCACGGGCAGGCCTTCCTTGCGGGCCTTCTCCAGCGCGCTGGTAAAGCGCGAGCGGATGTCCCGCCAGGACAGCTCCTCCAGGTCCTTACCCATGGCCACGGCCGCGTGATACACCGCAGGCTCTGTCCATCGCGCCTGGCTCACCAGCTCGCCGTCGATACGGGCCGGCCGGCGGTGCTTCGGGATCTCGCGCACGGCCTCGTGGAACGCATCCTCGGGATCCAGGCGCGGCCGGCAGGCGGCGATGAAGTCTTCCACCGTCACCCGCCCGAACTGCATGTCCCGACGGCTGATCACCTCGCCCAGCCTGGCCAGGCCGATCTGGACCTCATCCGGCCGCAGTTGGACGACCACGAAGCGCATCGCCCAGGCCTGGCGCCAGTGCTCCAGGGAGTCTTCGCTGGTGAAGTGACGCGACCAGGCACCCGGCATCAGGCCATTGAGGCGTGCCCACAGGATCTGCATCAGCGACAGGCCGTCCAGGGCGGGCTCGCTGGGGCAGGGCCGTGACTCAGTCCAAACGTTCGGCTTGGCCTTCGATGACATCGCGATTGCGGTCATGGGTGCGCTCCTCTCGGGTGGATTGGGTGCCTCGGGCGTTGGCCAGCGTCGGATCGAACCGCTCCTCGCGGAGATCCTGGCGAGTATTGGCCGTGGGGTCTTCGTAGATCCGCAGGAATCGCTCGGTCTTCTCGGCCTCGCGGAAGATCAGCGACAGGTCGTTGTACTTCACCTTGCCCTTGATCGGCCGGCCTTGGTCGTCACGACCCATGTGGAAGTGCGAGCGTGAACACCCGGTGATGGCGTTCAGGGTCGTGTCCAGCCCGTAGGTTCTCAAGGCGCGGTTCAGGATGGCGCGGCGTTTGGCGTCGAGCAGCGAACGGGGGGATGCCATCGAGTTCTGCCAGTGAACGAATACCCGCTCCACGAGGCGCTCACGGTCAGCAGCGGTCAGCGCAGCAAACACATCGGCCGTCACCAGGCGTCCGTCGCCAGACGGACAAGTATCTGTCTCTACTGGATTATTGTTGTTTGTATTATTCCCTTGCGTGTTTTCCGAAGGGGGGTATTCGGATTCCCGAACACACCCCTTCGGAATCTCGAAGGGGTCAGAGCCCGTGTTCGAATTATCGAAGGGGGGCAAGTCTGGGCCCCGCGTCACAGAAACCGGCGCGCCCAGTGGACGGGTCAGACGGATGATCCGGGTCTGTACCTGCTTGGTCCCCGCCTTGTATTTCAGCTCCACCGAGATCAGGCGCTTCTGCTCCAGGCCGCTGATGATCTCCGATACCCGCGACTTGGACAGGTTGAAGAACTCAGCGAAGTAGGCGTTCTTGGCGTAGCACCCGCGCTCGACGTCATCCAGGCTGTCGATCTCCGTCAGCATCACCTTCTCGACGATGGACAAGTCCCGATCCAGCCACACCTCGGCGGGGATCCAGACGCCCTTGAATTTGCGTTTTGGCTCGAAACACGTCACGCGGTCACCTCGAAAACAGTTGCAGCCGGTGCCCGACGACGGGAGCCAAAGCCGATAGAGCGGTGGAGTGACAGGGCGCCAGAGGCACTGCGGCGGCCTGTTCGCAGGTGCTGAAATTCACGCTGCGTGTTTTCTATCGACTGAGATTCGGATTCTTTAGCGGGTTTCGTGCAGCAGAACACAGACACAGATAGACCGTTCCTTGGAATATAGCGGGTTTTGTGCGCATTCTCCCCGTCTGAATTGCCGTTGACCAGTGCCGCCCGTGCCATTCGTTTGACCGGTACACCGTCAATTTTCTGTATCAATTGCGGGACAATGACGCCCGCACCTGCTGTAAAACCGTCGCCAGTCGTGCCGAATCGTCCAGCTTTTTCAGGCTGAACGATCCCGCACAGCCTTACGGCCGTGTTCGAAAATTTCATGCGCTTTCCCCAGGCATGAGTGTTATGTCGTGCCGGCCTCGCGACCAGCTTGTTCCCCAGGTGAGAGAGGATGGAAGGGCCCCATGCCTGGGGAGACGGGCCTTTTCAGCGGGGCAGCTACTCCTCGCCTATCCATCCCTTTGCCACTATGCGCTAGCGGCCAGCGTGTTGCACTCGGAGCGAACCAGCTCATAGCGCACGTAGGCTTTGCCCGGTACGCGGTGGTTGATGATCGTTCCGAGCTTGTCCTGGTCCAGGTCATGCCGGATGTCTCGAATACGGGCGCTTATGGCCGAATCCGAGTCCGTTTGCACGAACCGTTCCAGGATCTTCTCGCGGATCTGGAACAGCGCCAGCGGCGCGTCCGCGTCCTCAAGAACCCTTTTTACCCTTTGATATTGACTGAGCATCCGTTGGTAACCCGTCCCGCAGCTCCTGGAGTAACTCCAGTTTCGCCTGCGCCTTGATGGCGTCTTGGGCCAGGTTTCCCATTCGGAAGTACAGCGCCGACATCACGTAGTCCCACTTGATCGCATGGGAAGGGTCTTCCTCCCACACAAGCTCCCTCATATCGAGGGTGCCGCCAGACTCCTTGTCCAGATTGATGGCCAGCCAGACCGCGATATTGCGATCACCCGAGGCAACTTGCCGCAGGTGGCCCAGCGTGGTCCCGCAGCGCTTGGCGAACTCCTCACGCTGCTCCGGCGAACGGAGGTTGCGCTTGATGAACAGCCGTAACGCCACCAGGCCGGGCCTGGATTTGCGCTCCTCCTTCGCCGAATCCACGGCCCGCTTTCCCTTGGGCTTCTGGTCTAACTCCTTGCCCTGATCTTCGCCGGCCGCTCCGACGTCCTTTCCGCTCAGCCCGTTATCGGCATTCGCGTTCATACGACTCTCCATGGGCTTCACCCAAATAATGTAGCAAACGATACAAGTCGTGCCAATCACTTGCGGCATGACTTTCCCAAAAGGGACGACTTGCTCTAATCCTTTAAAGCCGCGCAGTGACATTGGTTTCCCTGACTAGATCCGTCTGCGCTTCGTCGTGTTTTTTGCATCACCTGCTGAAATATCGCTTGCGCAATTGACTAGCAGACGCTAGATTTTTTGAGCAGATGCTACAAACACAATCGGAGGCTACCATGACCACGCAGATAACTGCCTGGCAGCAGCAAAACCCCAATTTGGCCGAGCGCGGCATTACAGAAGCCGCGTGGTCCACTATTCGTAATAGCTTGTTCCCCGGCGCTTCGGATGCCAGCGCTCTGATGGCGTGGGATTACTGCAAGGCACGTGGGCTCGACATCATGCTCAAGCCCGTGCATCTGGTTGAGATGAGCGTCAAGGTCGTCACGCCACCGCCGGCCAATCGCCCGAACGACAAACCCAAGACCTCGTATGTAAAGCGCGATGTAGTGCTGCCTGGTATCGGCCTGTATCGGGTGCAGGCCAGCCGCTCTGGCTCCTATGCCGGCATCGACCGGCCAATTTATGGGGAAATGCAAGAGCGGACCTTAACGGTCACTTATGAGGACGAGCAGCGGTTCCAGCAGAGCCGCACCGTCAACTACTCTTTTCCCGAATATTGCGAAATTACCGTCTACAAGATGATCGACGGCCAGCGCTGCGCCTTTACCGCGCTGGAATACTGGGAAGAGAACTACGCGACCAAGGGCTACCAGTCCGAAGAGCCCAACGACATGTGGCGCCGGCGCAGTCGTGGACAGCTCGCCAAGTGCACCGAAGCCCAGGCGCTGCGTAAAGCCTGGCCGGAGCTGCTGGGCAGTGAACCGACATTCGAGGAGCTGGAGGGCAAGGACTGGGTCGTCAACGCCCGTGACATCACCCCCCAAGGCGGCATCGATCCCGAGTCGGAAGGGCCGCAGCCCCTGCGTGAAGCCGCACCTATCGACGGGGACTTTCAGGCCGCCGACGAAACCCCGCAGCAGGAGCCGCAAAAGCCTGGCGGCAAGAGCAAGGCCGGCAACCAGGCCAAGGCAGCCGCCGCTCCGGTCGCCGATGACGGCCCCCGCATCACCGAGCGCCAGGTGCGCCTGCTACGCAAGCGCCTGGAGAGCACCAACATCGCCGAGGCCGATCTGCTGGCCCGCTTCAACGCCCAGCAGTTGGAGGATCTCGCCGGCTCCTTGATCAATGACCTGATGGCCTTCGCCGAAGGCAAGGCCAAGGCCGCTGCATGAGCCAGGTCCTGACCTTTGACGAAGCCAGCCACAGCTACCGGCTCGACGGCGAGCTGATTCCGGGCGTCACCTCGGTTCTGGCCCCGCTGTCGAGCTACGGCGACGTGCCCACGGAAATTCTCGAGGCTGCTGCCCGGCGCGGCACCCACGTGCACCGCGCCGTGGAGCTGATCGCCCAGGACCGCCTGGACTGGAGCACGGTGGACGAGGACCACTACGGCTACCTGGAGGCCTTCATGACCTTCTGCGACCGGATGAAGCCCGAGTTCATCGCCAACGAGAAGCGGACCTTTCACCCGGTGCTCAAGTACGCCGGCACCTTGGACATGGAGCTGGTCCTGCATGGGAAACCCAAGGCCAAGCTCGCGGTGCTGGACGTGAAAAGCTGCGTCACCGTCATGCCGACCACGGGCCCTCAGACCGCCGCCTACCTGGCAGCCGAGAACGCCCACCGGCCGGTCAAGCGCGACCACATCGTAGAGCGCTACGGCCTGCGCCTGGGCAAGGACGGCACGTTCGACCTGATTCCCTACACCGCTGCTAGCGACTTGCACGACTTCAACGCCTGCCTGCGCCTGTACCGGTTCCAGCAACTCCACCACAAGTTCTACAAGCAACTCGCCGCCTGAGCGAGACCATCAAGGAGAGTCACCATGCAAGAAGTCATGAACCTGAACGTCGAGACCGCCACCCCCGTCAGCGCCACCGAGGCCCTGGGCCTGGCCGCCGGTGCCGGCGTCTTCCCCATCATCATCCAGGCCGATCTGCTGCCGGAAACCGTCGCCCTGCTCCAGCGGGTGGCCATCGAGTCCCAGACCGCCAGCCAGCTGGTCATCCAGACGGCAGGTGACCTGCAAATCGCCGGCGACCAGCTCCAGCGCATCAAGGGCATGACCAAGTCGATCAACGAGCAGCGGCTGCAAGTCACCAAGCCGTTCGACGACGCGAAAAAGAAGGTCATGGACTACGTCGCCGCCCCGCTGGCCGCGCTGGCTGAGGTAGAGACCAGCCTCAAGAACGCCATCCTCGAATGCCAGACCCGCCTGGACAACGAGCGCCGCGAGGAAGAGGCCCGCCAGCAGGAGAAGGCCCGCAAGGAGCAGGAAGCCCTGGAGCGCAAGGCCGAGAAGGCCGAGGAGTCCGGCAAGGTCGAGCGCGCCGAGGCCCTGCGCGAGCAAGCCGCCACGGTAGTGGCTGCCCCCGCCCCTGTCGCCTCTACCAAGGTCGCGGGCGTTTCCACCCGCTGGACCTTCGGCGCCGAAGTCATCGACCTGAAAGAGCTGGTGCTGTCGGTGGCCTGCGGTCTGCTGGCCGACGAGGCCGACGGCGACGCCAACAAGCTGATGGCCCTGGTGAACAAGCGCGCACGCAATGCCGCCCCGCTCCAGGCGATCACCGCCGACACCAAGTTCATCGACAAGCAGGCCAAGGCCTTCAAGGAAGCCTTCGCCATGCCCGGCGTCAAGCTGACCAAGACCCCCAGCGTCGCCTCCCGCGCCAAATAGTCCATCCGCTCACCCTGCCCCGGTTCGCCGGGGCCTCTTTAGAGATCCAGCCCCATGGCACGTGGAATCAACAAGGTCATCCTCGTCGGCAACCTGGGCGGAGACCCCGAACTCCGCTACATGCCCAACGAGACGCCCGTTACCAACATCACCCTGGCTACCAGCGAGTCCTGGAAGGACAAGCAGACCGGTCAGCAGCAGGAACGCACCGAGTGGCACCGCGTGGTCTTCATCGGTCCGCTGGCCGAGATCGTGAGCCAGTACGCCACCAAAGGCAGCCAGCTCTATGTCGAGGGCAAGCTGCGCACTCGCAAATGGCAGGGCCAGGATGGCCAGGACCGCTACACCACCGAGGTGGTCGTGGACCGTGACGGCAACATGCAGCTGCTCGGCGGCCGGCCAGGCGATGGCCAGCAGCAGAGTTACCAGAACGCGCCGCGCCAGCAGCAGGGCAACCCGAACGGCCGGCCCCAGCAGAACGCCCGTCCGCAGAACCACGCCGGCAACCGCCAGCCGTCTCGTCCTCAGCAGCAGCCCCAGCAGCAACAGGGCGGCCACGACCACTACGACGACGACATCCCGTTCATGCGCCTGCAAAACGAACTGATCATCTGCTGACGGACACCGAACCCCGATGAGCACGCATTCCATCGAGCACTTCGCCAACGCCCCCCACACCATCGCCGGCCGCGACGCTGCCCGCGAACTGCTGGCCAACCTGACCGAGAATTTCGAGGCCGCACATGGCCCGGTCGCCGAGGCTGATTCCAGCGAGTACGTCCCCCACCCCGCCCGCCGCGAGCCCATTGGCCGCCCGGTGCGCCGGCGCCACCGCAGCCGCCTGCGCCTGGCAGCCGATGAGCTGTTCGCCGTGGTGCCCGAGCACGAACTGGCCCGCATCCTGGGCTACAAGAACGGCGCCTGCGCCTGGGTCAACTGGGTCCCCGAGCCGCAAGAGGACTTCTGCCGCGAGCTGATGAAGCACTGGCGCCTGCTACGCGATGCCCGCGAGTACCTGCGCCGTGGCAAGACGCCTGAGCAGGCCGCCGCCGAAATGCAGGTGGAGACCGATCTGCTGGGCGCCCTGATCTCCACCTACAAGATGGGGGCCTGAGCATGTGTTGGTTCAATAGCCTCCGCCTGTACCGCCTGACCCAGCCGGTCGAGTTCGAGCCCGACGCCCTGGAGGCAGCGCTGGCCAGCAAGCCCGCCCGCCCGTGCGGATCCCAGGAGCTGTCCACCTACGGTTTCATCCCGCCGCTCGGCAAGCATGGCGTCGCCCTGGTGCACGCCGTTGCCGGCAACCTGCTGGTGGCCTGCCGCCGTGAGGAGCGCAAGCTCAATTCCGGCGCCATCAAGGACGCGCTCCAGGACAAGGTGGACGCCATCGAGAAGGAGCAGCTGCGCAAGGTCTACAAGAAGGAGAAGGAGCAGCTCAAGGACGAGATCGTCATGGCCATGCTCCCGCACACCCCGCCCACGCGCAAAACCACCTACGCGGCCATCCTGCCCGCCCTCGGCATGATTGCCGTGAACGCCAGCAGCCCGCGCGCCGCCGAGGACCTGCTATCGACCCTGCGCGACGCCCTGGGCTCGCTGCCGGTGCGGCCGGTAGGCGTGAAACAAGCGCCGATGGCCACCTTCACCGACTGGGTCAAGGCGGGCGATGCCACCCACGGCCTGCTGCTGCTCGATGAGTGCGAGCTGCGCGACATCAGCGAAGGCGGCGGCATCGTGCGGTGCAAGAATCAGGACCTCACCGCCGAGGAGATCCAGAACCACCTGGAGGCCGGCAAGCTGGTGACGCGGCTGATGCTGGCCTGGGAGGACAAACTGGCCTTCCACCTGGCGGACGACCTGGCCATCACCCGACTCAAGTTCGAGGACCTGCTCCAGGAGCAGGCCGAGCAGGACGGCGGCGACGAGGCGGCCGGCCAGTTCGATGCGAGTTTCGCCCTCATGTGCCTGACCTTCGAGCAGTTCGTGCCGCAGCTGATCGAGGCCCTGGGCGGCGAGGAGATCCCTCAAGGCCTGGGCGATGACCCAGCGGCCCCGCCGGCCCAACGCGAGGCGCGCGTGGTACGCGCCGAGGTTCAGCTGGATGCGTTCAATGCCAACGCCTCCCAGCAAGCCGCCAGGGAAGAGCTGGCCACCGTCGCCGGTCTGGGCGAGCAGGATGCCCTTCTGGGTGAGGCGATCGCCTTCGTGCGCGAGAGTCGGCGCGCCAGCATCAGTGCGATCCAGCGCAAGCTCAAGATCGGCTACAACCGGGCGGCGGCGATGATCGAGGCGCTGGAACAGATGGGCATCGTCACGCCGATGAGTTCCAACGGCACCCGTGAGGTGATCGGCTGATGCTGTCCTACGGGTCCGTCTGTAGCGGCATCGAAGCCGCCACCGTTGCATGGGAACCGCTCGGCATGCGTGCCGCCTGGTACGCCGAGATCGAGGCCTTCCCCTGTGCTGTTCTCGCCCACCACTACCCCCAGACCCCGAATCTCGGGGACATGACCACCATCGCCCGCCAGGTACTGGCCGGCCTGGTGGACGCGCCAGACGTCCTCGTCGGCGGCACTCCCTGCCAGGCATTCAGCCTGGCAGGCATGCGCCAGGGACTTGAAGACCCGCGCGGCGCCCTGACCATCAGATATGTGGAGCTCCTCGATGCAATTGACCATGTTCGAACCCAACGCGGGGACCCCGAGTGCGCTGGAGTCTGGGAAAACGTCCCAGGTGTCCTCTCCGACAAAGGCAATGCGTTCGGCTGCTTCCTCGCAGCCATGGTGGGCGAACCCGAAGAACTCCAGCCGCCAGGGGGAAAATGGAAGGACGCTGGTTGTGTGTATGGACCCCGCCGAGCAGTCGCATGGCGGGTTCTGGATGCCCAATATTTCGGCCTGGCCCAACGACGCCGCCGTGTGTTCCTTGTGGCAAGTGCTCGAAAAGACTTCGATCCCGCATCGGTACTTTTTGAGCGCGAAGGCCTGCGCCGGGATTCTCCGCCGCGCCGTGGCGCGGAACAGGACCTTGCCGGCGCCCTTACTTCGAGCCTTGCAAAGCGGGGCGGAAAGCCGGACTGCGGAAGCACACCAGGACACCTGATCGCCGGCACGCTCCAGGCGGGCGGCAAGACTGCCGGTTCGGCTACTTTGCAGGACGCAGAGTCGGGCCTCCTGCTGGCATTTGGTGGCGGCGCAAACTGTAACGCCACCGAGGTCAGCACTGCCCTGCAAGCGCATCCTGGTGGTGTGCGCATGGAGGGGGAGACAGACACCTTCGTCGTCCACGGCACTCAGGACCCGGATGTCAGCGTAGGCGTCACTCACCCCATGGGCCGCAACCAGGGCCAGGAGAACGTCGTACTGGCGTTCAGCTGCAAGGATCATGGTGCCGATGTGGGTCCGTTGGCGCCGACACTGCGCGCAATGGGGCACGGCGAGAGTCACGCCAATGCAGGCGGCCAAGTTGCGGTCTGCATCAGCGAGACGCCCAGCGCGGCGGCCTTTGCAGAGAACTCCAGGGCCGAGCTTCGTTACGAGGCAGGCGATGGGAGCATCACCGGCTCAATGTGCAGCGGCGGCGGCAAGCCAGGCCAGTCCTACCCCGTCGCACAGGTCGGCTCATCGGTGCGCCGCCTGATGCCCCACGAATGCGAACGCCTCCAGGGCTTCCCTGATGACTACACCCTGATCCCCTGGCGCAGCAGACCAGCCGAGGAATGCCCGGACGGTCCCCGCTACAAGGCCATCGGCAATAGCAAGGCCGTGCCTGTGGTGCGCTGGATCGGTCGGCGGCTCCTGGCGCAGCTCGGCAGGGGGACCCTCCATTGATCAGCCTCAAGGTCTCTCCTGACCTTGCCCAGGCGCTGCGGGGCGGCCGCAAGACCGTTCACCGGCTGCCGGCGGCCGAGGCCCAGGCGCTCGGGGCTGGCGGCCTCGTCGGGCAGCGTCTCCAGCTGGTCGAGGCTCTCCCTTTCGGCAAGACGGCCGCGATCGGCATTGCCAGCATCAGCAGCGTCCAGGACGTGCACCTGGAGGACATGGACGATTCGGAAATAGCGGCCGAGGGCTTCGCCAGCTGGGCGCTATTTTCGCATCACTGGGATGACCGATACGGCCGCAAAGGCCTACCGGCGATCCTCAACCCGCCCTGTGTCCGCCTCGCGTTCGTCCTGGAGCCCACCCCGTGAACATCATGCTCGTCTGCACCCTCCTCTCCCTTGGCCTCGGCGCCCTCTGCTGGCAGGCCTATCGCTTGCCCGCCACGATGGAGACCCGCGTGGCCATGCTGGGATTTGCGGCGGTAGCGAGCATCCTGCTGCTGGCCGGCCAGTTCTTGTGGGCGCCGGCGGATCGCTGGGCGGCGGAAAGTCGTTTCGCCGTGCGCCAGCTGGAGATCCAGGCAGAAGCCGCCAGCGCTCGCGCCATGGTCGAGGCACTGGGCGGCACCGCCGCCTACATCGAGTACCTGCGCGCCAAGGAGGGCCGGCCGTGATCAAGCCCACCTTCAACAACGGCGACCCGTATCTGCCAACAATCTCCGCCGAGACGAAGATCAGTCGAGATGAGGCAGTCCTCCAGGGACGCCCGGTTTACTTCGCCCTGGGCTCGTGCGCGGCTGATCGCGCGCACATCTGGCGCTACACCAGCACCCGCTACTGCGTGATCTGCCATCGGCGCACGAATGCCCGGCGGCAAGATCGCGTAGACGAAGCCGGAGCGAAAGCGCGCGGGATCAATCCTGAGATCCGCCGGCGCATCGAGGCGCGGCGCGACCTACAGATAATGGTTGACGATACTTACAATCTGTAGTTGTCACCCGCTTCGGATGTCAGTAATCTGCAATCCATTACCGCAATTTCTTGCAGGCCCCTCCATGCCGACGCTTCTCGTCCCCCAAGACGTCGCCCACGAGTTCGATCGTTACGACCTCGACGCGAGCAACGGCCTGCTCTATGCCGCTCTGAATGCTGCGCCGCATCCTACCGATCTTGCTCCATTGCTGGCCCACGAAGTGCCTGCCGGGTATCGCCTGGTGCGTATCGACAACCGTCTGGAGCCCGTGGCTCATGAGCGGTTCGAGGTGGCGCTGCTGTGCGACACCACCCATCGCGTTGCCTACTATAACCAGGTGATTGTGACGGGCTATCAGGATCTGAACCATCGGCCGGCCACCCAAGTCCTCGTCTGGCGTTCAACCGCTTTCCAGCATGAGGCGGTCCTGCACCAGCTCGCTCGCGCGGTATTCTTCGACTACCTGCTGGAGAACTACGACGTTCTGGTCAGTGACAACCAGCAGACCTACGAGGGTCAGAGGTTCTGGCTGACGCAGATGTCGCGCGCCCTGGGGCTGCAACTGTTCGTCTACCACTACCATCTGATTTCCACTGAGCTGGTGCAGCTGCGGCAGGAAACAGACATTCAGGCCCTGCGCGCAGTGGCCTGGGGTGGCGAGCAGGATCACGCCCACCACTTGGTGATCATTTCTAAGCTGGAGCTGCCCGCGCAGCTCAACGTCGAAGCGGCATAGCGGCTACCAGAGCCGCTCTGCCAAATCACTCCCTCGGAGCGAGAGATAACGCCGCAGCGTGTTCACGTTGCGGTGCCCCGTTATCCGCGCGATCACCATCATGTCCATGTTCGTCCGCTCGAAGTAGCGGCAAGTCGCTTCGTGCCGGCAGTCATGGAAATGGAAGTCGCTGCACTCGGCGGCATCGAATATTCGCGCGAACTGGCGCGAGAGCAGCGCCGACACTCGTTTCAGTTCCTTGGCCGCACGCGCCCCTGACCACCACGGAAACAGCGGATCGTCGCCCTCCCCCGCGTGGCGCTCGATGCAGCCCTGGAGTACGCGCACCGCGACCGTCGATAGCGGCACCTGGCGGGTGTCCCCGTTCTTGGTTCGGTCCAGGTAGACGGTACGCCTGGCCAGGCTCACCTGATCCGGCGTGAGTGTGTAGATCTCGCGCAGTCGCATAGCGGTTTCCAGCGCCAGGTCGAACACGGCAAGGAGATCCTCCCGATGCTCCAGGCGCAGGGGGCGCTGGCGGCCGGTCGGCGTCTCACGGTCCAGAATCTCGCGCACAGCCTGTTCCTCCTCGCCGGCCAGGCGCCGGTCACGGACGCCCTCCTCTATCGGCGGCAGGTTTCGCTGAGCCAGCGCCTGGCGATCGGCGTCGTTGTAGGTGGCATAGCGCCTGGGCAGCTCCCGAACCGGATTGGCTGCTAGCCGCTTGCGGCGAACAGCCCAGTCCATCGCCCGGCCCAGGGCCCCAACGTAGTGCCGGATGGTCACCGGTGCCAAGCCGCGCTCGCGTTTCATCACCAGGATCCAGCCATCGAGCCACCCATGGTCCAGCTCGGTGATGGTTCGCCGGCCGTGCTGGCGCGCAATGGCCGCCAGCAGCGGCGGGTCAGATTCCGATACCGCCACCGCCTCCTGGTACTCCTCGATGAGGCGAGACAGGGTCAGCGGTGGTGTCAGGCGATCACGCAGGATCGGATGGATCACGCCGTCAGCCAGGCCTGCCTCAATGGCAGCGACTACAGCGTCACCCTCCTCCTCAGTCGCGAAGCTCAGCGACACGGGCCGCTCCAGCAGCCCCTTGCGGCGCACGACGTATTCCCAAGACCGGCCGCGCAGGCGCTTGGTTGCCATCTGCTACTCCATGAAACAAGACAGGTGAAGAATGACCCATGACGTCATGCAGGTGATGTCATGGGTATTACGTCATACAAATGACGTCACTGCTTCGGCTTGCCGTAGCCCGCTGCGCGCAGCGCATCCTCAATGATGTGGCTCACAGCCTTGTGGCCGTCTGTCTTGTTGCGCTTGTTCTGGTAGATCTCGTCGTTCAGCTGCTGGAGCATCTGCGACGGCAAGGTGATGGTGATCCGGTCGCGCCCTTCGGGTTCTTCCGGCGCTGGGTTGTCCTGTCCGTACTCACGATTGGCCAATGTCTTGGCCAGTGCCTGGGAGATCGCGGGATCCGGCGGGAGGCGATCCTCGGCGGGTAGTTCCTGGGGCTGGGAGTTGTTGGGCTTACGCATCGCCGAATACCTCCGCATACAGGGCTTCGACCTCGGCACGTGCCTTGTCGTCGTTCGCCTCCAGCACGCCCTTGCCCTGGGCGGCGCTATCCCGGTAGACCTGGCGGTAGCAGGCGATGGCCGCCAAATACTCGAGTTCGGGCAGCTCCTTGATGAAGCTGACGAAGTCCTCGCGCTCGCGCTTGGATAGATGAGGGTGGGTGCTGGCCATCGATTGGTAGCAGCGGACGCGCAGGCGCTTGTTGTGCAGGCGAGCAGCACGTGCCTGGGCCGACAGCTCTTTCATGGTGTCCATGTCGAACTGGCTGGACTGATGCGGCGCTATCACCTGGTCGGCCACGAGCATGCCCGTTACGAGCTCTTCGCTGTTCCGGCCGGCCACGTCCACCAGCACGTGCTGGTACTTCTTAGCCATGTCGAACAGCGCCATAGCGATGTCGCCGCGCGCCTCCACCATCGGGATGCGCGGCTCGATCTTTTCCTCGTTGCGGTACTGGATGAAGTCGGGCAACGACTTCTGCTTGTCCGCGTTCACCACGATGAAGTCGAGCCCCAGATGGGCCATCTTCACTGCCATTTGTATGCAGGTGGTGGTCTTGGTGGCGCCGCCTTTGTTGCAGCCAACGATCGTTATCTGTCCCATGACTTCCTATCCATGACGTACTACATGTGACGCAGGACAGATGACGTATGACAGATGAAGTCCTACGCTCGGCCCCGCGAGATGTATTAAGCATGAAGCATTACCCATGACGTCATCAATCATGTGCATGACGTCATACAGACGACAGTGATCCAGTTCGCGCTGGCCACTCGCCCGGAGCCCGAGCGAGTGGCTACCCTTTCGGACACTCAACGCTGGACCATGACCGAGACCTGCACCGATGATTGGGAGGGAGGCATAGGCGCCGGGGTTGGTTGCAGAGCCGCCAGGATCAGCAGGGCGATGATTTCAGGAATGTGTTTGCGCATCGGGGGCATCCAGTGGGTGAGTTCGCCGCCAATCGTGTTGTCACGACTCCAACGCTTCCACTTGGGGTTCTGCACGAAGGGGGTCACGACCATCTGAGGTGTCAAGGCTCGCTGGTCAAGAAGCCTAGGCCAATGCCCTGCCGTCTCCCGGCAGGGCATTGGCCTCTCCCGCAGTCCAAGATAGGCATCATCCAGTGCGCAGCAGAGCAGCAAGCCCAAATAGCCGCCGGTTCCGCCGGCCAGGAGTCTTGAAACATGGAAGAGTCGATTTTCGTGATCCACCGCGCCACGATCCTGCGGCAAGAACGCCTACAGGCCCTCGTGCTGCACCTCTACAACTCCAGTGAATGGGATTTCAACTTGGGCGACCAGTTGACCCAGTTGGACGCCGAGAACTTGGAGATCGCTATTGCGATGATGCGGTCCTATCACCAGCATGGCGAGAACGACCCAGATTTCTTGGACCTTGGCCGGAAGCTGGCTGACTACCGAATTGAACGTAGGCGCCAGTTCGACGCCGAGCTTGCCGCGCTGGACGAAGAGGCTCGACGCGACGCCCAGGAATAGAACAGCCCGACGAGGGCACCCCGCCGGCGCCGCCGGCCTTGACGCGAGGTGACATCATGAAAACCTGCACTGTGTACGGCGATATGCAAGCCGATCGAGCTTCCGAGCAATACCCGACGGTGAACCTCTGCGACGAATGCCACGCGCAAGAATTGGCAGCAGAGAAAGCCAACGGCGAATCAAACCTAGTGAGTACCGACTCGACCTATGACCCGGATCTAGGCGAATGCTCCAGCTGCGGCAAGACCGAGGAAGAGGAAAAGCTTGAGGTCTTCTGACCTAGGCGCTCTGGATCAACTCCATGTCCGGGCCCTAGCCCGGCTGGAGCCTCCCACAACAGCGCTGTGGCCGAGTAACGACCCTGCCGCTACCCGATCTTCGGCAGTGATTCAGTTAGGTCTGTAGGCGGCTTGGGCGGCGGCGTGAAGTAGTCGCCTTGGGTATGATCGGTTCGACCGGGGCTGCTCAAAGCCTTCGCCAGGGCGCTATCGGGATAGCGTGGGGGCAGATTAGGAGGGTTTAGGGACTTGAGGCCAAGTTGCTGGCGCAGCCGGGTGTTCTCGATGCTCAGCCTATGGACCCATTCGCGTAACCCATTGGCCGTGAGCTGGGCGTCCTCCACCTGGTAGGACAGCCGGCCGATGAGGGTATTCCGATTGGCCAGGGCGATGTGCAATCGCTCAACTTCGTCTGGCGACCCATAGCCCAACATGTCATTTTCCCCATTGGGTCGATCAAGCTGGGTATGGCAATAGAACTGCGAATGGCAAGCGGGCATGGCGAGGTCCTCCTATACTGTTTATATGTCCAGTATTGAGGATGATAGTTCATCCCTGAGCCGCCATGAATAGACCGATCACCAACCACCGCGCTTCGAACGCATGGCATCAAGGCTACGAGGCGTTCCTGGCGGGCCTGGGAGACCCCTGTCCCTACCCAGGCGACTCGCTGGCGGGGATTGAGTGGAACGATGGCTGGAGCGTCGCTGAGCGCCGCCTACGCTTCTTGGAAGACGAGTGATCACACGAAAGGGAATTAGGATGAGCGTTACCGCCTTCACCGAACTGGCAAAAGAAATCCTAGCGGCAGTTACTCCAGAAGGGCTCGTGGCACCGGAACCACTCGAAAGTAAGGTGGCCGACCTCAAGGCCCAGGGGAAGCTGAGCCCATACCAGGAAAAATTCCTTTTGGGCATGATTCATCACGAAAAGATCCGCGCAGCAGCGAAGACGATGTTTGACTCCCGTGAGGCCAGTCAGAAGTCCAAAGACGCAGCGAAGAAGCTGATGAATACCCCGAGCGCAACCGCCGACGGGCCCATGCAGCTGTTCACCGCAGCAGAAATTGGGGACCTCGGTGATGAACAGTTCAAGCTGATCACGCTTAAAGCAATCGACAAGCTCAAAATACCCAGCCGGCCGGTCACACAAACAGCGCCAGCTGCGAAGGTCCAGGATGAATCCCCAGCGCCCCAGAACAAGAAAAACGACTCCACCAGCACCAGCAAGCCGAAATAAGGGCATTTCGCCTAAATAGCCGAAATATGGACGCTCCAGGCACCAGCACCAAATCTGTACGGCGCAAGCACCAAATTCCTCCGGTTGAAGCACCAAATTTGTACGGTCGAGACACCAAATGTGTACGGCTGAAACCCCTGGAAGCCGCGCCATTACTGGGCTGTAGAGGTCCGAAAGCTTTTAAAGTTAGTAAAGCTATAAAAGGGAAAACAGCCTGTGAATAACTTGAAAACCCAGCAGCAGCGCAGGTTTCAGGCCCAAAAAGCCCCGTTTTTCACCGTACAGAATTGGTGCAATTTCCCATGAGGCAGTACGTCCGCAAATCGAACACCCTGGTGACAGCGCCCTACACGCTATCGCTCCAGGAACAGCGGGTGCTGCTGTGCTGCCTGGCGCAGATACCCAAGGACGCGCCGGCCAGCGATGAGATCTTCTACACGGTCACCACGGCCGACATCATTCGCCTCTCCGGCATATCGGCCACCTCAGCCTACGCAGAGCTGAAACGCGCCGCCGAGGGCCTCAAGCGCAAGGAGGTACGTCTTACCGACGGTCCCCAAGGCGATCCGCTCGATGACGTGGTAATCACCAACTGGGCCCAGGCCATCAAGCTGTCGAAAAAGGGCGGCATTATCGGCATCCAGTTTCCCAAGGTACTGCTGCCCTACCTCTCGGAACTGAACAAACAGTTCACGTATTACGAGCTGGCTGACGTGCTCAAGATGAGCAGCACCTACTCGATACGCCTCTACGAGCTGATGCGCCAATGGCGCGCCGCTGGCTCGGTTGAGATCCCCTTATCGGAGCTGCGGGTGATGTTCGAGCTCCAGGACAAATACCCGGAATACTACGAATTCAAGCGTCGCGTACTGGATCCTGCGCTCAAGGAGATCAACGACCTGTCGCCGATCAACGTGATGATGGAGCCGGTGAAAGCCGGCAAAAGCGTCGAGGGCCTGCTGTTCGACATCAGCCAGAAATCCAAGCCGGCCAAGCAAGAGCCAGAGCAACTGGGTTTTCTCGATCTGGGCGAGATCATCGTCCCACCGCCAAAGCGTCGGGGCCGCAAACGACTGGTGACAGAACAGCAGCTCAGCGAACTGGCCAGGCCAGGCGAGAGCCGGGAGGCAGCGATGCTGCGCCTGAACGTCCGCCTGCGTACAGCAGACGCATGAAGTCACCTGTATTACGGGTGATTTCTTGCATCATACGGATGATGTCACCCATAACTCTTCATTCGTCATGGGTCGTGGGTCTTCCGAATGACGTCACCTTTCATCTGTATGAAAGATGACTCCGCTCGGCGCCCTGGACAGTCCATCTGTCCAGCGAAATGTCGAAATACTGGCGAAATAGCCAACTCGCGTAGTCGGCCTAGTTGACGTCCACTTTTTGCCTGATCAAGAGAAAGCCGCCCATGAGGCGGCTTTTTCATGGAAGAACGATATTCTCCCGTAGACGGCTATCCTAGCCGTTGCATGTCATGCCAGGCGCGGCCTCTAGCACATCTGCCACTTCTGGCGCCGTGCGGCTGCGAAATTCGGAGCGCAGACACAGATCCCGCATTTCGATCCGCAGGGTCTGGGTATCAGCAATCAGCTCGCCACGGTCACTCTGGCCATACGCCGCAACGTTCAGCCGGCCCAGGGCGCGGCGCGCCATCGACTGCCACGCTTGAACCTCATCCGTCCGCCAGGCCAGCATCGCCTCGCACCGATAGGCATTGCGCCGCAGTCGCTGATTCTGGCGCATGCTCACCATCAGTAGCAGAGACATCAGCAGCAGGGCGACGAGCGCGACGGTGGTGGTGGTGATCATGGAGAGCCTCGGTAGGGGATGGTGTGCCACTACGGTAGTGGCAGCCGAAGGGCCTACGGCGGGCGACTTTCCGAAGCCGGCGACACCATGCCCTGGGTCTGGATGCACCCGACGGTCGCGGCCTCCCACGCGAGCCCGTACTGCACGGCTTGCTCACGGTCGGCCATCAGGATGGCGCCGGCCTCCTTGTCGCTTGCGGGGTACTGCCCGCGCCCCCAGCGATAGATCGGGCGGGGAGGGGCCTCTTTCACGCAGGGCTTGCTGACCACCACCTTCTGGGGAACGACATCGATCGGTTTGACCCCGCCGGGCTCCTGTACGGGCGAGCTGCACGCCGCGAGAGACGCGCCCAGGGCCAGGCTACATGCCAAGATCAGACCGCCGGATACGAACCGGCGGCGATAGTTGAAAGCGTCCCTCATGGCTGGGTCTCCCAGTTCTGGCTCATCATGTCGTGGAGGGTGGACTGGGCGTTGGCCAGCGCCCGCTCCAGGGCGGCGATGCGCACCTGACTCTGCTTGGCCTGGGAGCCGGCCTGCACCTTGGCCTGGGCCTGCTGCGCCTCGGCGCTGCGAGTTTTCTCCTCAGCCAAGTCAGCTGCGGCAGTTTGCTGGGCAACCGCCAGCTTGAGGTCGCCGACCTGACCGGTAAGGGTGCCCTTATCCAGCGCCAGGCGCGTCAACTGGGTCTGCTGATCGGCTACCTGGGTCAGGTAGTGGTTCGAGACGGCAAGGTCCGCCACCTTGTAGGCGGCAGCGGCGACAACCACCAAGACCAGGGCAACGATCACCGCACGGGCGGCGACGGAGAGATCAGCGAGCATTGGCGACCACCTCAAATTTCAGCGGGGGATAGACGTTCTGCTCGTCACGGCCGACCCAGTTGGTCTGGTACTGCACCATGTTCTGGTAGGTGTAGATGCCCGGCAGCAGGTTCCTGGGCAGCTCGAAGCCGTAGAGCGTCTCGCGGCAGCCCTCCTTGAAGTGAGTGGCGCCCGAGGGGAGGGCGAACAGCACCCCCTCGGCACTGCGCAGTCCAGGGTAGAAGCCCAGCGCCACCTCTCTGGAGGTGCAGACCTGGCGCCTGATAACGACCACTTCGCCCACGTGAAACTGCTCGCGGGGCTGGCCGGTCAGGTCCTGGGTGCCAAGATTGCGCACCACGAAGGGGTCACTGCCGCTGACCAACATGACCACCACCACCAGGGCCATGCTGACCGCTGCGCAGAGGCAGAGCACTGGCCAGAAGACATAGGGAGGGACGAGACGGTTGATGTATTTGTTCATGGGGATCCCTTAACGACTAGGGTGACCAGGGCGGTAAATACGCCCGAGAGGATCAGGCCGGTGGCGCCGAACACCAGCAACTTGACGGGAAAGAATTGCTCCTTGGTGATGTAGCCCTTTTCCCGCTCTTCAATCGCCGTGAGCCGCAGCTCAATCAGCGCGAGGCGCACGGCCTCGTTTTGTGCGTCAGCCATTGGGCGAGTCTCTGAAATAGGGTCGATATTTATGGCTGCGAACGTCGAGGATGTTGGTGACATATTCGCGGTTGATCGCGAAAAATGACTTGCCATAGCCTGGCGATGGACGGCGTGCTTTCAGGCTATGTAGGGCGACGTGACCATCCCAGCGAGAGGGATCGCACCCCCGCGTATTGGCGCAGAGTCGGCGATCCTGGAGCACGCCCGACTCGCCGCCGTTGTAGCCTGAAAAGGTAAAGCTCCAGCGGTCCCGGTCAGTGGCGGCGCCCTTCTGCCGCTGGTAGATGCCCTTGTCCATTTCCACCAGGGCGGTCAGCTGGTAGCGGCCGTCGTAGCGGTTCGCCCAGCCCCAGCCCTTGAGGGTGGGATAGGTGCTGGCCAATTCGGTGATCTTGTCGAAGCGGATCGAGCCGTCCGCGCGATAGGCTCGCGTGAACTGGCCCAGGCCGATGCCGTTCTCGCGCTTGGTCTTGAGCTCAGCGCGGGGGTTCCAGCACTTCGAGTGGGTCACCGTGATGCAGGATTCCTGCTCGATCTGGCCGGCCAGCACCTCCGGGGAGGGCGCGTCCGGCCAAATCAGGCGCTGCTGCTGGGCCAGAATGGGCAGCAGTGGCTTCGCGCCTGCCGGCACCTCGGCGGCATGGGCAATCGTGGGCACGCACAGCATTACCGCCGCCACGCCCAGGATGCCGATCACCGCCAGCAGCGCCAGCAGGTAGTGGACCAGGGGCTGGACTAGGCGCGGACCCATAGCACCATCCCCAGGAAGACCAGGCCCACGAAGAGCACCAGCGCCGCCGCCAGCAGGCCGGCCGCCACGTTGCCCTGGCGGATCTCCGCGACCAGCCAGGCGATGGACACCTGGGGGAACATGATGCGGGTGATGATGATCGTGAGCCCCGCCAGCACCAGGGGCACCAGCACCCACTGGCCGATGGTCTGGGCCATGGCGGGATCGATGTAGATCAGTGCAATCGCCGCCGGCAGCATCAGCAGCCAGGCGCCTTGGTCGAAGAGGGAACGGATCAGGAGAAAGAGGTGCTTGAGATTGCCCATGGAAGGCTCCGGCTCAGGTGATTTCGCCGGATTGTGATGGCCGCGCGCTAGCACCCCGCGCGCGGCTTTCCGAAGCCCTCAGCGCCGGCGGGAGACGATCCTGGCCATGGTCTCGCCCAGGTTGCCGATGCTGGTGATGATGGCGTCCAGCCGGCCGGCCAGGGCGACCACATTCGCCGACTCCACCCCCTTGCCGTCCTGCCAGACCTTGAAGGCCTGGGACTCCATCAGGCGATCGCCTTCGGACAATGGGATGCGGCTGGCCACGTCGAACGGCTGGCCGAAGTGCAGCATCAGCTCAGCGCGGCGGTTAATCAACGACCGCAAGTAGCCGGGCAATGATTCCTTCGAACAGGTTGGATAATGGAAATCGCGCCGGGCCCACGCCCGGCACCTCCGATACCAGTACCGGCCCCTGATCGTTGAAGTTGATGCGCACCAGGTGCTGCTGCTGCTCGCAGCCCAGCAGGAAGGCCCGCAGCATGTCGGAGAGGTCGCTTTGGGCGAAGCGCTTGAAGACCTCGACGCGGCGAAACACCCACTCGTCCACCTGGGCATCAGGCAGCGTTTCGAGCGGATCGGTGGGTAGCTTGCTGTCGCGCAAGAATCCCGCCTCGGTCTCATCGGTGGCCACCAGCTGGCAAGCCAGGGCGCCGGAAATCCAGCCAGCCTGCTTGCCCGGAATACGGCGCCCGAGAATTAGCCGCTCGATCGCCTCGGCGTGCATGCCCAGCAGCGGCCGCAGGGTCCACTCATCGCCGGCGATGGGGCCCAGTGGGATGTCCTCGGCCGTTCGCACCGACTGGTGCAGGTACTGGGAGAACCGCGCACTCTCGCCCACCTGAAAATCGAACTCGGGGTAGGTGTGGGCGATGTAGTGGGCCTGCACCGCGTGGCGCTCCTGCACCGTCCACTGGCGGGGGTCGGTGACGGTCCCCTCACGGATCGGGTCAGGATGGCGAACCACCATGCGGAGGAACGTGGTCAGGCGTGCCTCATAAAGGCTCGGCGACCACTGGGCCAGGTCGATAGCGTTGCCATAGTCGAGCTCGGCGATATCGACGTTGATCCTGGGCGTGCGATAGGGGGTAAATCGGCGCATGGCGGGCCTACACGAGGTTGGTGAAGGTGTCGAACTGGACGAAGGACAGTTGCAGCTCCTGCATGCCGTCCTGGCGGCGCGAGCCCTCGTATTCGATGTTCTGCGGCCGCACCACGTAGCTCTCTACGAAGGCGCGGCCGGCGTTCTCGGACTTCTCGCTGATGAACGCATGGGTGATGGTGATCCGCACCAGGTAGGAGAGCGGTAGGCCTACCGTCCCATCCCCTGGCGCCATCGCGCGCTTCAAGGTCTTGAACCAGGTCTTCACCGAACCGCCGACATCGTCCATCGTCGTCAGGCGCAGCTGGACGGCTTCCACGCCATCCACCCGGTCGAAGCTGCCGGCGCCGACCGCCACCGACTCACCGCGCACGGTGAAGGGGGACACCCCGAAGTCCACGATGAACATGTTCATCGCCGGGGCGGTGCCGGTTTGCAGGTTGGTGACGTTGACGTGGTAGAGATTGGCCTTGGCCCGGTCGATGGACATGAACTCATCGGCCATCGACCGCCAGTTCTTCTCGGACAGGCCGCCGAAAAGGGCCCGGTCGCCGGCGCGCACCGAGCTCGTGAGCTTCTGGCTGATCAGGTCGGTCCCGAACTTGATCAGCGGCGAGGCCTGGCCGAGGGCGGTCAGGTAATTCTGCCCCACCTGGTTAGCGAGCCGGCTAAAGATGCTACTCAATCGTGATCACCTCGAACCGGTATGCCAGGCGCTCCATGCGCTCCTCGACCTGGCCAATCTCGACCTGGATCTCACCGGTGGTGCGCCCGTAGATCTCGGCGCCCATGCCGCGAGACGATTCCAGCGCGGTGGCATTCTCGAGTTCGATGTAGAGGCGAAAGAGCGGCCAAATCAGCGCGTATTCACTGGGCGTCAGGTCGAAGTCCTGGCTACCGGAGAAACCGTTGGTGGCGTCGATGGGGGTATGCACCTCGGTGCCCGGCGCTGGCCACTGGGACACCTGGGGCTCCGGATCGCACCGGTCCTCGACGCCCTTGAGCGCGTAGCTCAGGAAGTCGGTGACCGGAACAATCACGGGCGGCGGAAGGGCACGATGAGCCGCCTCCGCCACGCGCTCCTGCGCCTGGAGCTGTTCAAAGGCGCTGGGCGCGTGCACGAGCGTGGCATAGCCGCAGTAGAACCGAATGGCATTCTTGAGGTGGCGGGTGACCTGCCCCTCCGTCAGCACGTTGCCCAGGGGCAACTCGGCCAGATACGCGGCGACCAGCTCGGAGCAACGCATTACGCCTTACCGACGTAGTGGTAGTACATGGTGCCGCTCCACATGGAGACCTGGGTGCGGTTCTCGATGTCGCGGTCCATCGGCTCGACACGCAGGAAGGCGAGCGTGATACGGGCGGTGTCGGAGGGGTTCTCGTAGGTGCCCCGGTAGACGCGAGCGTTGAAGCGGCCGCCCTGCTCGTTGATCTTGTGCAGCATCGCCTTGATGTGGCCGGCCTTGGTTTCCATCATGGTCACCGCGCCTTCCTGGGCGATATTGATCTGGGCCGGCTGGTGGTGCTTGAGGCCCATCGGCATGGGCACCTCGACGTTGCCCTCCGGGGTCAGAACCGGCCAGGGAAACTGCTTGAACAGAAAGCGTTCTTGCTCATAGCCGTCGATGACCATGAAGGCGTCGGAGTTGATGTCCTTGTCACCCAGCGCCATGACGCTGTCGAGCGATTCGGAGAGATAGGATTCGTTGGAAACGGTCATGCTGACCTCCCATGTAGGTTGATGCGCCTATCATGGATGGGCCGATAAGCCGCAACGGGGCGACCTTTCCGAAGCGAGTGAAAACCCCGCTTGCGCGGGGTATGGAGAACTAGACGAACAGATAGGCAAGGTCCTGGCGATCCATCGCCGTGAGGGTGGCCAACTGCACCTGCACTGGCAGATAGCACCAGTGTCCGCTGCTAACGCGCGGGGCGCTCAGCGGATGACTGACCGACTCGATCACCATCGGCGGCAGCGCCAGGCGGCCGTAGTACATGGACACCATGCTCGGGGCCAACGAGGGGAACAGCGCCTCGATCATCGTCGTACCGTCGCCGGTGGACTTGATGATGTTGGCCAGCGTGCCGTCCTCGGCCAGCTGCTGGGGAAGCGACCAACTCAGCAGCCGCTGGTATAGCTCCATCAGCTCGCCCTCTGGATCACCGATCGCCCGCAGGTGCAGGGTCATGCTGATCTTGATCGGCGGCATGCCGGAGAACACCTGGCGGCTGTTCAGCTTAGTGATGCCAGTCCGGCCTTCGAGCGCCTTGACGTTCTGTCGGGCCTTCTCTGCCGCCGCGTTGAGCTCGCTATCCGTGCTGCCTGCCAGGCCACTGACCTGCAAGGCATTGATGACGGTTGCGAACGAGCCGGTTTGCAGCATGGCCAGCAGGGCAGGGGCCTTGCTCTCCGGGCCGGTGTGCTCGAACGGGGATTGCCAGTTGAACCCCATTTCCATGGAGTCGTCGGTGATGGGGCCGCTGACGAATCCTGTCTCCAGCATGTTGCCCTGGGCGTCGCAGGCATACAGACGTGCCAGCAGGCTTGGGTGCAGGTTGCCCCAGGTCTTCTTGGCGCGCTGGGTATCCAAGATACCGCCGGCGGCGCCGGCCAGCGTGCCTAGAAGGCTGCCGGAGTCGCCGATGGAGCCGATGATAGATCCCCCGATGTCGTCCAGCAGCCCCTCGCTGGCGCCGACCAGCGTCGTGCCCGCCAGGCCTACCGCATCGGAGACGCTCGATAGCGCGCCGCCGACCACCTTGCCGGCCGACTCCCCCAGTACCGACGTGGCCAGAGAGGTGCCGCCTTCCACCACTGAACCGGCGAGTTCGTGGTAGCCGGAAGACACCCCGCCGACCAAGTCAGACGCCATGGAGCGGCCGTCACTCACGAGCGAGGAGGCGCCTTTGACCACGGTCTCGGCCCCGCTGGACAGCGCGGAACTGATCGAGCCAAAGACGCTGGCCACGGCTTAGATACCCATCCGCTGGCGGGCGCGCATCGAGCGAGCGCGGCGCGCCTTGGCCAGGGAGGTGCGGCTCTTGATCTGCATCTTGCGCACGGCGGTTTTCTGGGCGGCGTTGAGGATCACGGTGCCGGAAACGCGCTTGCGCACGCGGGTCTTCTTACCACCGCGCACCGCGAGCTTGACGCGATACACGGCGCTATCGAATGCCGCCTCGTCGCTGCCGTCGCCCATGACGAAGCTGACCGGATCGGCGCCGTCTTCCAGGCTGCCGGCGACCAACTCCACCACGCGGTCGGCCACGTCGTTGTCGTAGTCGTCGATCAGGCCGGTGATGTCGTCGTCCGACACGCCCAGGCTGGCCAGCACGTTGCCCACGGCATCGCCCAGGTCCATCAGATCGTCGGCAGCTTCGTCGCTGATGTCGCTGACGAACTCACCCTCGGGGAGGGCGCCGACCATCAGGGCCAGCAGGCGGTCAGCCATGCCTTCGCCCGGCTCAAGATCATCGGTCTCGACCCATTCCTGGACGATGGAGGATGCGGTGATGTCCAGGTCCGTATCGATCACGTCGTCCAGCTTGAAGCCGCTCGGCACGGCGTCGAGCTGTGCACCGGATGCCGGAGCAGTCTTGCCGGCGTCGCCAGGGCCTTCACCTGCGGTGTCCAGGGCGGCAGCGCCTTCGCCAGCACCTTCGCCGGCGGCGGCCGCAGCAGCAGCCTCCGCGTTGGCGGCGTCCAGTGCTGCCTGGCCTTCCTGGCCTGCGGCGGCTTGTTGCGCGCTATCCAGCTGGTTCTTGTCGGCGGCGGCTTTCGCCGCCTCCTGCTTGCGCCGCAAGTCGCGCAAGTAGCTCATTTGGTAACTCATGGTGTTCTCCTATTACCGGCTCAGGGTCTGGCCCACGGTGATGACGCGGGTGGTGCCCTCGTAGCTGCACGAATGGCGCTCGTCGATCTTCTGCTTGGGCTGGGCCGAGTTCGGCTTGATGGTGGCCATGTAGGCCGCGCCACCCATGTCGTCCGAAGGCACCAGCCAGCCGGCGGTCTGCAACGCCGGGAACAGAGCCTCGATGTAGCGGGTGGTCAGCCGGATCGCTTCGCTGATCGGCTTCTGGAGCGCTTCCTTGGTGAAGATGGCAATGGCCTCGTCCACCGCTGCCGACATCTCAGCCACCGCTGCTAGCTGCTTGTCACCGTTGCTCTTGGAGCAGGTCAGCGAATCGAGGAAGACGTACTTGGCGCCGGAGGCGTAGGTCTGGGAGATCACCGGATTGATCTTGGCCTTGGCCAGCTTCTCCAGGTCGGCGTCTTCCAGGTTCACCAGCTGACGCACGCCAGTGCGGCCGGTCAGCGGGAACATGGACCCGGCGACCGGGTAATGCTTGGGTGCCACGCCGTTGGCGTCGGTCTGGGCGTTGCGCTTGCAGCGCAGGCCGAGGTGGGCGCCGGAGGTGCCGATGATCGCCTTGCCACCGTTGAGCGGGTCGTCCGAGTTCAGCGGGGCCCACAGCGCCTGGGTGTAGTGGTTGTCCAGGCCCAGATTGGCCATGAAGGCAACGGCGCCGGTCAGGGACAGCTCGCCCGGCACGTCGAACACGAAGACCTTGTTCATCTTGGTGGCCAGGGCGTCGAGCTTGCTCAGCAGGGCGACGTTCTTGCTTCCACCAGCACCCAGGTAGCCGAACGACTGGTTCGCGTGGAACAGGCGGTTGAGCGCTGCGTCGTAGTCGGTCGCCGCGTAGGTGGTGCCGCCCTCGTTGAAGTAGCTCAGGGTCGCATAGACCCACTGATCGTTGCCGTTGGCGTCCTGGCCATAGATGTTCGAGGTGGCCGGCACGGTGGTGCCCTTGACCGAGACCTCTACGAGATCCGTCTGGCTGGCGACGGTGGAGCCCAGGAAATAGGAGTTGCCCGACTGATCCTTGTCGGTGACCACCAGCGAGCCGGTGAAATCGTCGAACAGCAGCTCGCCGCTGACCACGTCGTAGAGGCGAACCTTGACCACCTTGGACGCGACAGCGGCGCCGGTGTTGTCGGCGGCCTCGACGGCATGGATGCCGATCTTGACGCCATCGTTGAAGCATTCCAGGTGCCGGATGGCTACCAGGTAGTCCGCCGGCAAGGCGCTGGCGACGCTCCAGGTGACGGCCTTGCTGGTGGTATCCATGGTGGCGACCATGTAGCTCAGGGTGGCGGCGGCCGGCACGATGCGCGAGCAGACGACTTGGGCGGCGCCGTTGGCCAGCGCCTCATAGACGTGCACGTGCGCCTCGTTGAGCGCGCTCGCCAGGATGGAGGTAGCCTGGCCCAGGCTGCGCGAACGGTTGCTCGCAGTGACCGGGAACGCCCGGTCAATCGCCCCGCGATCGGCGCGCAGCGGGATGGCCACGACCTGATCGCTGTCCGAGGCGGTGCCGCGCTCGGAGGCGTCGGCGAGATAGAGCAGCTGCACGCCGGAGCGGTAGACCGGAGCGCTGCGCGAAAACGCGGTTTGAGTCATTTCTGTGCCCCTTTAGGCGACGGAGATCGCGCCTATGGTGTCGCGCTGCAAGCGGTCACCTACGCCGATCATTCCGAAAATCAGGTCGTACAGCTGGCTCTCGCTGGAGCACTCGTGCTGTACCGTTGCGCCTTCGTCGATCACCCGGATGGGCTGTGCCTGGGCAAGCACCAGGGAGCCGCGCATGCGGTTCTCGACGTTAAGCGATACCGGGTAGGCCAAGCCGTCAGCAAAGCCGGCCAGCACCTGGGCGGCATCCATGCCCATGCCAAGCACCAGCGCAGCTGGAGCTGCGGCGGTCTTGGGCTTGTTTTTTTTGCTGCCGGTGGCCACCGTCTCGGTGGTGCCGGCGTCTACTGCGTCGTCGCTCATGCAGGGCTCTCCCAGTGCAGACCTTCGTTCTTATCCCAGCGATGCAGGCGGGCCAGACTGGCGATGTCCTGCTCGCATTCAGCCTTGTGCAGCTCGCTGCCGAAGGTCACCGCGCGAGACTCGCCGGGCTGGAGCGAAACGCCCAAGCAGCGCACGATCTGGCGCGAAGGGGTGTGGTTGTTGAGGGTGGCTGTCAGGGGCAGGGCGGCCTGGGCATCGCCCTGGCCATCTTCGTCGCCCTGATCGCCAGCGCTCTCTTCGTCGTTGCCCCGGCCGCTGGTGGTGCCGTCGCCCTCGGGGCCGCCCTGGCCGCCGGTGGTGCCGTCGCCCTCGGTGCCGCCCTGGCCGTCGGTGGTGCCGTCGCCTTCGGTGCCGCCACCGCTCTGGGTCGTTACTTTCTCGTCTGCGCTTCCACCAGATGCGCCAGCGCCCGATTCACCATTGCTGGAGATCGGGTTGGCACCATCCTGGAGGGCGGCATCCGCAGCCTTGGCAGTCGCCGAGGCCTTGGATGCACGCGCCTTGGTAGAGGCAGACACGGGGGATTTCCGCGTGCCCATGCTCTACCCCTTACGCCGCAGCAGCGGTGCTGGTGGAGGAGTTCGCCGCCTTGAACATGTTCTTGACGGTGATCAGGGCGCAGCCCATCGCGGACGGCATATGCGGGTTCACCGAGGTGAAGTTCCGGGCGTAGAGCGCCTGGCCGAACTTCATGTCCTGGCCGAAGGCGGTCGGGAGCACGGTGACCGGTACGGCGTCGCCCATGACGAAGCTGTTACGCGCCGGGCTGTTGGAGCGGCCGTAGCAGAGGATCTGAGCGGTGCCGGCGGCTTCGTCTTCCAGCACTTCCCACGGGGTGTAGTACACCTCGTAGCGACCGAACAGGCGGCCGACGCGGTAGATACCGGGGATCTCGGTCAGGCCCGACTTCTCGAACAGGTCCGAGGGCAGGGCTTCCCACTGCGCCTTGACGGTCTTCGGGATGTAGAGGTGGGTCACCCCGCGATCCATGGTGAGCTCGGCCATCTTCTGGCTGACCTTGCCGAGGATGGCGGAGAAATCCTGCCAGACCTGGGCGCGGGTCTTCTGCTGCATCTGGCCTGCGTAGTCGAAATCGAACTCGTCGGTGTTGGCCGCAGCCAGGCGAACCGCCTTCACGAGGATGGAGCGGTGACGCTCGACGGTGATCTGGTTGCGAGCAGCCACCAGCGACTCGGCTTGCAGGTCCATGCCGATCTCGTTCTGGGCCTGGGTCTTGGAGTCGATGGTCTGGTCCAGCAGGCCACGCCAGGGCTTGGCGTAGAGGGTGTAGGTCTGGACCTGGGTTGCGATGCGCGGCGCCAGGGTAGGCTGCTTCTCGAAGTCGATATAGCCCTCGGCATGCACCACAGTGCCGGCCGGCAGGGCGGGGCTGAATGCCAGCGATACGGCGCCGGTGTCCGGGGTCACGGTGCCGCTGATGGTGTAGGTGGTGCCGGCCAGAATGGCCAGACCGGACAGCGGCAGGGTGGTGGCCGAAGCGTTGGCGTTCGGGTTTTCCTCAGCGACCGGGAAGCCGTTGACGTAGACCTGGGTACGGCCGCGCAGCAGCTTAACCTGGCTGTTTCCGTCCAGAGTAATACCACCCGTTGCAGTCGCTCGGTCGGTCGCCAGGGTGAGCTTTACCGTCCGCTCGGAAGACAAGAAGGTGTCGCCGATGTGGGTGCCGTCGAGCAGGTCGCCCACGTCGTAGCCGCCGACCTTGCTGGCGGCCTGGTGGCTGACGATGCCCAGGCGGGCCTCGTTCGAACCGATGCCGGTGGGCAGGTAGGTGGCGCCGGGGAAGGCCTCGGCTACAGCGCTCAG